GTTAATGAGACAAACCGTTATCTTGCAGGGCAAAATAACATGAGTGAAGATCAGATTGAAGAGTATATTGCTCAAAGTCAAGAACAACTTAAGTTTATGAACGGTATTATCTATGATGCTCTAAAGCAAAATGGTGTTATAGTATAAATATGAAAGCAAATGAGATAAAGCCAACTCTAATCAAAAACATTTTAAGTGAAGATGATTATGAGTATATATATAAAATTATAAATATTGCTTTATCTAAATCAAACAATAAGTACGAAAATTTTATAGTGCATGATAACGGAATGAAGAGATATGTTTTTGGAGACAACTCCCCAGTTATTAAAAATTTAATAAAAACAGTAAAAGAGCACACTGGATATGATATTGAATCTGCTGGTGGATTTTTTGCTAGATACAATAAAGATGAAGGTGGCATTCCAAACCTACCACCACATTTTGACACATCTGGAAGCGGTTATGGATGTTTAACCTTTACAGCACAACTTGATTCAAATATAGAATGGCCTATTTATATTTATGATGAAAAGGTTGAACTACAAAAAAATGAAGCAATAGTGTTTTCTGGTAACTCAAATATTCATTGGAGACCAGATATAGAGTTTAAAGAAGATTCATTCCTTGATATTTTTGTATGTCATTTCTTTTTGCCACCAACACAAGAAAACAAACTTGATCCAGACCATAATGAAAAAATGCTTAAGCAAAGAATTGAGTATACGGAAAAATATAAAAAAGAATTTAATAAAACACAAAATTCAGACCTTGGTAAATACTATAAAGATTTCAAACCAAGACTAATATCTAATATATTTACGCCAATAGAAATAGAGCAAATATATAAGGCAAGATTTGAAGATGCTATAAATAAAAAGATGCACGATGGCGGTTCATATACATTTGCCGACCCATCTTGTGGTTATATAACATCAGTATATCCTTTACCAGAGAATATTAGAAAGAAACTTTTGCAGCACGTTCAAAATATTGCACTATTTGTTGCAACAGAGGATGGAATTCATTGCCCTAGATATACTTTAGAATCTGGATCAAATCCACAACTAAAACCACACTATGATGTAGGTCTTAAAACTGCAGCACTAACGCTGAGTGTACAGTTAAAGCATACAAAGCCATGGAAGTTATATGTAAACGATGATGGATTTGACCTTAATTTTAATGAGGCTGTAATTTTTTCGGGAACACACCAAATTCATTGGCGACCTGATATAGAGTTCTCTAAAGACGACTATTATGATATTTTAGTATGTCAATACGTACCATTAGAAAGTCCGCTCCCTTTAACAGATGAGCATAGAGCGCATATGCAAAAGAAAGCGGACGACTATGTTAGAAAGTACTTTAATTAGTCTCTAACGACTGGGAACTTAACGTTTTCCAATGCCTCTACAAGAGGTGGATCAAGTTCAACAAACAACTTTGTAGTTGCTTCTCCAGTATTTGAGTTAATGTGAACGATCTTTGTTTCGAGCAAATCTGCTGTAGACTCAATTGTTTCAACATTATTTGCTAGTGTTTTTACGATAATAAGATAGTCGCAGAAATCCTTAAAAATAAAGTCCTTTGCCTTCTTGTTACCTTCTTGTGTTGTATACCAGTTTGTTTCTACAAACTGACCTTGTTCTAGTGCCATGAGATCTCCTATCTTTAGAACCTATTTAGTATAGCATAAAGTGTGATAAAATGGCTATATGAGTTCTCCAACACCAATAACACCATATGCAGAGTCCGATTTTTTCTCGGCGGAAGAGTACGACGCAATATATAAAACCATTAATGACACAATGGAACTTGGAATTAAAGATTCTGGCGATAAGTGGCAACACTTTAAGAAAAATACCAATAACGGCTTTTGTGTCGTGTTTTTAAGTGAGCGCCGACAAGGTCCGCTTCCAGGATTACCTCAAAGTGTTGAAGATAGTATCCGAAATAAGTTCGAAAACGTCGCAGGAGGCCCTGTCGGACATATAGGCATACTATGGGCTAGGTACACGCTTGAAAGCGGTGAATTGCCCACTTTAATGCCTCATCAGGACCGTTCTGAAACACATGTGGCATATATGTTTACAACAGAATTAGATTCAAACATCAAATGGGACTTTTATGTGGAAGATGAGAAGTTTGAGATGGCTAAAAACCAGGGTATTTGGTTTAGTGGTACTCACCAATCACATTGGCGTCCAGATTATGATTTTAAAGAGGGGGATTACTATGATATTATCCTATGTCAAACACACCTATTATCAGATCCAAACCCTCTACCAGAAGAACATTGGCTAGATGGCGATGATCATTCAAATGACGTATCAGAGAAGTATGCTGATGTATTAATGAATAGTCGTGCTAAGGCTGCTATGTTAAATGGTCCTTGTCAATAGTTAATCAGAGCAATTACAGCCATTACACTCACAAGATGAGGACATCTTTAGTTCCCCCGAAGTTTCTGGTCTTCCCAAATCCTCCCAAAACTTCTCTCTACCCATAGCATCTGTTTCTGCTATAGGCTTTGATTCAAATGAGAACTCCTCATCCCATGCATTTTCTAAATTGTCTAGTATTCCCATAGATTCATTATACCGCAAAATCTGAAAAATTATAAAAATCCAATTTGGACAAAATCTGAATATTTTGTGTTTGTGTATGATACATGATTTGAATAGATCGTACTCAAAAATATAGTGAGCACATGTTTTAGGGGACTACTACCTGCTCAGCGTTTATGCAACGCCTTGCAGATAACCATCTATTCCTAGCAGGTCGCATGTTATCTTAACACGCTGATTTTTTAGTAATGTTGATTTATATAATTCAATAAAATCAAACACTTCCTGCTTATTGTTGAGATTGATATCTCTGGTGTTTCCTTGCATTGATGTTATTCTTACTTTCATTTTTTTCCTTTTCTAATTTGTCTTTGTACCATTGTGGATAGTGTGAGCGGTCATAGTTTTCTATAGTACCGCCATTGGCTAGGTGTGCCCTGCGCCTTTCTCTTTCGTTAATCAACGCACTCACATGGTTCTATTGAGTAATCATTGTTATCGCCAAAGAATACAACGCCATGACCTAAGCATGTATCGCACTCTACTGAATAAACTGAGTTAATCATTTATCTATCCTTTCTATTAGCAAAGACCCATTTACTTTCGTTAGGGCTTAGATACTTATGGGATAGCAAACCCTTATCTGCTACCATATGGACATATGCCATGCGTGAGATATAGTTCCCATTAGCAAGGCGAAAGATATCGTTAGACTTAGTATTGCTACTAGCCATAGGGTGAGTAGGTTCTACTACTACTGTTATTTCATTTAGTGAAGTCATTTTAACTTCCTTTCTTTTTTAACTGATAGGACTATCCTAGCAGAGGGGGCTGACATTTTGGCTACTTATTTGCTAAGGCTCACTGTGATTTATCTCACATTTATTTGCTTAGGCTCATTAGCCTCTTTGTCCTTTATTTAATTGTTATAGTAGAATACTAGCAGATAAATCTCAAAAAGTCAAGTCCTAGCACGGCGTGTCGCATGTGATATATACCACAGGACATATAGGGCAAATCGGACATTGCCTCGGGATCTATGTGAGTTGGGTCACACACCCTTACCCTAAGATAAAGGCGGTGACTACTGCAATAGCGACACCTATAAATGCTCCAATAGGACCTGCTACATCTGCGTACATATCTAGCCAATCAATAAATGCTGTAAATGGGTTCATGTTAGTTACCTTTCGTTTAGTAGTTATATCTTAACTATCTAATACTGGAAGTATAGCAGGGGCTACTGACAAATGCAAGGCTATTTGATGTGGTGTTGCTCACATTTTTCTCGGGCAAAATGTGGTGTATCTCACAATCCCTTATGTACGGAATGTCCGTTTTGTACCCCTGAATTTGTCAGTGGTCTATGTTAGACTTCTAGGTATAGAAGGTTGAGAAAGGTTCTTAACTACTAAAAAGAAAGGTGGTCTCAAATGACTACACTAACAATTAACGAAGTATGTAAAACACATACACCTAATAAATCTGCTATCTCTATGGTAGGAGATGACCAATTCACATTCTGCGAAGTTTGTGAAAATAACATTGAGCGTTGGTATGATGATACTGACCCTGAGCGTCTACCTATGTGGACAAATTGGAAGGTGTCTAAATAATGACTAATAGAATTTTTGAGCCTATGGCTACAGTAAATAATTATCCTAAAGGTATGATGAATACCTGCCCTTGTGGTCAGGTGGTCTTAGCACCTGCACAATACCACGAAGGTTTTCCTTGGTGGGAAAATCCTAATAAGTGTAAAGAATTATTTGAGGAGTTAAATAAATGAAAACACTTCAAGAAAAATTAGATGAGGCTGCAAAAGCCTTAGAACCAATTTTATGGGAAACACTAAAAGAAATTGAGGAAAACTAAAATGGAAAAAGATATTTTCGAATTTGAAAAAGCAATAAATTTAGATCATCTTAATTTAGAACAACTAAAAGAATTAGAAAAACTTTTAGAAAAAATAAAGTGATTTAATTTTCAACTAAAAATGCTCGGGGCGTTTGTGGCGTAAATCACATTTAAGTTACGGCGTGTCGTCTTGACTTTTGGAACTTTGTATGCTAGACTTACGGAGTAAGAAAATAAAGAAAGGTGGTATCTAACTATGGGATACATTGAAATTTTTAGACTTGACGAGCAGGGTGCTGGTTGGGTTGATTTATCTGAGGCTACCCCTCAAGAATTGCTAGACCTAGAAATAGGCTTGTTTCAAGAGGGTGCGTTGTGATTAACCTCACACCCCTTGAGCGTCTCACTTATTGAGATAATCTGGCTAGGATTTGATTTCTAGCCCCCAAAATGCTAAACTAGATACATAAAGAAAAAAGAAAGTCTCTTGAAAGGAGAACTTAAATGTCAGCAAATGTCTATTCAATAGAAAGCCTACTTGTAGGAAAAACTTATAACTCAAAAACTCTAACAGGTGAAATTGTTTCAGCAGAGAAACACCCTCACGCAGTTTGGTATCAGGATTGCGAAAGTTATCTTGTAGAAATTCGCAAGCCTTTAGGTGGATACACTTATCGCACTATCGCAGTAAAAGTTTCAGAATAAGAAAGGAAAACTATGTCATACACAATTCAACTAGAAACTTTTAGTGGAGACACTAAAAAAATTAACCTACCTTCAAAAGGTGCGGTTGCTCAATTCATCTCAACTTATCCAACACAACTACCTGTTGGAATTTCTGTAAAAGTATCTTGCGACGCTTTAGGTGTTCGTGGAACTTTGCGAGGTGTTGCTAAATGATGACTCGTAAAGACTATATAGAAGTAGCAAAAATTATTTCTAAACATTCAAAAGGTGAGCACTGCCGTCTTGATGTGCTAACTGATGATTTTGCTTTTTGGTTTGCAGAAGATAACCCACGATTTAATATGGAAAAATTTTTGGAGGCTTGTAATGAATAGATTTCTAACTTCACTAGTGCAATTATTTTTGTGGTTGCCAATTCTTTTTATTATTCGTGAATTAATAAAAGAAAAATTCACTAAATAAAGTGATCACCTAAGCAAGTGAATAAACTGCTTGAAATTTCAACTAAAAATGGGCCGAGGCGTTTTCCACAGGTTGTGGATAACCTTACGTTAATGTGTTTAAGATCACAGAGATTTTTCTACTGAATTACGGCGTGTCGTTTGAGATTGTCAGCCTTATCTGATAGGCTTGATTTATCAAGACGAAAGGAAAACTATGAGAGACTACTACGATGAATTCTTTGACGACTACTATGCAAGCGTTGAGCGTGTTAGCGTGTCTGATTGCTATTGCAAGATAAATAGTGTATGCTCATATTGTATGAAAGGATATAACTAATGGGAAACTTTATTGAGGCTCTTTGTATTGACTGCAGAGAAAACTTGGAGATTGACGGCTTCCGTTGCTTTGAGTGTTCACTTGACCACGACTACTCAGATGAGTTAGACTTAGAACTTACACTAGATTGGACAGAATAATGGAATATAACTACTCACTAACTATCTCCTATGACGGAGAATTGGTATCAACAACACGCACCGCAGATATGCTTGAAATTGTATCTGCTTGGAATAAATGTGTAGACTTTGGAGATGCTAAAGAATACGCAACCTATAACTTGTCAGACCCTATTGGCAAAATGTATACTAAGACCTTCTATCGCAACGGAAATGTGAGTGTGAAATAATATGGGAAGTGTAACAGCACTAGGAATTAAAGATGCAGTATTAGACCTAGAAACACAATTACTTTATCACCTTAAGGGTAATCACTATCCTCCAGTCCCTGCAGAAATGGTAAAACCTTGTATTGAGGCTATTGACGCATACTATGACGAGGACTATAATCGTATGATTGATATGCCAATGGTTGGTGACTTTCAGATTACCTATAAAGGAAATAAGCAAGCACCTGCACACGCTATCGTAGAGCAACACCACCTAGAATGGTTTATTGACCCAGTAGATGGAGAGGAATAAAATGGGTGCTACAATGTTAAACATGGAATTTAAAAAGGTTGATGTACTTAATGTTGATCAATTAGAAATTGGTGACTATATTTCCATTCAAGATGAAATTGTTGAGGTAACAGGAATTACTCCTTTGCCTAATGGTTATGCAATAATGTTTCTTGACTCATATGATGAGGAAGATTTAATTGAAGTTGATGACTATGCAACTTTTAAATGGTATGTCCTAGTTGAGGATAACCTAGAGCCTTAAAGGCCCCGAGCAATTTGTCCTAAATGTCCGTTTTAAGAGAGTTGACATTTTTCTTTAAGTCTGCTAGTATTATTATATGAGACAGCAAAAGACCCCTGAACAATTACGTAAACTAATGGAGTTACGTAGATCTAATGCTGCTACCCCACTAAAAAATAAGAAAAAATACAATAGACAAAGTGCTAAAAAAATGTTAAAATTAGATATAGTAGAAAGAGACCCCTCATGAAACTAAAACGCTCAAATGATAGAAAGGTGGCTAACCTTGTCACAAAAAATGGAAAGCAAGCAGCAATCGCTAACACTTTCGGACTACCTGCTGGAAAAAATTTCTCGTGCCCTGGTGCCACTAGTGTTTGTGAGAGCGTTTGCTACGCAGGAAAACTTGAAAAGTTATTCAAAGGAGTAAAGGCCAATCTTCTTCACAATTGGGACCTGCTCAAGGATGAAGATATTCAAGGCATGTACACTTTACTTTCTGAGATGATAGCAGATTTTAAAGCAGACTGTATCAAGAAAGACGCCCCTATGCTATTTCGCATTCACTGGGACGGTGACTTCTTTAACGATGACTACGCTAACGCATGGCGTATGGTTATTGAAGAACAACCTGATATTCAATTCTGGGTATACACTCGTGTAAAGTCTGCAGCGCTTATCCTAAAAGACATTCCTAACTTGTCACTTTATTTTAGTACTGATAGCGAAAATGTTAAAACAGGTGTAGAACTAAAAAATAAAAATGGTGTTCGACTTGCATACCTTGCTAAGAATTTTGCTATTGGTCAAGCAGATATGAAAGAATTAATTGGCAAGCCTGGTGCTAAGTGTCCTGAGAACAATAAACAAATTCCGCTTATCTCTAGCAATGGGTCCGCTTGCGTTTCGTGCTCACTTTGTGTATACTCTAAAAGTGATATTGTATTTAGCGCTAGTAAAAAATAAATGAAAACGTTTTTGTTTATTTTACTTTGGTTATTTTATTTATTTTTGTTGCAGTAAATCCCCTGCGATCTGCTGAAAAATCTCGGGGGCAAAATCTTTGCTTTGTCAAGTTACGACACGCTGTTAAGATGTGGGGTTTATCACACTGGAAAATGTCATTTGGATTGGTATTTTTGACATTTTTTCGCTATACTTAATACATACCCAAACGAAAGGAAAGACCCCTATGACACTCCACGGATACACTTACCAAATTGGTGATTTATTCACAACAAGCAAGACAGGCGTTACAGGTCGTATCGCAGGTTTCACACCAATGTCTAATAAGGTTACCAGAGTTAGTCTAATCTTGGCAAATGGCTCACAACGCCTTGCTATGGTAAAGACTTCTAAGTAATCTCAAAATGTGAGAAATGTCAGAAATGGATTTGACATTTTTCTCTCAAAAATGTTATACTAATAATGTAAGCAAAACCCCTAACAGAAAAGGAAAAACAAAATGGCAGTAGCAACAGCAACATACAAGGTAGGAGATACCTACACAACACAAAAGTCAAAGATTACAGGAACAATTCTTGAAATCACACCTAACAAGACAGGCGACAGCGTTCGTGTTAAGTTAGATGTAAATGGCGCAACACGCTACACAACTTGGACAGCCAAGTAAATTGACAAAAATCTCCTGAGTATGAGATACTTAAACTGCTCACTCACCCCCAACTAATAGAAAAGGAAACAGACCCAATGGCAAGAGGAAAAGCAATTAGCGTTAAAATCGCTACACCTAAAGTAATCAAGGCACTAGAAACTCGTCTAGCACAACTAGAAAAAGACTATGCTACACAAGGCGAGAACGAAGCAAAGTATCAGAAGTCAGTAGAAAAGTGGCGTAAGGAAATTGGCAAGTGGGCTATTGACCACTTCTCAAAGGCTGAGAACCTTCGCACAAACTATCGTTCTTGGAACAAAACTCTCAATGTAGATTTTGACATCATAGTCAATGAAAAGGATTTTCCAGCAGAGCCTGAAAAAGACTTTGAGACAATTCATCAGCACACCTACAATGAGATGAAAGAGGAAATGACGAACGCAATTCGTATCCTCAAGATGACAGATGAGGAAGTTGTAAATACTTCCACATACAATGCGGTGGCTCGTTATCTATAATTAGATAATAAACGACCTGAGTATGTCGCTAAACTACTCAACACGACCACAGAAATGCGTGTATAAATAAATAGAGTGGAAAATTCGCCAGGCTGATTAGGGCGATGATAGAAATACTATAGAGCAAGGGTACTGCAGCCCTAAAGAAGCAGACATCCTGAGCACGATCCAAAAAGGCTCACCCTACGGGGTCCTTGACAAATGTCACTGGGCACCTGTACAATTAAATAAAACAAACTAACAGAAAGAGGCCCCCATGGACCAAGTAATAAATGCAACACAGGAATTTTTAACAACACAGATTGCACAAAAGGATGAACGCATTCAGCAATTAGAAGAGCACATTCAAAAAGTAACACAGCGCTCATATGCAGATTCTGCAGATAAGAATCGTATGGTTGAAGCAATGCAAGAGTGGACCTTGGAGCAATTGGACGAGGGGTCTCTTACAGAATCGCAGGCTGAAGAGATTGCAGAAATCATGGGCTTTGAATTAACAAAAGAATTCGAAGTTGAAGCGACCGTCATGTATTCAATTACAGTCAATGCACGTAATGAAGAAGAAGCAATTAATGCAATTCATGATATCGATTTCGACACTGTCTCTTATAACTCTGATAATATTTCTTGGTTATCAAGTTCTGTTGACAGAGTAGATATTTAGTAGGGGGCTACTAATACAGACCTGGGCATGTCTTTAAACGGCCCCTCTTACATTCCCTCAAAAAAATCTCGGGGGGCGTGACCTAAATCACATGTGTTTAAGATCACCTTAAGAAAATGTCCGAATTGCCCCATGATTACGTACCCTATTTGACTTTGTCAGACCCAACTGCTAAAATTATATAAACAAACAACAAAAAGGAGAAAAACTCATGGCACATGACCTAGAAGAACAAAACGGAAAGACCTCATTTGCATCTTTTCGTGAGCCTGCATGGCATGGATTGGGTACCGTATTCACTGAAGAAAAAACAACTGCAGAAATGTTAGAGGCTGCAAACCTTAACAACTGGAATGTTCGTTTAGAAGATATGGAAATCCCAACACATCTAACAAGCGACAAGGCATATCAATATGTTTTGCGTACTAACCCTACTGATAACTCTCAAACTGATGTTTTGGGTGTTGTTGGTGAGCGTTATGTTCCCCTACAAAATGAAGATTTATTTTCATTTGGTGACAATATCCTAGACGGCGGTGGTCGTTGGGAGACTGCTGGCTCAATTAAAGGTGGGCGTGTAGTATTTGGCTCTCTTGCTCTTGAGCGTGAGACTGTTCTAGACCCTAATGGTGTTGCAGATAAGGTAAAAACTTATTTGCTCATTAACACATCACATGATGGCTCAATCGCTATTCAAGCAAGCATAACACCTGTTCGTGTTGTGTGCGCTAATACTCTTAACCTTGCTCTTGGTAGCAAGAAAAAGAAGAATGGCATCAAGCAATCATTCAAAATTCGCCACACACAAACTGCTCAAGGTAAAGTGCAGATTGCTCGTGAGACTCTTGGTCTTGCTAATGCGTACATGGATGAATTCGATATCATGGCTAAGGCAATGATTGAAAAAACTGTTGATGCTAAAGCATTTAACGATATCATTCTTGCTGCATATCCAAAACCTGAAAAGGATGCTAAGGGTTCTCTCAAGAAGTGGGAAAACAAAATTGATATCATTAACGATATCTACACTGGCGAATTTAATGGTATGATTGCTGGTAACGCATGGGGCGCATTTAACGCTCTTACTGAACGCCTTGATTGGTATCGCTCTGCTCGTGGTGGTAACAATGAAAGCATTCTTGCATCTGCATCTGGTTTTGACCCTGCAATTAACGCAGAAAAAAATCGTTTGCTAAAAGTTGTACAAAATGTAATGCAACTCGCATAACAAAAAATCCTGAGCATGATTTAAAACTGCTCACCATTTGGTCCGTTAGAATAGTTGGTTAGTTCGCTACCCTGTCACGGTAGAGGTCACGGGTTCAAGTCCCGTACGGATCGCAAAAAGGGGCCGAGTGAGATTTTCTCGGGTTTGTGATTAAGATCACATGACATTTTTCCCCAAACTACATTACGTACTTGACATTATTTTCCTGGGGTTGTAAAATTAATACATGACCCAAAACTTCAAACCTTATACCGTACTTGAACTAGTTAATGAAATCTATGAGGATAACTATTCTCATTTGGAATTTGAGGAGAACATGGGTGGAGACCCTTGTGACTGCCACATCTGCAACACCCTTAACACTATTGTAAAGTATTGGGGAGAATAATGCTAGGATATACACAAAGAGATTTAGCAGATATGACCTATGGTGTTGGTCAAGCAGATTTATTAATCAACGCTGATGAAAACCCTGCAATCCATAATTATCTAGTTATGGCAGAAGACTTCTTAAGAGGTTTATGGGCAGAGGGGTATTTTGACAATGTGGAATAAGTATACCTTTACATGTGATCCTGAAGAGTGTGATGCTCTTGTTGAGTTTACCGCCAGGGATGGCTTTGGCTTTCCTAATGGTATAGTTGAAATGACCTGTCCCTGCGGTAGGAAGTTAAATTATATTAGTTGTGAAGAAATCTCAGAGTCTGAGACTTTCCTGTGTTCCCGTTGTAATGAAACATTAGATAGAGAGTCAGAGCATTGTGACCACTACCTAACTGTCTGTAATTACTGTTGTAATTGTGGTTGCTCACAGATCTAATGTGATGCAACTCACACCGCCCCTACTTGATATTTAAAAGACAAAAAGATACAATTAATACATGGACCTAAATACATTCAAAGAATATATAAGACTACACGCCATATCCCTTGAACAGGATTTGGAAAACGAGGACGGTGCTGATAGCATTGTTCCTTACCTTGAAGGCGCTATTGATGTATCCAAGCACTATTTGGAGGTACTCAATGGATAGCATGACACTTGACCCATATCTAATGAAGCAAGTAGAAATGGGTATGGACGGAGCAGACATTCTGCATGGTCACCTTAAAACACTTATGTATGAGGCTGAGCAAATTCTCAACGAGTGCATTAGAGTAGAAGAGGAAAATGACTACTCAGACGCAATGGAATCTATGGAGCGTACAGAAGCAACAGGATATTTAGACGCCCTCTGCCATGTATATGCATTAACCTATGCTATTAGTTTTGCTAAGGAAGATATCAAAAATCGTAAGGAGGTCTTTGGTGAATAACTTTATTGAAATGGATTTTGATGAATGGTGTGAGACATATAAGCCAATCATAAACAATCTAGTTGAAAATGCCTCATTCCAAGATGAATCAGGTCAAGGCATTATGTTTGAGACCTATGGGGATGAGGTAGACTTTGTAAAGGAGCAAGACCCTGCCTGTATTTGGACATACGGAGATGGTGATGATGGCGGTTCTTATATCTGGAATGGCTGGCATTTTGTAAATAGACTAGGATACTTTATCACTGAGGTTCCGTGCCCTGCTGATACTACTATTCAGATTCAAGTTTCTGTACCTTGGTTCTATTGTGAAAACTGTGATGCTGAGTTTGAGGACCCTGATAATACTATTAGAGATGCTTTTGACGAACATGATTTGGAAAAATGTCCTAATTGTGCTACACTTGAAGAGATGACCCTAGTAGGATTGGAGACCAAAAATGACTAAGTATGTAATTATAGCCAAACGAGAAACTATGTATGAGTTTCAAGTTGAGGCAGATAGTGAAAATGACGCTATCTCACAGGTAGAGCAAATTGAACTAACAGAGGACATAGAAAACTATGCCTATGATTGGTTCCCACTAGAAATTGAAGATGTTGAGGAAGAGGAAGAAGAATAATGGGAGCACGTATTAATTTTGTATTCAAGGATTCAGAGTCAGGCCCTAGTGTTGTTTTGTACAGCCATTGGGGCCAGACTGAATGGCAGACTGACATTGCAGGCGCCCTGCAGCATGCCAAACCACGTTGGGGTGACTCATCGTATGGCACGAGGATGATGATTAGTTATCTTATTCAGAGTGACGTCCTTGGTGAAACTGGCTATGGTATTTATGCTATTGACAATGACTCATATGACCTAGGTGAGCAGACCGTCGTTATCGACTTTGTTAACAAGACTGTAACAGATAATGTGTCTGTAGCATGGGATAAATTTGTGGCAGCCTATGGTATGCCACTGATCAGCGAGGACACTGGGTCTCTCCTCGCTAACTAAAGAGAAGGGGCAGGTCAATTGGGTAGGCTTGCCCCTCTCTGCTTTTTCTGATACAATGAACTAAGGACTGGAGAATAAAATGAAATTTCGTATGACTGATGAGGAAAAGGTTGCACTTAAATTGTCTGCACTTATTTCTGATTTGCGACTTGACATTGAAAAGGTTGGCGTGTATGTAGCAAGAGTTGGCGGTAATACAGTTAATCACAGACTAAATCTACTTACAGAAGTAGCACAACAAGAGCGAGAGGGCTATGACATCAGACAACACCAATACACCTTATTCTAAGAGAGTAGCAATACTCTCAGAGTTTTGGTTAAACTATAGAGATGAAGATGGGTTTGAAGATTTTGTAGAATACAACGATATTGGTTTGCCACTATCTTTCATGATAGCAGAAGATATTGTTGCATCTACACCTGTTGCTGAGGCGTACATTAATGAATGTTGGGATTTGTTATGTGCAGCCTTAAAGATAGAATCTAAACAAAACTATGATTCATTGGCTGATATGTTTTTAGATGCTGGAGTTCAGGAAGAGTAATTATCCTGGGCTACGGCCCGAGAGCCAAACAATTATACCAAACCTTATTACGAAAGTCAAGTAAATTTCCTGGAACTTTCAAACAATGGTATAATTCTTTTATGGCCAGAGATCATTTTGCACAATATAAAAAACAAGATCCAAAAGACTATAATATGTTTTCAGATAATATGTGGAATGGTTTTGTATCTATTACTAAGGCTATTCCTATTATGGGAAGGTTTTTCTCTTTTACCCCCGACTACAGCAAGAATGATAATACTATTACGAATGACGGGGAATAATGCCAGACATTAAGATCTTCCCAAACTATGTATCAGAAGAAGATATCCAAACCTTAAAATCCTGGATAGAAGATAATTATCAAAATGAGGAATTGTTTAGACCTCAATTAGGTGCAGCACATGGATATGGATATGCATATAGATCTGTAGTTCCATTAGAAAAAGATGAAGAACTATATCCTTCAAACATCCTAGATATTATGTTTGGATATGGCAAGGGATTTTTGGAGGAAGTTAGAAAACACTTCAAACATGATGGTGAACTATATCTAGAAGGCTTCTCTTTTACTAGATTAGAAGAAGGAATTCAATTACGATTGCATGTTGACAAACATGGTATGAGTCCTACTAAGTATTCAGGTATGTTATATTTGAATGATGACTTTGAAGATGGAGAAATAGTGTTTGTAGATGAACATACTCCTGTAACTGACTTTGATCTATACGTTGATGGCAATCCTGGTATTGTTCATTCCCCCTCCCCTGGCGAAATGGTGATCTTCCGCTCCAGGCAGTGGCATGCCAGCCGAAAAGTTCGGGGGAATCCAAGATACGCCATAGTTATATGGGCTACTGATAGTAAGAGATTCGCCTTTAGATATACTCTTTGATTTTAAAACATTTTAAAACTTTTTCAAACAATTTTATTTATTTTTCTCTGATATTCGTACAAATTCTGTCATTTTCAAACAAATTTATATTGGAAATATATATGTTTGGTAGTTGACAAACACTAATGTTTGGTATATAATGCATGGCCCATATGTTGGATATGAAGGTTTGACAATTGTTTGGATATGTGGTATAAGGTTTGGGATTACGAAGGCGCTACGATAAAGATGCGCTATACTCCACTATCCTCCACTTCACTCCACTTCTAGACTATCTAAATAAATAAACAGTAAGATTTATATGTGGATAAACCTGTGGATAACTATCAAATCCAAGGTATTACAACACCTTAGCAAACATAATTTTAAGGTGCTATAACCACTTAGTCTGTGGATAACTTATGTAGTATACTTAACCTATGTCAGAATATTCTATAAACAACATGGCTGTAGGAAAGAATCCTTCATCATTTAAAAGAAGCCAAACCTATCTAGATAACTTTGACAAATTAGGCAATGATAAAAATAACATTAAGGTAATAAACAACTTTATCTCAGACCAAGAGTGCGATGACATATTAAATCAAATAAAGGATATAGAACCTATCAACTCTGTGGATAACTTGTGGACTAAGAAAAGGGTATTTCGATCTAGCCAAGTTCCATCAATACTCAAATATAGTTCAATAATTAAAGACAAGATAGAAGAACTATACTCAATAAATGTTGAACCAAATGGATCACCAACTGTAACTCAGTGGTTTGAGTCATGTAAAATGTCAACCCATGTAGATGATTTAGGGGTAGGTTCATTTCATATTGCATCTATCATATATCTTAACGATGACTACGTTGGTGGACAAATATCTTTTCCAACTCACAATGTGTCTATAAAACCACAAAAGGCAGACCTATTGATATTTCCAGGAAACCTACACTATGCTCATGAGGTAGAAGAAGTTCTAAAAGGAAATAGATTTACGATACCTACTTGGTATAGTTTTGTATAAATATGCTATACTCAGAAAATGAAGCGGTACCAACCAGAAGATTTCTATGCAGTTGGAGCAGCATTGGCTCTACTAGCCTTTGTTGGCCTAATGGCTATTTTTATCATTTACTGACTTAATTGCCTTATTGACCATACGTATCAAACCTCTCTTCGATACTTTCCTACTATCAAATGTCTCTGTGTATCCGTGTTGAGGCATATCCTCTTTAGACAGAAAAGATCCATGTTTATCTCTTAGTGTTTGTAGTACTAGGGATTCTACGGCTTTTGCCTTATCCCGTTCGAAAAAGTGCCAATAGGATACAAGTAGCCAACCCTTCTGCCTATGGGCTGCAAACCTCTTACCTGATATATCTGATATGCCTATTTTGACAGATTTGTACAATGGACTGTAGATTATGTACAAAATAGCCTCATTCATGTATTTATTATATATGATATAATGCAAGTATGATTGAATCAAGAAACCCAGAAAAGTGTTATTACTGTGAATCAGAAGCAGAGTATAACCAATTAGTTGGCAAAGACCCAGATTGGTTTATGGGCGTTGTTTGTAAGAAACATCTTAAGATTGATTTTGTGTCCTAATGAACCTTAATCTAATCGCTACCCCTGGCCCTGCCAAAACTATCCTGAATGCTAATATTGAACAACGCATTCAAATTAAGCATGTTCCTTTGAAGTTCAATAGTGAGACTGAGGATGTATCTATCATCTCTGTGATTGAAGATCCTATTACAGCCATCTCTCAAGTATCAGTTGATGGTTCAGACCTAGAATCATTAATAAAAGATTACGAAGCGACTTTAGAAAGTCTGGACAATGCCATTGCTATCTATAAGTCTAAAGATGTAGTTGAGGATTTAGAAAAGGTTATTGCCCATCTATTTCAAACATTGGCTTTAGATGATGATAACTATAGAACAAAGACTGGTGAGCCATCTCTATGGGAAACTACTCTAAAGATTAAGGCACAGTATGAGGAGTTTGCCAAGTCTTCCAATATCGACTCAAACAAGGAAAAGTTAAGAGAAGTTAATCTAGAAAAGGCTTGGGAACTATACAATAAGGCGTTAGAGAAGGCTGTTAACCTATAGTGCTACGGTAGTAGCATATGTTGGTTTATTACCCCTCTATTTTCCGCCGAACTTTAAAACTCAATTTTTCTTATATAAAGATCAGCGTACATTCTCTCATCCAACGCAAAGCCAATTACTTCCCAATCTTTATTGGCATGTAAGAACTTATTCGCTGCCTCAACAACCCCGTATCGCTCCCCATGCTCGTCGGAAAAGACATAATCGTTAAAAGCAATTATGCCACTTGGCTTAAGCAATTTAACTGATGAATCTAAATCATCGCAGACGTCGACAAACTTATGGCTTGCATCCAAATAGATCATATCAAATTTTCCTGGCATTTCTTCGGACAACTCTAAAAGATATTTTTGACTATTTGCCTTAACAACTTTTACTTCTGGATTATTTCTAAACCTATTAATCACATAGTCGTAGTTTTCACCTTCAACATATCTTCTTGGTTGTCCAGGTCGTGCAAGCATTGGATCTCCTTGGTCATAAACATCAACTAAGTATAAGTTATTTGGGTGTATGCTATTAATCATATGTGATGAAAAATCTCCAGATGCTACCCCAACCTCAATAATGTTTAAGTGGTTTGGCAGTGTCTTAATCCATTCCCAACGATTTGTATATATCTTAGCATTAATTAATTGATCTGGAGATATTGTCAAATTTTCTATATTAACATCTCTATAACTATTAAACATCCTTTTAGTATAGCATATGGTATGATTGTTGATATGAACTTCCAATCTGAATCTAAAAAATCTGGTGATGACTTTGAGGCTATTGTTTTGGCTGACCTAAAGTCCCGTGGATTTACAGAAATTGAAAAGAATGTTCACATGCTTGGAACTGGGTGTGAGGTTGATTTTTTAGCAAGGGGACCACGTTGTGAATATGTTGAATGCAAAGGTGGACGTGAAGGGGATAAGAAGCGTCCTGGCGCTAAAAGAACAGACAATGTAAAAAAGGCTATTGCTAATGGATCTTTAATTAAAAAGATATATGAGACAGCATATTATGTTGTTTATTTTTCAGACACTCCTGAACCAGGCTCATACTCAGACGAAATGATACATTTAGCATTAAAGTATAAAATTATTGATGAGGTTAGATACCTTAAACAAACAGACATATATGCCACACAGTTGACTTTTGAATAGTCAAGTAGTACAATAGATATATGAACATGGAAATACCTGATCCCTTTACTCAGTTTCGCATGGACAAATATGCCAAACAAAAAGGTTCATTACGATATGACTTCTTTAGCGGTGAATGGGATATGGAATGTGCTTGTTGTGGTGAGCCTTTAAATGCCCCAACTAAAAAGATTATGACAAAGATTCGTTTATATCATACAAGAAATGAGTGCCTAGGTGGATATTAATTGCTGCACTGTTTCAAAAGATGATGATGCATTCTGGCATACACATCAGACTATGTCAGATGGCACTATTTGGTGTGTTACAAAGTCTATTGTAGATAGGGCTAAAGCACAAGTTAAAAGTCGTTATGGAAACAAAAGGAGACATAGGCAGTGAAAGAGCCAAAGATTGCTAAAATGGATTGGCGTAGCCTAGGCTATTGGCCTGTATACAAAGATGGAAAACTATCATGGGTTCCACAAAAAGAAAAGGATAAGTAATATGTTACATGCACTATGGATGATTCCAGCATTTTTAACTGGATGGGTTGTTTGCTATATTCAAATGACTTACGGAGTTGATCAAAATGGTAGGTGGGTTGCAGATGAGGACGACAGTGAATAAAGAATATACTATTAAAGGTAAATGGGTTCATGTTGGCTATAACTGGAAAGGCTTTGGATTGGGCTTTCGTATTGATCGCTATCAATTCAATATAGACTTTCTTTGGTTTTGGTTTAGTATTGAATACTAATGGCAAAAATAGTTATCTGCCCTGAATGCAAAAAAGAAATTGAAGTCAGATCTGATTTTGCACATATGACTTTAAACAGACATTTAAAAGAACATAAAAAATAATAACAAACACCAGTAGCCAAGTTGGTTAAGGCCCCGAACTCATAATTCGGTTATCGTAGGTTCAAGTCCTACCTGGTGTACAATTAAATAATTGCGGATGTTGCATATTGGTAGTGCCTCTGCCTTCCAAGCAGAAGGGGTGAGTTCGATTCTCATCATCCGCTCAATGGCTCCATCGTCTATCGGTTAGGACTCCAGATTTTCAATCTGGCAAGACGGGTTCGACTCCCGTTGGGGCTACTCTCTCATGGTGTAATGGCAGCACAGAGGCCTTTGAAGCCTTTAGTTTTAGTTCGAGTCTAGATGAGAGAACATACCTCTGTAGTTCAGTGGACAGAACGATGGACTTCTAAGCCATGCGTCGCAGGTTCGATTCCTGCCAGGGGTACAAAAATGTTTTGGTATAATGATTAGTATGACAGCACAATATCAAGATACCAGAAAAGGTACACCAAAATTAAATGCATTATTTAAAAGCATCAATGTTCCAGTACCATATTTTTTTGAAAATGAACAGGATATTAAAACAGAAGATAATTTTACAAAGGTGTTTGGAACTGGATTTAACAATATAAAGTATTGCGAAGACTTTCTGACCCAAGAAGAAGTTGATGAGTACATGTCATTTGTAAAAAAGTATCCAGAAATTGAGGGCAGAGAGCACTGCTATCCATTGCACCTTGCAGATCATTCTATAAATAATGATCCAGGCTACCTTGGGTTTTGTAAGCGTATGGGTACCAAGATGATTGAAAAAGCAAAACAAGAATGGCAAACGCCTATGTCAAACCTAGATAATCAGCATTGCATGGCAGTAGTGCATCCAACTGGAACATATCTTAATCCACATACAGATATTTTAGATATTCATTACGAAAACAATGATCCAGACCATGATGATGGAATGTCATACGAAGATCAAAGAAAAACTTTTCCAAATCTTTGGAGCGGTCATCTTGCAATCCTTGCATATCCTAACGATGATTTTGAAGGCGGATACTTTTATTTCCCAGACTTTGACTATTACTTTAAACCAAAAGCAAGATCAATTCTGATGTTTCCTGGTGGATTACACTACATCCATGGGGTAACACCAATTACTAAAGGCACAAGATATACACTATCTCAATGGTGCTTATTTGATATATATAAAAATCCAGATGCTGTATAATAGAAGTTAACGAAAGGCTATAAAATGAAAATTGGCAATTTGGTTATGATTATTGACCACGCAGAACTAGAAGGAAAAGCAGCAGAAATTGTTGCTGTTAATGAATCAAACTATACAGTTAAACTACTTAAAACTGGAGAAACTGTTGAACTATTAGAGTCAAACATGAAACGAAAAAAGTTATGTGTTTGTGGAGAATCTCAGAGTCATCCATTTTGTGATGGATCACATGCTAAAGGATAGTCAATGACTTTGGAAAAAGGCATTAAAGATATCTTATTTAAAATTGGACAAGATGTCAAATTGCATAAAATTGATGCTGAAAATATTATTTTAGAAATAGATTATGATCAATATACTGCAGAAATTATGTCACTATTTAAAGACTATTTAGAAAATAGGTCCTAATGCCAAAAAAACCAGTTCCAGGATTACAAAACGATCAAGTTAAACCCTTTGCAGATGATGAAATAGAAGACTCTCCAAAAATATCACAACAACAACTTAATGGTGCACGATTGTATTCATCTAGAGAAGAGTATGCTAAAAGCCTCAAACAAGGCATTAGATACCTTGAGGTAGGTGTTGCATGGGGATACTCAGCAGAACTCTTTGCAGGGGCCTCTAAAGCCTCTTCTGTGACCCTTTTGGACTGGTATAACCAAGACCTTAAGTGTTGGTCATGGAGGAAATTTGGTTCTTGCCAATGTCAAGGTTTTAAGCATGAACTTTTGTATACCCCAGAAACACACGAACAATATATTAAAGATAAGTTTAGCAATTATAATTTAACAACAGTTAAAGGTGAGGCATCTGCAATGCTTCCAACAATTAATGGTGAGTATGATTTTATTTATATTGATATTAGCAATGATAGATACATCACTCGCAAAGTTTTAAATCTAGCACAAAGATTAATACCAGTTGGTGGGATTATTGGATTAAATGATTATTTAATATATGATGGCATTATAGAAGATCAGCCATATGGCACATTTCAAACAGTAAATCAATTCCTTGATGAAAATAAAAATTGGGTAGTAGATGGCTTGGCATTACACAATCTAGGCTTTTATGATATCTATATAAGGAGAGAAAACTAATGGCTTTTAATTTAAGAGGTGGAAAGATTGAGGCTCAGTCACAGGGATGGACAATTGATAGCAATGTTATTAAAGGTTTAGAAATAGACAAGTTTGATCTAACATGGGCATATTCACCACCAGATGCAACACCAATCTCAGATAGAATGGATAAAGCAGATAGTCGTACACCAGTTGAAAATGGCTCACATATGAGAATTGATGAATTTTCTAAATATAACCATAGACTAATAGATGATTACCACATAGTAGACGTAGTTCCAGTTGACATAATTAGAGCAGAGTGCAAAGACTGGAAGGTAGAATATAAATATAATAGAGATTGGTTTAGATCTGATCATTTTAAAAAAGAGCACGATGGATTGCATATTGTTTTTTCTGGTTGCTCAAATACTGAGGGCATTGGTGCTGATATAGAAAATACTTGGTCTCATATGCTTTATACAGAAATATCCAAATCAGTAAAAACTTCTGGTTACTTTAATCTTGCTAGGGCAGGTTCTGGATGGCACAGAATTATACAAAACTTTCATGCTTATGTCAATAACTATTCTGCACCAGACTACTTATTTATATTAATGCCAAACATATTGCGTAACTTTAAATGGTATTCTGGTGGTTGGCAGTATCAACAGTTTAATCCGTGGGCAGAGCCTGAAAAAAGACAAGAATATATTGATATGCATAGAAAAGAATTTCCAGTCTGGGCTTTGATGTGGAATGCTTTTCTTGATTATTGTACTGCTGTTGGCACAAAGGTTGTTTGGACAACATGGGATGAATGGGAATTATCAAACATAGAAGCGATTGATCAATTTAAAGATACCTTCTTTACAATTGACCCACTTACTGAATCTGAAATTGCACAAAAATATTTACACCTATTGGATAGAAAAGATGCTGCAAGAGTAAGAGATGGACATGATGGGTATATACAGCAAACACAATGGTTTGAAGGTTTTAAAGAACAAGTAAAAATAAGGGGTGTGCTAAATGAAACTAATTAAACAACTAATTAAAAAGTATAAAATAAGAAGAATAGTTAAAAAGATAAATAAGCCCAGAAAGTATATCTATTAATGCAGCCTGGAAAATTGTTTTTAGTGGGATTGCCTGTTGGCAACTGGGAAGATATGTCTGTTAGAGCATATAAATATATAAAAAATGCTAAGAATATTGTTATTGAAAGAGAAGAAGCCTTTGAGAATATTTGGCCAGCACTTGGTATGGAAAAACCAAATGTAAACATTGTATCAATTGAGATGGATTCTAATGGCGGTGAACCTGGAGTAGCATACGAATTAAAAAATATGCCTGTAATCATAGAGTTATTAAAGTCAGGGGAAGATGTGTACTTAATTTCAGATGATGGGATGCCTGGCGTTGCCGATCCTGGCGCACTGATTGTTAGCGAAGCAATTAAAGAAGGTATTGAGATTACCTCTACCCCTGGACCATCTGTTGCCATTGCTGCTGTTGCAGTAACTGGAACTATGCATAATTTTTCATTTGAATCCTTCCTGCCTTTTACTAAAACAGACAGAATAAAATTTTTAACTGAAAGAAAACATATGCTTTCTCCAATGGTACTAGTATTACGAAATGTAAAAAGAAATGAAATTGATGGTTTGCCACCAGTTTTTCATGAAGAGATTCCAGATTTTTTATCTGAAGCAGTTGAAATTTTTGGAGAACATAGACACGCTGCCCTTTGTTATAATCTTACAATGCCAACTGAAAAAATTGTTCGTGGTACATTAAGATATCTTAAAGAGTATTTTGATATAACAGAAAGAAGTACACAAGATTTAATATCTATTATTATAGATAAGCCTCACGGCAATATGGCTATTTAGCCTTTTGTACTTTTGGTCTTGGGTATGGTTCTATTTTTGCTTTAATAGTTCCATCTTTGCGAAGTTTAACAACCCAACCATCTTTAATTTGAGTGTCGTTGAATGCCCATCGCTTCTTCTTTGGCATTTATTCACCTAGTCTAACTATATTTCTTGTTGGCTTTGTATTTCTAAAATTAAAAAATGATTCACTAGTATCCTGTGATTTTTCTACTGGAACACAGTTAGGAACTGGTTTGCCGTCTTTACCTGGTTTCATTCCACGTTGTACATATCCATCCCAACATGGACTTGCTTTGCCAATTGATGAATCATACATTGCCATTTGAACCTCTGAATCAGATGAACTAAATTGCTCTTCAACAACATCTCTTTCAACCATAAGTGATTCAATTTTAATTAACATAGATTGTTTATGTCCAGAAAGAATCATTTCTTCTTCCCAAATGCCGTCTTCTTCTTCAAAATGTCTAACAAGAATTGCTGGATCATCTACTGATGCTTCAATTGCGTATTCAGATCCAGACATACCAAATGTTCCTTCTGTCATTACATATTCAACACGTCCAACCAGTGGTTCATCTTCGTATCCTTCTGGACACATCACAAAATCGCCTTCTAGTAATTTAGTCATTGATTTACCTATTTTACCTTCACTAATGTTAATTGCATATATTTGTGCTGCTGCTTCCGCTCTTGTTTTGTGGCAACCCATTACTTCTCCACCCTCTTTTACAGCAGGGTATCCTGAGCAACCGTAACTTCCTTTAGCACCGACTTTATATGGCATGCAATAATTATACCACTATACTCAGAGCCTTTTGTCGCTTAGATACTGCGACAAGCAGGTCCTGATACATTTCTTCAATCACAGATAATATTTCTGGATCCTGAGCCTCATATTCTTCTTTAACCTTATCATAATTGGGGCTTAGTTTTGATGACTGCCTAATGCTTACTGGGGCACTTAGACCATCCTTCATTAGGTTATATTTAAAATCACGCATTTCTTTTTCGTCAGCATGTCCATAACTAAAAATCCTAGCAATCTCAAGCAAACAGGATATTGGATCTGATGATACCTGATCAAAAGTGAAAGGATACAAGTTTTTAATATTTACCAAAACATATTCATGCCATTCTAACCAGTTATCTATAGCATATGCCATAGTATCACCAGATTCTCCCTCAACTTCTTTTTTTAAAATTGCAAAAGATGGAATTGTGTCTTTAGGATCTCGAATGATAACAATTTGATTTGGCGTTGGCTTTTGAATCATTACAAAATCATGCATGGTGTCTGAGTTATATACCTGATTATCAACATGCAAAAATCTGTTCAGGAAATTTAAAAGGTATCTGTTGCCAGTTCTTGGAAATGAGTTAATAAATAAAGACATGTTATTGATTATACCAGACTATATCTCTTTTGCTATTAAACGATTGTGAGTCCTTACTCTGTGACAATTTGCACAAACAACCTCACATTTTTCAATTTCTTTTTTAATTGCTTTCCATGAAAATCCATCATGAATCATTCTTGATACATTATATTTTTTGTCCCTTATGTGATCAAAATCTAACATTATATGGTTTGTAATCCCACAATCAACGCAGCCAGATGCTTCTTTTATTTCAGCAAGTTTTTGTTTAAACTGCTGCTTATTATAATGGGCCAACTCTTTGTCAGTCATTAATATTATTATACCGCTAAATATTAAGAGCCTCACGTAGGCGATTCAAGCACTATGGCCCAGGTCGTATATAGAATAGGTAACTAATCCATCCCAAGGTCCTACGTGAGGCATGCCAGGTATTTAGTGTCGCTGTCTCCCCCGACAATTATATTGTACTACCGAATTTCGATAGTTTTTGGCTTCTTATCTTCAGGAACAATGCGATCAATGCTGATATGTAGCATTCCATCCTTAAGATCTGCACCAGTTACTTCCATGTATTCACCAAGAGCAAAAGATCTTACAAACTTTCTGCTTGCAATTCCCTTGTGAACAACTTCAGCGTCTGTTACTTCTACAATTTCACCCTTAATTACAAGTGTTCCATTGTCTACTGAGATATCAATATTATCTTTTGTAAACCCTGCAACTGCAAGTGAAAGTCTATATGTATCTTCATCTAATTTAAGAAGATCATATGGTGGGTATGATTGTGAGTTGATTTTATGTGCATTATTTAAACGGCCTAACTCTCTGTTAAAGCCAATAAAAAATGGATCATTAAATAGATCCAATAGTTGTGTTGTCATTTTATTCCCCTTTCAAGCGAATAAGTTAATTTACCCCCCTATTGGGCAGGCAATTTAATTATACCATATTCTGGTATAATGATATAGAAAGATGGAGGCATAATGGATCAGCAAAGACTGAACAACGCAGCACAAGGCTTTACAGAAAATGATAAGGGTGAGAGGTTTTATTTTGAATCACCAGTTCCTGGACTACATATTTATAATGATGTTTGGCCTGAATCAATGGACTTTTTCAATAGCCTATTAAAAAAAGAATTTTGGGAAGAAAACAAGGATAAGCCTGGATATAAGAAGTGGGTACGTGAAGACTTCTTTGATGACTTAGAATTTACAAAAGAAAATGGCAAGCAAGCAGATACATGTTGGGTTTATTCATATCCAGATGCAAACAAAGCGTTTGCTGGACCTATTGATTCATACCTGTATCACTGGAACCTTGATCCAAAATCAAGAGAAAGTTTAAGAATTACAAGATACTCTAGTGGTGAGTTTTTTGGTTCGCACTCTGATGATACTTTTGCAACACCAAGAACAGTGTCTCTAGTTTATTATCCTAATGATGATTATGTTGGTGGAGAATTAGAGTTTGTTCACTTTGGTGTTACGGTTAAGCCAAAAGCAAAACAACTTTTTGTTTTCCCATCTGCATACTCATATGAGCACAAGATTCATGAAATAGGTGAAGGAAATCCAAGATGGACAGTCGTATCCTTCTTATTTTTTGGAACTGATCAAGAAACTAAGATACGAAGAGACGGTTTAGAATTTCCATATAAACCAAAATTTGAATCATTATTTAAATAATATAAAATAAAAAAGGGGAGTCAAATTAATGGCTCCCCTTTTCTTTATACAGTTTTACTTCTTCTTTGCTGCAACCTTCTTAGCAGGAGCCTTCTTTGCAGGCGCCTTCTTGATTGCTTCTTCAACAACAGAAACTTCTGGCATCTTGCCAAAAGCAGTGTCGTTTGGATTAACAGCACGAAGTGCTACTGGAATTACAGCAGCAAGCAGTGAGTATGCAAGATCCTTTGGATCTGTTACTCCTGTCATATAAAGTGTTGCTGCACCTGCAAGGACTGATCGTCCATAAGATGCAAGCATTGCCTTAGTCTTATTATTCATATTATTCCTCCTAGGATATAATCCGTATTAGTATATCATAGCCTAGCCACAGACCAATAATACCTGCAACTCCTGCAAATACTGGTGGTGCTGGAACTGGCAATTTGAATGCAGCAAATACGATGCCACATCCAAAACCTGTTAGTGTTGACAATATCATGTCTTTCATAAAAATCTCTCTTTCGTTGCTTCTTCGTAGTGCTTATCACATAAATCTATCACACTTGTTTCTTTATCTGCCCAGATTTTTGTGCTTTCATCTTGGCAATCTGCTTCCCAACAAACGAAGTAAGCAGAATAATCTCTGTAGTCTTTTGGTTTAAACCTCATCTTTTATATGATCCTCTGGCAAAACCTTTATTAATTCTTCATAAGCAACAACAATTTTAGCAAAAAGATCATGCAGTGGTGTCCACATAACATCACTATAATTTTTATAATAATCTATGGATGGACCTGCATCATCTTTAAATTTTTTAATCGCTTCTTGAACATCTTCAATATATTTAAATGCCCATTCACGAGACTGACCTAAAAATTTTACAAATGCTTCTTCATGCGATGTCTCAGATAAACTGACAGTGCTAAGTTTATCAGACAAAGCCTTTTTGTCAATTTCAGATTGAACAATCATTAATTTAAGTTTGTTATTTTCTATCTTTAATTTAGTTTTTGATACTAACAAATAAACAAACCCTATTATAAACATTGTAGACAAAATATAATCAAACATCTGCCCCTCCTTCACGAACCAACAGAACAATTGCACCGTTATCTTCTAGTGCTTTTTTTACTCTGATCATATACTCAACAGCAATGATTTTTTCTTCTGAGTTTAATCTCATAAAGTCTTTTTCGCTTGCTTTTACAGTAAGAAAGTGCTCATTATCAATTAAAGAAACACGAAAATTTTTTGGTGCTCTAATTGAATGAAATGCCCTTCTCATCTGCTCAGTATACATTATAGTTTTCTTCCCCAACTAATCATATTCCAACCACGCTCATGTGCATAGTAAATAAAAATTTTAACTACCGTCTCCCAAAATGCAATAGCGCCTGATAAGGTGGCGTTTCCTGTTAAAATATACGCAACAATAAATGAAGAAAGTGTCCCCCAAATACGATAACTCATTGCTTTGACAAAAGATCTAGCCCTTGTTACTGTCATTCTTTGCCCCAACCAACTGAGTTCCAAACTCTTTCATGATAATAATAAGCAACAAAATTAACTGCATTTGTTATAACTGTTGCCATGGTAGCCATATTAATATCTTTACTTAAAGCATAAAGAGTCGCAAAGGTTGTTAGTAAAGCAATAACTCGCCATGTCATTGACTTCACAAATGATCTTTTTTTAGAGACCTTCATCATCTATCTCCTCTTGAAACCAATCTGAGTACAGTCGTGCTTCTGCATCTGCAATCTTATTATTCATAAATAAATCAAAGACCCATTTGCTTACGTTTTTCAGTAGCGCTAATAGCATGAATTTCTGCCCCCAAATCTACTTGTTCAATCTTATACCCAACATCACGACCATAGACAATGTTTGTAATGTTAGGAAGTCTTAGTACTAATGCCCCATCCATAAACTCATCTTTAGCGATATAACCTTTAACTTCATCAAAAGTAAGTGGGTCCTTTTCGCTTGTATTGTATGTATTACGGACTCCTAGTAGTACTTGGTCTGTTCTCTTTCCTGCCTCTTTATAAAGGGCATGGTGGCCCTCATGCCATGGCTGGTACCTACCTAGCATAAGCGTCGTGGGCGCAGACCAATCATGAAGTTCAAATGTTTGAATAATCATGCTAGATTTTTCATCTGGATTTAAATCATGATTTGAAAATTTAAAGTCATAACTATCTGGCTTTTCAAACATCTTATTAGTATCTTCAAATCTTCCTTCTTGAATTGTATCCATCCAAATAAGAATGTCTGGCTTACCAAAGGCTGCACGAGTTAGATCAGTTGGACATACAAAATCAACAACTACTGGGGCAACGCCCTGCTTTGCAATAAGTCTGGCCATTTCTCCCATGCGTCGTGCTTGCTCAAGTCTATCTTCAGGGGTGAACCCAAGATCAGAATTTACTGTTGCACGAACCTCATCCGCATTAAGATGAATAGCGTTAATGCGTTCTTTTAATGCCTTTGCTAATTCTGTTTTACCACTTCCTGGTAAACCAATAATTTGAATAATCATGATTCTTTCCTCCAATGTAAAAATGATTTAATATATACTGCTGCATATGCTAAAGCCATTGCTATAAAACCGTATTGGTTTGTTGCCAATGCGTATCCAATCCATAAACATTCATTAATACATAGGATTAACCAGCCCCAAATGGTTTTGCGACCAACTAAAAAAATTCCTGATACACCTATTGCTGCTAAAAGCCAAGACCAATATTGTTCATTCATTATTCATTGTCCGTTGTTAAGTATTGCCATGTTTGACCCCATTTTGTTTTGTCTTTATGCTTGTTGAATTCTCTTGAAATCTCTCCACCTTCAAGGTAAATCCCACCCCATACTCCCCATTCTTTTCCAGTTACACCAATTGCAAAACAGTTTTTGCTAATTGGACACTGAGAGCATAGTTCATCAATTGCTGGCCTGAGCAACTCATCTTCTTCATATTTTTCAAAGAACAAGTTTGTGTCATAATCTAGGCAGGCAGCCTCGTCTTTCCAAAGATGCTTTGCCATATCACTCTACAAACTTATTCGGAATATCCCAACCTTGTCTAGACGGAATATAAACTTTTTGCATAACCCATCCACGATCAGTAAATGCACCGAACTTAGATGTTCTTGCTTTATCGGAAGGATAAGAATGAACCACATTCCATCCGTTCCAAGACAAAGACTTATTAGACTTTACAATTTTTTCCATATGTTCAAGCGTATTAATTATCATTATTACCTCAGTATCTATAAATACCAACATCAATATTTTTGAGTTGGGCGGAACTTACTAACTTTGATACTGATTCTTTTGGTTTAGAAAAGTATGCAAAGTAGTTAATGCTTTCTAAATTTTCCTCAATCCAACTTGGAGGAACCTTGTAAGACTTTATTCTTTTACCACGAGACTTAAAGCCACGCTCTGATAAATTTGTAAATTCTGAAAGCATTGAGTTTATTCTTGCAGGTCCAGCACTGTAGATGTATAGACTTGTATCGTCTTCTGACATGCTGGACATAGCGACTCCCATCGCTCTTAGGAAAACATTGTAGTCATCAAAACTACTTGTTCCCTGAATCCCCACTATCATCTTTTTTACCTTCCCTTAATTGATCAACTATAAAAAGCACTTTATCTAATTGTACCTTATCCATAGACATTGTGTCAACTACAGATGCTGTCTCTTTGTCTACACCGTTTGGTGTTATTTTCCCAGTATATAAAACATTATCCTTGATCCAATAAGCATCATCATCTACAATAATAACACGAAGATTGGTCTTTTCAAAATGCTTGATTGCCTGAGTTCTAATCCTTTTTTTGATTTTAGAGGTTGGTGGTAATAGCGGATGTACTAAATGATGTATATGGCTTTGACTATATCTATACATATTTTTTTCATTTTTAGGAACATTTCTAAAAATAATCTTAGAGGCAATAAACATTGCTACAAGTGTCATCAAAGAACCAGCGATATATTTCAATTGAAGCCTCCAAATATAAGTATATCAGAGTTCTTCATTCAGTATTCTGATAATTTCCTTCAAGGTAGACTTTTGCTGTTTATCTAATGCACCTACATCCTCTAAATTTAATGCTTTATCAGTTAAAGTTACAACAGGATCGTCGCTACTAAGGTCAACATCTACAAAGCCATGTTCCCATAATGTCATAACATCTGTATAAAAATATGTGAACATATCCTTATGAAGTTCTGGTGCTATATCCTTTAATTTATCTGTAAATTTATACAATGGCTCATTATTATCCATATCAATTGCTGCAACTTCAAGTGCACCACTCAAGATTAAATGTTCCATAAACTCATCTTCATTCAAGATTAATTCTCCATGTCATTATTTTAGGACCTTTATCGATCATCTTATACATATTTTCTCTAAAGGTTTTATTGATATCCTCATACATATCTGGAGCAACTTCCTGAAGTTTGTCTGTAATATCATACAACGTTTCTCCAGTTTTATTATCAAACCCAGATACCTGTATTGCACCCTGCAAAAGTAGATGCTCTAAAAGTGCTTGTGTTCTTAGGCTCATTAGTCACCCAAAAAATCAATCAATTCTGCTTTTGTTTTTGCACCGTTCATTCTATTAATTTCAGTCTTATCTTCAATTAAAATAAATGTAGGTATGCTTTTAATGCCAAAAGCCTTTACCATTTCTACCTGAGAGTCTGCATCGATAATATTGAAATGATACCCTTCAGATATTAACTCTTGAACATATGGCATAGTTCTTTGACATGGATTACACCATTCTGCAGAAAAATAAAGAACATGTCTCATTTGCCAGACTTCTTTCTTGCTTTAGCCAATGCATCAAAATCCTTGATCTTTGTTTCTCCCATATAACCCCAAGCATATCCATCATTAATCATCTTATCATTCACAGATACCGTATCTCCATCTATATATACCCATCCAAGAATTCTGCCATATTTTTCTGTAGAGTCTGGAAGTTCTGTTTTAATTACAATACTTTTAGCATCAGAAATGCTATGCTTTAGATATTCTTTAGCCTCAAGGCCAAGGGCCTTCTCCATCTTGTCTGCAGTACGACTTTCAGGGGTATCAATACCTGCCAAACGGACTCTTTTGGTTAAAGAGATGTCAAACCCTAGATCAATATCGACATCTATTGTATCTCCGTCTACAACCTTTAAAACCTTTTTTACATTATAATCGTACATTTACTGCCTCCAGTTGTTATCTTCTTTATATAAAACCTTATGGGTTTTAAGTTTATCTATATAGGCATCGTACATTTGCTTTACTCTGCCCTCTATAGAGTCTTGTGTACTATCACCAGTAATACCAATTCTGATATCGTAGTCATTAACTTCTGGCTCTTCCCAATAGTCTAGTCGCTGCATCTCATCTTTGCTATGGTCATCTACATTGTGTACAACTCTTTCAAGATACCCAGGAATTTTATCAAACTGATCGTGTGGAATTGTATCAACATATACAGAAAAATCTGGAACAACTCTACCAGGCTCAATCCTATACTGCTCCCTTGATTCTGCTGTAGCAAAATATCCACTTGTCACAATATGACCACGATTATTTCTATCATATGCTTTAGCAATTACACGTAGCCACCTTGCCTGTTGTGGTTGTAGGTGACCCATTGGAAGATCTCTACTATCTAAATACCAAGCATCGATCTTGTTTGCAAATGCACGACCAATTTTTTCTCTTGTGTCTACATCCATTCCCATCATCTGTATAATCATTTATTTTCTCCTTTTGTTAAAAACTCATTTGGAATTATATCAATTACTAAATGAATTCGTTCAAGATTGCTATTGTTTTTAACAGAGTGTGTTCTTGAATTATTAATTTCCCAACACTCACCCTGCTTCATATTTATTGTGCTTGCATCAACAGTAAAAAATACATTTGGATTTGTGACCAATGGTATATGGCATCGTCTTGCTGTAATTAAATATTCACCACGATCTTCATGTGGCGGTATTAAACCATCGTCTTTTAGTTTTAAAACAATTGCTCTGCCCACTCTGCCGTCATGTTTTTGCTCTAAATCTTTTATGATAGGGTTAAGCACATCTAAAACTCTTTGATCTGTTGTTTTATATTCTGCAACATATCCCTGAGATGCTGTCCAGTTTAATGGAAAATCAACATAAATATATGATTGTGTATATTTATGAGTTGGGATTGTTTCTTGTCTACTTGTATCAATTAGCCATTCGTTATCATAGGACAGCACAATATCTTTTAGTTTTGATACATCGTATTCTCCCCAAAACTTAAAGTTAAACTCTTCTTTAGTTTTTACTGTCCAATTTCTCATTTAATCTTCCTCGTAAACTTCAGGCTGTGGCAATAACTTATCTCTTTCATCTAAAATAGTTATTGCAAACTTCATCATTTTATCATATCCTACCGCATTGTCCATCACATTATTGTAATGATGCCCACAAAACATAAGTTCTCCAGATAACCCAGTTACTCTAACTAAAGCCTCTGCGCTGCATCTATCGCATCTATCTTGAGCCGTTAAAATCCATTGTGCAGCAGGCTTAGTTTCTATCATAGTACTCATATTATACCCTCTTCTAATAAAATACGGATGACCATCAGCCGTAGGGTGTGCATTTTTATTTTTAAGTGTGTTATTTTTTTCTATTATCTGTAGAATAAAATCCACTGCCATTAAATAATGCACCTACATTAGAGTATACACGATTTAGTGGTACATTGCAAGTGTCACACATGTAGCCAGGATCATTTTCAGTTATTGATCTGACCTTAACAAAATCTTCCTTGCATTCAGGACAATTATATTCGTATACTGCCACTACTTCTTTTTCTTTTCTTTAACATACCAAACAGGTAGTTTCAGTTCATCCCCAGACCATTCATACCCAAGTGCCTTAACAACAAACTTAATAATCTTGATTCTCATTATTTAATACCCTTTCCAAACTTAGCCCAAACTCTTTCATGTAGAAAATATCCAAGGGCTTCCCAAGCAATATACAGAAGAGCACCAAGACTTGCATACTCCCATTCGCCAGTAAATAAATAAATTACACCAGCAACACCAACTAGGTGGAATGTTTCCCAACTAAATGTTTTAAGTAATGTTCTTCTTGTTGATTCCATTATGCACCCAACACTTTCTTGTATGTTGTAATATCTACCACACCATTAACTGGTAACTTGTTTTTCTTTTGAAAATCTTTAACAGCCTTATCTGTTGCTGGACCAAATTCTCCATCTGCTGCTAATCCTAATGCCTCTTGGATCTTCTTTACCGATGATCCCTTAGCACCAATCTTAAATGGCTTAAACTCTTTCTTTGCTGCAGGTGCAGCAGGAGCAGGCTTTGCTGGTGCATCAGATGATCCAACCTTAGACAATAGTGGAACATTTTCTTCACCAACATAAACTGGACGACCCCAACCAACAATTGCATTCATCAACTTTGGCTTATTATTCTTTACATATGCACGAGTTTTCTCTACACACATGCCACCATTGCGCTGGTCTCCCTTTGCAGTTCCTGAAGTATTTCCTTCAATAACTTGAATTGTTCCGTCTCCATTATTCTTAATGCAAAGACCAACATGTGAAATTCTATTGACACCATCATCTGGAAAATCAAAATAGATCCAGTCTCCAGGAGTTGGATCATCATTACGAGCATCTGCCCAACGATCATTCTTCTTAAACCAGTCAGAGGCTGCTATTGTTGCTGCGCTCTTTGGATACTTCTTTGGATCTAGCCCTGCAGTAAATGCACACCATGAAACAAACGACTGGCACCATGGAAGAAAGTTTGCTCCTGTCCACTTACCATACTTTGTCTCGTTATCTTTTGGACCTTCAATAGTTCCAACTTCTTTCTTTGCAACCTCAATGATTGCTTCTACCGAACCTTTTATTGCCACGTTATCCTCCTATGGATTTATATATATTATACCACTTTAACGTATAATTGTAAAGTTATATGTTTTTTCCCACTCTACAATGTCATTTTCGTCATTTAGCAGTGGCTGCCCTTTAATATTTAAACTGGTATTCAATAGGACTGGAACTCCAGTTTCTAAATAGAACTTATTTAATACCCTCCATAAGCCACGATGTTGATCTCTATTGACTGTCTGTACTCTTGATGTGCCATCAGCATGGACGACAGATGGAATTTTATCTGGCTGCAAACATTTAACCGTGTATTGCATATATGGTGAAGCAAAGTTCATGTCAAACCACTTTGATGCATGCTCCTCCATGACTACTGGAGCAAATGGCCTAAACAATTCTCTCTTTTTAATTAGATTTACTTTATCCTTAATGTTTGGATCTCTTGGATCTGCTAAAATACTTCTATTGCCCAATGCTCTTGGACCATATTCTGCCCTACCTGTTGCTACTGCTACCACTTTATCTTTGTTAATTCCTTCAATGATTTTGTCTACTGGGTATTCTCCACCAAGGTCGTATCCAAGATATGGGGTTTCCCATTTTATATGTTGACCATAAAGTGCTGCTGCTGCCCCTAAAGAACTTCCAGCGTCTCCAGGATTTGGCATAATCCATACATCTTTAAATAATTTCCAGAGCATTGTGTTTGCAGATGAGTTTAATGCACATCCACCCATAAACACTAGATTTCTTTTTCCTGTTAGTGTTTTTGCTGAGTTCATAAATTCTGCCAAACGCAGTTCATAGACAAACTGTACTGCAGCAGCAATATCAAAACGTGATTGTTCATCTAGGACTTCATCCCAGTCATGAATACCTCTATGAAAGTTATATTTTTGTTTAGTTATATTTGGAAAATAATCATTTACTTTTCTATAGTATCTATCTTTATCTCCATATGCAGCCATACCCATCATAATATATTCTTCTTGGTTTGGCATAAGACCAATTAGTTGTGTGAAAGCAGAATAAAACAGTCCGAAACTAAACGGATAGTTTTGTTTTTGAATAAGTTTAATATTATTATCTACGCCTGTCCAAATTGTTGAAGTATTAAATTCACCTATGGCATCAAGAACAACAATAACTGCGTTATCAAACGGGCTTGTATAGTACCCTGCTGCTGCATGAGAATAATGATGTCCAAAGTTTGTTCTTGGAATGCGATCTAAATCTGTACTTTCAAACCATGGCCTATCACCACCAAAACCACCCCTTGTTTTTACTCTTAACCTTTTTAATAATGGTTTTTCGTAATAAGCAATTTTATCTGGAGTGCCGTACTGTAATGCATCTTTAATTAATTCGTGATTAGTAAACCAGTCATTCTTTTCTTTGCTATATCTTTCAGCATGTCCAGCAAAAAGAATTCGACCATTCTCAATTAACGATACGGACGCATCGTGTGTTGTTTCGTTAATTCCGAGTATTCTCATTGCTTACTCTTCGCCCGTTGAATTTCTCATATCTTGTAATGGAATATTGTGATACCAGTTTGGCAAAGCATATCTTGGTCCCTTTGTAACTGGAGCAACTTCATGCACATATAAAAAGTTTGATGGGAAAAACAATACGCTTCCTGGTTCTGGCTTTAAGGTAATGTTTGATTGTCTAAAAGTAATTTCTCCACCCTCATAATCATCATTGAGGTATAGCAATACAGATAAAACACGACTACTAACACCCTGATCTTGATGTGCTGGCAAATATCCAGCCTTATCATATCGAAGAAGATGCATGGTGTGTTCTCTTGATTTAATATTATTTTCCGCAAAAGGATACAATTCTTTAGTGTAGTGACTTAATGTTAGGTCTAATGCACCAAACAATTCAGAAGAAATAAACCGTTGCTCATTATAGTAGATATCATGGTTACTTATATGTTTTACCTGTGGAATAAACTTTTGTAAGCAGAACAATTCTTTATTTCCGCTTTCATTTTTCCACTCAATCCATGGCTTTACACTTGTTTGCCATTCTGCTGGCTTATCTAGTTGATATCTATCTTCTAAATCTTCAATAGCCTTAATTAATTTATCTGGTTCTTGAACAATATTTTTATAATAAACAAGTCCCAGATCTAATATTTCATAATTAATCACGATTTAAGTAATAGTCCTTTGCTTTCCACTTATTAAGACCAGGGTGAAAATCTGGATCTGCATGTTGTGGAATACTTGTATGCATAAACAATCCAGTATACCTATCACCACGAGTAACTCTTGTTATTCCATGTATATATTCTGTACCTGCGCCAGGGAAAAATACAGCAGAGTATTGCTTTGGTTGATATTCAAATTCTTGATTTGGGAAAAAGATTTTACCACCATCATATTCTGATTCATGGTTGAGATACATAATTGTGCTAAACTCAATCCACGGCTCTGGTCCTTGTGCGTCAATGTGTAGGTCTCCCTTTGTGCCCGTTGCCCAATGAGACCCAAATGCTTTAAAGACATATATATCATTTTTAAAACCGTTTAATGCACGATGCATCTCATTAGACTTATGACCGTATCTATTTAAAATTTCTAAAACTCTTTTATTATATGGTAAAGATGTTCCACCATATCTGTCTTTATAGTATGATGGATATGGGTTTACTTCGGATGGGTTGTGTTGCTCATCTATGAGAATTGCTGCATCTTCTGGTGTTATAAAGTTTTCTACTACTGTTATTCTGTGCATATTTCCTCCTTATTAATTATACCACTAACTAATTTCTCGTGTTCTATCGATAAATCTACGTGCATCAATTTTGTTCATTTTTAGACTTTCTGGATCGTAAAGAACATCATTAGAAGGATAAGGCAACTTCTTTAATTGTTTCAGATTTATATTGTGAAAAGCAATGAAGTCTTCAAGGGTTCTGGCCTGCTCTAATGCAGAAAAATATCTATTTTTACCATACTCTAATAAATCAACAACCTCATTATAGTTATGATTTTTAGAAAATGGAACATATAGGGTTTTAATACTATTTTCACCAACAACTCTATATGATCCAGTTGGCATACCATATATGTCAATACCCCTGACAAACCAACTTAAAGAAAGGTGTTCTTCTTCTCCATTGTATTTTAAATATACTGGATATTTTACAATTTTTAAATGATCTCTTTTAGCAAAAATAAGTGCTCTATCAACATAATTGTTTAATGTAAACGTATCAGAGTCAGAATAAACCTTTTTTAAATAAAAAATATTTTCAAACTCTAATGATATTTTACCCTGTCCAGATACAACACAATTATTTTTTTCAACAAAATCTACTAGTGTAATGTCCCAGTTTTTTTCTAACAAAACGTTATCTTCAAGAAACAGTATGTAATCTGATTTTGACCTGTTTAAAAATGAATATTTTTGTTGACATTGATTTGTTAGCCAATCCCAAAATACATGCTGATAGTAAACATTTGGCATATTACGAAAAGTCTCAGACCTATCTAATGGATGCTGATCAATTACTGCTATATTAATATAACTGCTTTGGCTCTTATTAATAATTAAATTTTCAACAGTTTCTTTTAGATTTTTACCCTTGTACGAATAAATTAAAACATCAATCTTGTTCATCGTCATGGTTTACCTGTCTAATATCTTTATTCTTTACACCAAAAATTTTTCTTCTCCATGCAGTTTGTTTGTAATACCCATACAGCCTAGATCTTCTATTCTCTGCCATCAATTCATGCCTATCTAATGCCTCATCGGTTTCTTCAACTTCTAGTTGCCACTCATCTCTTTTAAAAGGAATTATTTGAAAAATTGGAGTACCTTTGGGGATAATCCCCTGAAAATCTTTTTGCAGAAAAAACGCTGTAAAAACTGGTAAACCCCAAATATCAGACTCAACTATTCCAGACATAGTATAAAAAGGAAGATCGTACCTATTCATTGGGTGTGTAATTAAAACAGAATAACCAGGTGGTGTTTCATAATACCAGTTCATTCTCCACCCGTAATGAATTGGGTGACAGTTATTTGGTACTGGCAACTCAATTGTTGGTCTCTTGTCAACAAGCATTACATCACCACCCCATGATAATTTTGGCTTACCAAACTCATCTAATTCAACCAATATGTCTTCTTCAAGTACATAATGGTATCCCCCAGTAAGGGCATCAAAAAATGGCATGCACATTTTGGTTGCTACCATTGCGCCATCTGCTCCTAGATTATTTTTTACACCCAGAGTAATATCATCATTTGATTTGTCAAATCTTGCAAGACTCCTATACCATTCTGGTACCGTTGAAACGGCAGGAACTGGTGGTGTTAATCTACCATCATGTCCAACAAATCCTGGTGTAAATTTTATATCTAATGGTTTACTCACTTATATTCTTTCTTTGATCTGGATTTAATCTTGTATCCATTTACAAAGGTGCTTCGTACATTAAGTCTTTGTTTGGTAAACCGTTTAGATGCAATTTCGTTTGGAACAATTTCCATCTTCCAGTCTTCTCTTTTAATAGGAACTACCTGAACTAATGGTGTGCCCTGTTTAACAACACCCTTAAAACCTTTTTCAACCCAAAAGGATAGGTGACCATCTGAAATAAACTTATCAGTGTCAACAAAAGCACTTACAGCCTGAAACGGTGTAGGGTCTTTGTGTACTGGATTCATAAATAGTGTGCTATATCCCTCTGGTGTTTCAACTGCCCAAAAAGGCATGATTCTAAATAAATCTTTGTGAAACTTATCTTTATCATATGGCATTTCACTATATTGTTCACGTCCATGCTTTGCAAACATGTCACCCTCAAATTGTTTTAGTGGCATGGGTATAGAGAATGTAATTTTTTCTGGATCAGTAGAATCTATATAAATATCGCAAGGGCTTAGAATTAAATATCCACTAGTCATAAGATCAAAGAATGGCATACAGCGCTTTACGGTTGAAGTAGCAAATCCCTGTTTAATTGTTTGCTCATCATCAATTGATCCTGGCTGTCTTTTATACCACTCTGGAACCATTTTAGATGCTGGAACTGGTTCTGGTGTAAAACTTTGTGTTTTTTCACTAAACGGGTAAAACTTAATGTTGTTCATAAAAGTCCTTTACTCTTTCTACTATTGTACCACTTCCTTCAAAAACAATATCAAACAGTGGGGTATTTAGTTTTATTTTACCAAATTTATCACTCACCATGTGAGGGCCAACCCTTTTAAATTTAAAAGACACAAAATCTGGTTCTAAAATAGACTGATCTATCATCATCTTTTCTCTTTGCACACTTGTTTCATATATAAAAAACGGAGAATCTTCTTGTGGCTGCTCTATTGATATTTTAACATTTTCATCAATAACCCATGGTGTATAAAACTTATAGGTCGGATCAAAGCATCCGTCAACCTTTTCTGGATGCTCTTTAGTTTGATAGTATTGTCGCATCCAAGGTCTATCTAAATTAAAAAATTGATTGTGTCTTTTTTCTAAAAGAAAAAATTCTGCGTGATTATACTGTCTAAGTCTAATAATATTATCTGATATATCTATTAATTTTGGTTTTGGATATAAAACTTCAACATACCTATTAATTGGCTTTATGATTGTAGTCTTATAAACTAAACTTTTGTTTTCCTCAAAAGAATACCATTTAATGGGTATGCGTGAATTCCTAGATATCTCAGAAAAAACTGGATCGTAGGTTTCATACCATAGATTAAAATTATAATTTTCAGACATAATATTTTGCTGGCCTGGTAGGACTCGAACCTACAACCTGTCGATTAACAGTCGACTGCAACTGCCAGTTGTGCTACAGGCCAATGCTACTTCCTTTCTACCTTAATAACATCTCCAAAGGCACCAGCCTCTATAACAGTTATCTTAATATTATTATATACTATATAGTCATTTAGTTTTAGCACTGAGTTTGATCCCTCAAATAGTGTGCTTCTTGTAGACCTATTTGATGGATTAAGCAACATCATTCCATCATTGTGGTCTGTTACAGTTTCGTCAATTAAATAAACTAAGGCGCCATGTGCTTCTTTCCCTAGTTTAAAGTTAAACCCATATGGCCTAATTGATTCAATACCAATTGCTTTATTATTGCCTAGCGGTATCATAACAAGTTTAGTCTTACTTGATTTAACTGTTGACGGAACAACCCAACTAACCGATGTTGATGTTGGCGATTGACACTTAATTTGATCATTTGCATAAAATCCAAGTAACCATTTGTGCCAACCAAGCAAATCAGTCGTTGATCTCCCCATAATACCCCAATGCCCCATCGTTTGTGTTGGACCATCTGCTGTATCTGCAAGACCTAACCCAGTATGCCACATCTCATGTAGCCACCATGCTGGGTGTTTTAAACCATAAAACATGTATCTTTTATTCTCAAAATTTGGAGCAGCCATAGCATCAACAATAATATTTCCTTCATTAGTATTAACTCTATCAAGACCTGACTGCTCAAATATTGACTCAGGTGTTCCAGAAGGTACTAAGACAAGCGCCATATTAGCGCCAGCAAAATTAATAGAATTATCTACCTGAGAAATTAAAGCAGAAAGAAAGGTTGCTGCCTGCTCATTTGTTCTTAGGTGAGTTACATTATAATTTGACAATTTACCATTAAACTTAATATAGTTATCTGGAACCCTAAACTCTACGCTTGATGGCACATCTGAGTTATATTCAAGATATTTTTTAACATAGTTAAAATATGCTGAGTAATCTTGCACAGGTGTATTGCCAGTTAATGGGGCATCTTCAGAGTAGATTGGAATAATTTGAAAAACTGTTTTTGGTGATGGATGTCTACTAGCAAAAAACCAATTGTCAGATCCGAAACCATTTGTACCTAGGTGTGATCTACTATCTTGAATCATGCAACTATCTATAGGCATTAAGGCATCACTAGTGATTGTTGTTGGTGTTTCAGAGACTAAAGATGATTCAACAATGCGATATGGACTACTGCATCCACCCAAACTTCTATACCAAGAATCAAATGCAAGCCACTCTTTTGGAGTTAATGGATCGACGTCGCATACACCAATTTCTGGTTTAGAAATTTCAGTCTTGGGAACTTCTTGAGTTTTGGTTGTAGCAGGCTTTGGTAATTCTGTCCATCTATAAACATATCCTATTTTTTTACAAATTAACCCATTTTTAATTTTATCTACTTGTTTATATGAACAAACCTTGGTTGTTGCTGCTTCTGCTGAAAATGTTGGAAATACTAGCGCTAAACTAATTAATACAACAAGTTTCTTCATTAAATCATAATCCTAACTACATGACAACATGGGTCGCCTCCTGCTTCCCATTCTTCTAATTCTTCTTCCCCCATAAACTCATATCCACCATCATGAGTGTTACAGTATGGATCGGATACCCAGCCACGTTCAATACCGTTTGAAAGCCAAATACCAAATTCTTGTTCTTCTTGTGATAAGTCTTCACTATGTGTATGATTCATATAATAAGTATACCGCTAAACACTTACTACGTCAACTGGACCCATGCATGATGGACTAAACTTAATTGCTGCATTAACAGCAGATACTACACGATTTCTTGCATTTTTTTGTTTGTCGGTTGCATATAAAACACCATAGGCATATTCTGCGCCAGAACCCATTGCAAGATATGGAAGTGTGTATTTAGATAAAGACATATCTGCAGAACTGTGCTCATAGATTTCTCCACGAACACAAATAATTAATCCAAGATCTCCATCTTTAGATGTATCAACCCAAAACTCATTATAAAATTCTTTAAGTTCTTTAATAAATTTAGTTTGCATAAACTTATCTGTATCTTTTATATTTGGTGCACTTGGTTTAAAGTTGTATCGAATTCTTTCACCATCCATTGCACCTGCATAGCCAATTAGATATGGACCAATCTTCCAAACTTTTGGTGCATCGAGTGCTAAAATTGTTCCATCATCAGATGCACCACGATCACCAGCCATATAAACTTTATCGTCTTGTTTTACTACAGCAATACAGGTCATGACAAACCCCTTCTAACAGTTAGAGTTATAAGTATACCATCTGTTGAAGGGGTGGGTCAAGCAAGCAAAATATGATTAATTAGCCTTTTTATCTACAGTTTTAAACGCATCATTGATTTCTGTCAATGTGAGTTTTCCATCGTCCAAAAAAGCCCTTGCAAGCCTTTCAACGACCGTTGCTACGCCTAGTAAACCTGCAAGCATTACTGCCTGTATTGTATCAATTCCTACTACCGCTCCAGCACCAAGTACTGATAAACCAGAAGCAGCAAACACTGCTACAATACGCATTAATATATTTGTCAAAGCCTTTTGTGGGTGTTCTTTTTTAGTAGCCTCTACTATTTTTTTAGTTGCCATTTTAGTCCTCCTTATCCTTATTATTTGCCTTTGCTCCAAAGTATCCACCAATAATACCAATGAGACCTCCAAGAGCAGTTTGTACTAATGTCATTACTTCTGCAGATACTTCTACTGGTTCCCCAGTTTTTTGTGTTTCAAGTGCTGCCGTTACGTAATCGCCAACAATTGCTGTAATGATTGCTAAACCAACCATTATTGATAATGTATAAATTACTTTATCTTTCATTAGTCTTCCTTTCTTAACGGAATTGTGATTAGCCAAATTATTGTTGTTGCAACTACAGCAATACCAACAATGTCTCTTGCTGATCCCGTCAAAGTTAGCCATGCGATGAAGAAGCCAAGGAGAGTAAAGGCCTGTGCAATTACTTCCACCCCTGCATCTTTAAGCCATGTGAAGAATCCTTTCACAACTTTTTTGATTATTTTCATATTACCTCCTCATCCCAATTATTGTGCTTGCTATTTGTGAAACAATTACAACTGGTATAACTACCTCTTGGGCCTTTTCCCTCTGATCGTCTGTCATATCGCTACCCAACTCAGAGAAATTAGATAGTAATTCTAGTGGGTCCACATTAAATAATGCTCCAAGTGGATCTGCCAAGAATGCTTCTGTTTGTACCTCTGTTACTGCATCTGCTAATGTAAATGGCATTGGGGTATCTCCTGCATCCTTTGCTCTTTCTGAGAACTCAACAAATGCTGATGCAAGTGTTGGATTAGACTTCATCTGGTCTGCAATCTTTGCAACTTCTCCTGCAGAAATACCAAGATTTCCAGCAATTTCTGCCTTTGCTTCTTGTGTTAAAGCCTTAAGTGTTTGACTAACTGCAGCAACTTGTTCTGGTGATAGTTTAACTAATTTGTTATCTTTGCTTGTAAGGTTAGCAATAACTCCAGATAAATCTTCTGTTGTTCCTGTTCCCTTTTCAGGAATTAATGCTGCCAATTCTTTATCTTGTATGATAGGATTATCTTGTGGTTCTTCAGAAGGTTCGGCAGGAGTTGGCTCTGGTTCAGGAGTTGGCTCTTGATCTATATCCGTTGACTGAGGTGAAGGCTCTGGTTCTGGCTCTTGAGAGGTCTCAGGCTCAGGGGTTGGCTCTGGAGTCGCCTCATGTGTGGTTTCAGGGGTTGGCTCTGGAGTGGGATCGACTTGTTGTGTTTGCTCAGGAGATGGTTCAATAGTAGGCTGATTTGCTGCAGCGTTTGCTGCTGCCTGTGCTATTGCAATTTGAATTTCTCTTTCTTTTTGTTCTTTATAATAGTCCCATGCATCATCAATAGAGTTGTTTAGGTTTACTAAAGACTGCTCATATGCTAATTCTGCAGCATTCTTGGCTGATAGAGAAGTTGTTAGATTTGTTTGAGCAGTTGTTAGGTTTTGTTCTGCAGTTGTTAGGTTTGTTTGTGCTGTTGTTAGGTTTTGAACTTCTTGATTGTATATAGATAGTTTGTCATTATAAACTTCTTGTGCTGATTGTTGTGCTGCAACTGCATTATTATATGCAGAAATTTGTGTTGCTGTTGGTCCAGATCCAGAAGAAAATGTATTTAAATTACAACTAAACCCTACTCCCCACCCACCAGTATAATCACAACCAGCACCAGTCCATCCGCCAGGGATTGCCCATCCAAGATGATAAGATCCTGGACCTCCACCGTTATACCACCATATTTCTACATCTAAAGTTTTATCTTGACTAACATCATATACTGGAGAATATGCACTCCATCTAACTCCTTGCTCTACCCAGTTGTTAATAGCAAGTTGTCCATTAACGTACATTTTAAAACCATCATCTGTATAGCCTGCAAAATAAGTTGATGTCCAATGTGAAGGAACTGTAATAGTTCCAGTAAACTTTACAACAATATTTTCATATCTGTTTCCACAAACTGGCAATTGCATTGAATTTGAATTCCAAGTTCCAGAACAAATAACAGAATCTGGTGTTGCTATACTTGGCCATGTTCTTACTAAATTATAAACAGTATAAGAAAGTCCTTGTCCACTGGCTGATTGCATGTTTGCCTGTGTTGTTTGAACATTTAGGTTTGCAATATCTAACGCATCCTGAGCATTATTTTTATTAGTTAGGGCTGTGGCTACCGTAATAGTTTGTCCATCTACTGTTGATTGTGCTAAGGTCTTTGCTTCAACTGCCGTGGCTTCTGCCTCAACTGCATTATTATAGGCTGCTGTAGCACTATCTTGTGCTATTTTTGCTGAGTAAGCAATATCATATTTATCCTCTGCGACCTCAATTAGCCCATTAAACTCATCCTTATAGTTAAGGTCATCAGCACTGTCTTTAAGGTCTTGTATTTCTTGGGCAGCAACTGCTAGTGGATCATCAGAATGTGCGTCTGTAGGGGCTATTAGGAGCCACCCAAAGGCTAATATAGTGGCTGTTGCTATGCGGAATAATCGCTTTATTTGCCTTCCTCCTCGCAGACTAGATGTCTGATAGGATGATTATACCATTTTATTGCATAAAAAAGAGGGCCAGTGTATAACTGACCCTCTAATTTATAAGTTAATTACTTAACTAGTGTAACCTTTGACTTTGGATTAGCCTTGTTCCACTTTGTAGCAAGTGCATTGAATGCTTTCTTAATTGCAGCAAGTGCAGCAGCATTATCTGCCTTTAACTTTGCAATTTCTGCATCCTTAGCAGCGATTGTTGCTGTTGCAGAGTCTGTTGCAGACTTTAGATCTGCTGCAGCCTTAGTTGCTGCTGCTGCTGCGTTAGCATTTGCGGTTGCAAGAGCAGCATCTGCTACAGCCTTGGCAGCAACTGCTGCATCTGCAATAGCCTTTTGTGCTGCAAGTTCAGAAAGAAGATCACGAACTGTGATTGTCTTTACTACGCTTGAGGTTACTGTGTTGAATCCTGCTACTGCAGTTGCAACATCAGATGCGTTGGTAACAGAAACAACAAGTGTTGAAGAACCTGTTGCTGGAAGTGTTACCTTAAATTCTGCTTGACCAAAATTGGTTAGAGTTGAACCAGTTGTAGCAGTAGTTGTATCAAGGGTTCCGCCAACAACAAGTGCTGTTAGGCCCTTACCTGATACCTTATTTCCAAATACGTCTGTTGCTGTTACTGTTGCAGTTACAACGCTTGAAGTTGTTCCGCCATCGGCAGCAGAAACTGATACGGTATTAATCTTACCTGCAGTTCCTTGTACGTAATATGTAAGTGTTGTTCCGCCATTTGTAATTGCAACTGTTCCAATTGCGGTTGTCTTTGTATAGACATAAAATGTTGCGGTTGTTCCTGTACCAGTTGCAATTGTCAAGGATGATGATCCTGATGATGCAGATACTGGTGCAGCAGATGTGTGTAGTGCAGACACGATTGTTGCATTAGTAGTTACTACAGAAACATTTGTTCCTGTATCAACTGTTGCGACGAACTTTAGTGCGTCAGCAGCATCAACTGTATTGTCTGCAGGGACTGGCAATGCAGCAGGAGTAGCAATTGCGGAAGCGGTTGTATTAGCCGTTCCGTCAAGAGATACAGCGACTGTCATTACAGCAGCACTTGCAGGTGATGCCACGATTGTTGCGGTAGTCATGGCTGCAACCACGGCTAGAGCGATTTTCTTAAATGACTTCATTTAATTTATTCCTTTTCTTTATATTAGATTGAACCTATCCAGATAATCTTTTACATCATCAGGCATAGGTTTATATTGTATCACGTTCTCTGGTAGTGGGTCAAGTTTCTGCCTAGATCTATCTCTAAATGTGTGAATCTCGACCTCCTCATCCGTATTTTTTGGCGTATTTGCTATAGCACCAAAAATTGCACCACACACGGCATCTGCTAAGTCTTTAGAAGATTTACGTGGATGGTCAACTCTATTATTTTTCATTATTTTTAACTCTGTTAATTCTTCGAACAAAAGTTCGATTGCTGGCATCACTAGTCTTTCTTCATAAACAAGCATAGCCATATCTTCATAATGCTTTTTAGCAACAGAAACAGTATCAGTTCTCATTCCAACCTGCTTTAATTCATTTTGAATATCAAATGATTGCCAACGGTCAAATGTGACAAGGCCAATATCAAAACCGTATCTTCTTAGATTTTGAATCCACAACTTGACTTCTGATAAATTAACTGGACCTTCTATTTTTGGTTCCCAATATACTACTGCATCTACCACTACAACTGGTGCAACTTGTTGATAATCTTTAATTACCTGAATATTTACCCACTTTTCTACGTGAGCAATTGCAACGGCGCACTTGTCATGTTTTTGTGCAAGGTCAGCATGCACATAATATTTTTTATTTGGATCAGGCTTAAATGTTTCATCAAATCGTTTATGGGCGTCAATCGGATTTCGTATTGTCATACAAGCACGTACTTTATCAACCTGCTTAAAAAATGCATCTGTTGAGTATGTTGGCACACATGCAAAACGTTGCATAGCATCACCTAGGTCTGTCATAAATGCAATTTTAAAGTCATTAATTTTTCTTGTTGGATTTACTTCCCATGTTGGTCTTTTTAATGCAAACACACCAGGATATTTATATGAAACAATTGTATCTTCATCCCATTCAATATCGAAAGAATTTCCTTCCATATCTGCAGGAAGTTCTTCATTAATAATAAAAGTATGTTTTTTGTGTACAACTTCTTTTTCTAAAATTACTTTATCATATTGAGTTGAAATAAAGTCTCCTGGATAACGAGGAAATGAAAGCAGTGCTACCTTGCCAAGATCTGGAAAACGAGAATCTACCGAAGCACGAAAGGCTTTGTATATGTTGTCAGCAGTTTTACCTTGATCATTACCAGTACCAACCTCACTTGCAAAGCCAGAAATCTCGTCGAGTACTGCAAGCAATAAGTTCAAACCCTCATGCGACTCTCTTTCTGAGTGACCAGAATAAACTGTGATTGATTTATTAAACTCAATGCTTTCTGCTTTGGCATAAAACTTTCCTGCAAACCAAGGAGATTTTTCAATCTTGGTTTTAAAACCTTTAAAGAAAACGTTTTTGGCTTGTTGAGCGTTAATAGCAACGTTAATAATATCTATGGCATCTCCACTGGGCTTACCAAAATATCTTGCTGGGTCCTTAAGGCATAGTAACTTATACACAATGTAAGCACAAGCAACAGTAGAAGTAAAATCTTTTCCACTACCCTTGCCAAGTTGGAGGATAATTTCATTTTTAGTATATTTCTTATAATATCTTGCACCTTCTTCTTCACCCATAAGATCTACAAGATCTTCTTTTTTATAAATTTGGCTCATTGCTTCAATAATGTCATACTGGGTTTGTGATAGTGGTGGTTGGGCCAAATACTCTTCACCCTCAACAAACGTACGGGCATCTACTGGAGTTTCCTCAAAGTTGTTATTTTTTAAAGCCTCTAAAAATTCATCAAACATCGTGGACTACCGTAATTACTTCATCCTTTTTTGAAATTGCAGAAAGTCTTTTCATAATTTCATCACGCACTTGTGGGTATTCAGAGGCAATGTCTCTTAGAATACTCATAAGCACTTGCTGTCTATTTTCAATTTCAACCATTTCTTCTGCTAACTCTTTATTTTCTAGTAAGCCAGCCTTTTGAAGCATGTCAATTCTTTTTGATTCAATGTCCATTACAAGTTTAATTGCAGCAGTTTTTGCACTAAGATTATTAGTCATGGATGCCTCATCAATGACCTCGTAAGATCTAGATATTAGTTTGCCGTAATGAGCATCTGCTGCAGCAAGCGCTTCTTTTGCACGAGCACGAATAGCATCATTGGCAGAAGCCATTACCTTCCATTCGTTAATTAACTGTACAACACGAGTTCTTGGAATGCTTAATTCTTTGGAAATAACTGTTGGGTCATTACCCTTTAGGTATTCTTCTACAACGTTATTAACTTCATCTAAATGCTTTACAAGATCATCTTCAGTTGACATTATTTAGTTCCCTTGCAATTTTTAATAAAATTAAATAACCAATCAAATCATCAATGTCATTATCGCCAATAAATGACCCACCTCTAGTAATTCTAGATAGTTTGTCATCAATTCTTACATGTAGTTGCTCAACATTATCTGCTGTTGCAAAAATTCTAACTGGATTTAGTGCTGAATCACCATAAGATTTATTTTTTGCAATTAGCATTGCCTTAATTTCGTCACAGACTTGTGCAATAGTAAACTGTGTCTCTTCACTCATCGTTTTCATCCTCATCCATGTCCCATTCAAAAGCGTCAGGAAGACCACGCAATGTGAAGAGCGCATAACTTATGCCTACTGCACCAACAATGGTTGCAACAAGCAAAGACTTTTTTATTTTATTCATCGTTTTGACTTCCTAAGATTAAATTTTGCAAGGTAAACGTATATAGTTTCAACACTAGTTCCGCACTCCTTTGCAATTTCTTGTGGAGTCTTTTTATCCATAACAAAACGTTTACGAAGCCAAGACTCACTAGTATATAGTTTAGCACCCATCAGACTATTTGTCAACTCCAATCGCCTTACCCCAATTATTGATAGCCCAATGACCAATACCACAGGCATCTGCAACATCGTGATCCGTTATATTTCTATCATAATAAACATTTATTAGTTTTATTGTTCTTTCTTTTCTAAAGTTACGCTCAAATGTTTTATACCAGGAATCTGTTTTGCCAGGATTACTAAATCTGATAGCAAGTTGTTCATCTTTATTTAATTTTTTATTTCCAATGTAATTTTGCCATGTTATTGGAGCCACCTTTCCAATAATTTTTGTTCCAGATTGGCCAGCAGCACCCAAAATTGCACCTTGAACTAAAGCAAGATCTGCAGCAGTTTTGGGACTATTCATAAATACTGTATGCTCAATCACTATAGCCTCAAATCCACCATAATACTCAAAGAAGGCCCTTACCTTTTTACCAGCATCCATAACCTTCTCGTAAGTATCATTACCAGAAAAATTAATCTTTCCAACAGTGCCCAACGCTTTTTGTTGGGTATCAAACAAAGCAAAAGCAAGGCTGTTAGTACTGGCATCAATAGAACATATTGTAGATGGCATGGCCTCTAAACCCCATTTATTTTTTACCATTTGACAAACCCTTAATCTGCTTTAACACTTTTTTAACATCCACTGGATTTATACTACACTGATTGCACAGTGGATCATCATTATATATAGATAAATCTTCTCCACAGGACTTGCACTTTCGCACCTTGTTTTTTCTTTTTTGTCTTCTTGTTATTAAATAACGTGCTGCAATTTTTTCTTTTGTAGCAGAGTCTCTACACTCTACTGAACAGTAGATCTGATAACTTACTTCTGTAGTAAATTCGGCATCACACCATCGACAGTGTTTCATCAATTGGCTCCAGAGATTTCAACTTTATTGTTCCATCTCCAGCAGCAGCACAAGCCTTTTGAACTGGACAAGTTTTGCATATTTTAGAGTTGGATCTATAGTTTTTACTAGGCAAAGTTCTATCAACCCATGCCTTACGAACTTCTCTCATCCAATCAAATGCTTGGTCTACCCACCGAACATAATAATCATTTACTTCTACAGGAAGAATTAATAACTCGTGATTATTTTTATTTTCATAAATAAACACTGCATTCTTCTTCTTAAGAATTTTCATATAAATAAGCAACTGAATTAAATGCCCAGTCTTTGGCTTACCAGATGCTTTTCTATATTCAAAAGCCTCACTCATCATTGTTTTAATTTCACCAAGTAATGGCTCTCCCTGCCAATTTAACATTACATCCCCATAACCAAAAATTGGTGGATCGACGTATGTTATTTTAAATTCATCTTCAATTAATATTCCAGCATCACGCATTGCCTTTTGAATTCTTCCATGAGACAGTGTTCCAGATGTCATATTAGCAACACCGTATGCATCAGAATTATCTTCAAAATCTGCACCATCAAATGCTATATACCAATATCTTGCACATTCTCCATGCGAGTATGCAAGTGTAGAAGGAGCAAAAGTTTTCTTTGTAGTAAACTTAGTTCCTCTTTCTGCAATATACCCGTGCTGAATTGCCTTAACTAGCCCATCTGGGTCAATTGCGTTTTCCTTTTTATCTTTAGGTACACCCTTAAGCATAACCTGTTGTAATAAACTTTTTGTCATTTTAACTCTTCTCTATTCATATAAGTATAGCAGATTACCTTGTAATATACTTTAGTGCCGAAACCAAATTATTAATTGATTCGGCTGCTGTGTAGTAAAGATTCTTTTTAGCACGATCACCCTTATCAACATTTGCCATCCAAGTTGCCTTTAAAGACATTTTGGCTGCGATTGCCTGAAGCCTGACTATCTCAATTGTAACAACATTAAGAGGCACATCAGGTTTTAAAATTACCTTTGCAATGAAGGTAAGTGCTGTATTCAGTTCTTCATCTTGCATGTAGTCAGCAATTTCTGATAAACCACTGATCATATCTATTGTTGGTTGTGTTTGTTCCATTATTATCCCATCGACCTTATATCAATACCATCTTTAACCCCGTCGTCATTCCACAACTTAAAGGCAGCCATCATATCATCTCTAGACTGTAGTTCGTCCAAATACTGTTTTCTTCTCTCTGGAAAATGTTCTGGATCTATTGGATTTAATTCTCCAGTAAACCTATAACTATTGGTTCTACAATAGTCCATACTAATAATCTCGCAAAACTCGCCCTCTGCAAATTTACGTTTTGGTCTCCAATGTATTTGATTTACAGCACTAAACACAATTGTCTGACCTGCTCCAAGAGAATACTTTGTAAAATTTTTAGTATCATTCCAATTACTTACATACAAATCCCATTCAATATTTGTATCTAAACAATAATTTATTGTAACTAAATTTTCATCAGCATCCAGATGAGGTGGGAGGGCAGGAGAATTATCTCCATAGCCATGCTTGATATTATAATCAATGTAGTTCCAATGACATAGTGCTATATCATCATTGTATAGTGGCTTTGCTATTGCATCTAATTTATCTTCAAGGTGTTTTGGCATGTCGAACTCAATTAAAGTACGAGACATGTTCTTTGCAATTTTAGGCTGATACCTACTACGAAACTCTGAGTTACGAATATAGCCATCCTCAACTCTGTCGCCAATAATAAAAGGCTCAATAAGTCTATTTGTTTCGATGATTTCTCTTAATTGATTTCTATCTTCTTCTGAAAATAAATTGTCAATATAAAAAGGCAAGGGCCTAGAGTAATTATCAAATCCAGTTAAGTATTTGTGCAGCCCAGGGATGTTAGTCTGATGCGTCATTCGTAAATCCCCCATTAGCAAAAAATACCTTCTTGTATTCACTTGCCTTTGCGTTCATTATTGAATTTACTTCTTCACCCTTTGGTGCAGCACCTGGTTCTGAAAAATGGAAAAACACCATTTCTACAAACTGGTCGTCTGCAAAATCTTGTGGCTTTCTCCAATGTATTTGATGTGTGCCACTAAATGTAACAGCCTCATTATTTTTTAGTGTAAATTCTTTATCTGGTTCAACAATTAATGGCCAATCAATATTGCCATTGATCTGGTAATCAAAAGTAAATCTTGGCTCTTTAAATGTTTCATCATAATGAGGAAACAGTGAAGGCTTGTAGTGATATTTTCCACAATTGCTTGTGACGTTATTATATCTAGCATGACAATATTCTGTGACTTCAATCTTGTCATTACCGCTTAACTCTCTGGCAATTTTAGTTACCTTATCAATAATGTTTTGTGGCAACGAAATAAAGGTGTTTGCTTGTGCGTGAACCTTAACAAAGTCTCCACCAGAATTATTTTGTACAGCCTTATAGATTTCATTAATCTCATCTCTTGTAAATACATCTTTAACAATTGTATTTATTTCATCGTATTTCATAGTATTACTCCTTTATATATATTATACACTATACTTCTGAACACCATTATTAATGCCTGTGTGATCCATTAAAAACCTTGAACGCTCTTCCAAAACCTCTTTTTGGCCTGGGTCAAGTGGGGTTGGATCGACATACTGTAAATGACAAAAAATCATATCGATCTTTGTATTTGGTTGTAGTTTTTTATTTTCTCTCCAATGTATTTGCTGTGTTCCAGCAAAAATTAATGCTTCATTATTATTTAAATAATATGTATTATTTTCGACAACAATACCCCATGGTTCATCTGCATTTAATTGAATATCAAAGGTTATGCGTTGGGTTTCTCTAGTATCATAATGTGGAAATAACTTACACTCAAATCCATACTCTGGGGTGTATCTTGCAAAAGAATAATCACCGTCTAATTTAATATGATTGCCAAGTATTGATTGTGCAGACCTGGTTATTGCATCCTCAATCTCTTTAGAAAATTTGATGTCCCATGCTCTATGACCTGCCCACTCTTGAAGTCTTGTACTATCAAGACTAGTGCTATTTACTTTTTCATAAATTTCATCAATTTGCGCTTTTGTAAAAATATTAGTAGCCCTTTTTACTTCAAAATCTTGATTGCTTATTGGTTGTTGGGTAGCCCTTAAAGAGTTGTAATCATTAATATAGTTCATGGTTTTATTATACACCATCTACCAATTGCTCTAATATCGACATTTCAATAATTGCAAGGCGAACCTTTGTGTTTCCATCGCCAATTACAACAATAATTGCTGGATCATTTCCATTTCTAATGGCATCAGTTGTGGCCTTGGCCCAAACCTCTTTGTTTAATGTAAAAGATTTACCAACCTCTTTAAAGTCTACCGTAAAGTTTTCCCACGAAGCATCTCCTTTGTGTGTTCCTCTGCCAGAATTTTTATGCTGTTTAGCACCTATTCTCTTTGATTCACTCGTTTCCGTCAAAATCCTTCTTCTTTCTTTTGCCTAAATATACAGTAGTCAAATGTTTTTCTTTACACATCCAAGTAAGCATTTTTGTTTCCGCATAACATCTCAATGTTGGAACAATTGCCTTACAAGTATGGCAAACCCACTGACCACTATAAACAGTATAACTAGCCATTTAATTGCGACTTGATAGATTCTTGCAAGTCAAGATCCTCTCTGACACGATTAACAAATGCTTCTTTACCCTGAACCTTTGTGCCATCTGGAAGAATATACCATGCCCCAGTTCTTTCTACAATACCATTAAGTTCTGCTGTAGTTACAAGGTCACCAATTACATCGAGACCAACTTCATCGCCTCTAAAATAAAAATCATATTCGCCAGATTGAAACCCTGGAGATGTTTTTGAAAATTGCAATTCCCATCTTACGGTTCTTCCAACTTTTTCTTCAATTAACTTATCTCCAACTTTAATCTTGCCTTTAATTGCCTGATTATCTGATTCAGAACTAAAAAGTTTAATTACACATGAAGAATAAAACTTAGTAGCCTGCCCACCAGAAGGTTGCTGACTGGTATACATGGCATTAATATTGTTGCGAGACTGACTAATAAGAACAAGTAGCGTAGGCTTAACCTTATTGTTAGCATAGTTAAGCATTTTCCATGCATTACTAAAATCTCTAGACTCTGCACCAATCTGCTTTGTATTTTCCAAAGCCTTCATTTCATCAGTGTCCTTTTCAAAATAAATTGCAGGAAGCATTGATGTAATAGAATCCACCACAATTAAATCTACGCCAGCGTTCATCAGTGCAACGCCAACGTCAACCATGTCGCTAATTGTCCTTGCTTGTGAGTAAATTAGTTTTGTTGGATCTACTCCAAGTTGTCTTGCCCAATCTTCAGAATAGGACATTTCTGAGTCTATCCATGCACAAACCTTGCCCTCTTTTTGTGCCATACCAATCATTTGTAAACACATAGAAGACTTTGCTGATGACTTACTGCCCCAAATCAATACCTGTCGACCATAGGGTAGTCCACCACCTAGTGCACGATTTAAACCAAAACTAGGTGTGGGTTGATACTCAAAAGTCACACCTTCGCCAGTTCCTAACTTTTTACGCAACTTGGGGTCAAGTTGTGCCATTACCTCTTCTACGCTAAGCATTTATATCCTCCAATATAACTGTTCCATCTTTTGTTTTACCAAGTTCAAATTTATATGCATGACCCTCTTCAATTTTCATATATGCCTTTGCAAATGCTGTTGGGAATACAGTAATTGAGTGAAGATCTCTAGCCGTATCTGCAACAGTTAATGATGCCATCTTTTTACCAGCCTTTGTAATTCTTGGCTTAAATGAAACAACAAACATTTCATCATCTTTATATGGCAACTGTTTATAATTTAAAAATTTCACAACACCTGCACTAGATGTTTTGATTGAATCTACAGGCACAGCAGAAAGAATCCGATTATCATTAGCAAGAATGATATACGATACGCCTGCTTCAATAGTTGTTTGTTCGTCATCAAAAATACCTACACTTCCTGTTTTATCTAGCACTTCTACTCTTGACCAACCTTTTGCTCTCTTAATAGATTTTACCATACCCATTAAAATAAAGGAACCCTTTTCTTCATAATCTTCAATTGGACTTATAAAGGCATGATAGTGTGATGGTACGGTAATATTAAATTCTGGAAGATTTAAATATTCATATAAATTTTCTTTAATTTCTTGTTCATTTCTTGGATTGTCTGCAAAAGTTGCTGCACCAATAACTCTCAATGCTTGAAGTGCACGAGAATTTACTCCGTTTCCTTTTGTAAAGGTGAACTCTTCAAGTTCTTTATACGAATTGAACGGTCTAGCAGATATGTATCTTTCACCAACTTTGTCAGATATGAACTTGATAGCACTGAGTCCAAACCGAATGCCCTTACCCTCAATCTTAAAATCAATATCCGAATCGTTAATGTGAGGTAGTTTAATGCTAATCCCCATTCTTTTTGCTTCAATAAGATATTCAGTTCTTGCATCTTTGTCCTTTTCATTTTTTAATAGTGAATACATAAACTCAAGTGGGTAATGATACTTTAGCCATGCCGTCCAATACGAGAGCGTAGAGTAAGCAACCGCATGAGACTTGTTGAACGAGTAGCCTGCATGCGCCTCAAAGTCATGCCAAAGATCACGAGCCGTATTGGGACTAATATAGGCAGAAGCACCTTTAATGAATTGTTCTTGGTATACGTCAAACTCTTTAGCATCTTTTTTCTTACCAATGATTTTTCTAACTTTATCTGCTTCCGACATGGACATACCTCCAAGGTATACGCATGCTTGCATAACTTGTTCCTGGTAAAGAATGCAGCCATATGTGTCCTCCGTAAATTCTTTTAGTATTTGATGAGTATACCCAATATTTTGACGACCATGCTTACGTTCAATATAATCTTTACCAATTGTATTCATTGCGCCTGGGCGAACTAGAGCATTTGAAGCAGCCAGTTCAGATAAATTCTTTACACCCATTTTAACAAGAAGGTTGGTATACGGTGCTGCTTCACACTGAAACACTCCCTTTGTATAGCCATCAGACAGCATCTGATAAACATTTGCATCGTCCATTGGAATGCTAAGTGGATCAATAGTTTTACCATCTCGTTCTTTAATAATATCTAATGCATCTTTAACAACACTTAGTGTTTTAAGTCCAAGTGCGTCGATCTTGATAAGACCAATCTTTTCAGCCTCTTCCATGTCCACCGCAACAACAGGAATACGCTCATCACTGCCAGTAGCAGAACGTGTCTCCATTGGTGCGTACCTAAAAATAGGATCTTTACTAGTGACAACACCAGCAGCATGAATGCCAGTACCTCTAATACGACCACGTAATTGTTCGCCATAAATTTCTACCTCTGGATATTTCTCACGGAATTCCCGTGTTGTCTTAGATGTGCAAAACTCATCCCACGTATCCACAAGTTTAAGCACCTTGTTTACATCTGTGAGTGGAATATTTAATACTCGTGCAACATCTCTTACTACGCCCTTATCTTTAAAAGAAAGGAATGTAGCAATAGATGCAACATGTCTATATTGTCTAACAAGATAATCTTTAACTTCTTCACGACGAGAGTCTTGAATATCTGTATCAATATCAGGAAAGTCATTGCGCTCTGGATTAATAAATCTAAAGAAAAGCAGTTTATGCTTAATCGGATCAATGTCTGTGATTTTTAGTGCATAACATAATAAAGATCCAGCAGCAGAACCACGACCTGGACCTACCATGATTCCTTCTTTTTTTGCCCATGTGATCATATTACGCACAACAAGAAAGTATGGACCAAACTTTTTATCTTTAATTACTTTAAGTTCTTCATCAAGTCTGTCTAAGTATTCTTGATTATCTGCAAGGCCTCGCTCCTTTAATCCCTCAAGTGCGAGTTCCTTAAGTTCTTTATCTGGATGCTTATATTGTACTGGCAGTAAATCAAGACCTTCTTGAATTCCATAGTCCATAACTTTTTCAGCAATGGAAAGAGTATTGGAATAAATGTCTGGTCTATCAATACCCTGTGCTTCCATTGCAGACTTCATCTCTTCGTATGAAAGAAGATGAATGTCAAACTCATTAAATGTAATTTGGCGATCATGTCCGTATAGGTAATCCAAGCGATCCATCATATTGTCAAACTTCTTTGACTTTTCAAATGTATGCTCTTTGTCTATTTTGACATGTGTATTTAACAGAAGTTTAAACTCTTGGATTTCTTTCTGATCAACAGAACTATGGTGGCAGTCAGGGGTAACAACAACCTGAACTCCAAACTCGTCTGCCAATTGAATTAACTGCTTATTAATTTCTGCCTGATTGTGTGGCATCACCTCAATATAGTAGTCATCATTAAATACTCGCTTAAACCATTCAATGTGCTTCTTTGCTACTGCAAATTCATTATTCTCAAGAGCCTTTACAAGTACGCTACTTGGGCATGCAGAAGTAACAATAATACCCTCTGAATATTTCTCAAGAATCTCAAAGTCAAACCTTGGCTTCTTGAAGTAACCTTCTGTCCATGCAATCTCATTAATTTTGTTAAGGTTCTCTAGACCAATTTGGTTCTTGGCGAGAAGAACTATATGGTTGTAGACTAGATCTAGATCTCCATCTCTTTCAGACTTATCTCTAGTATCAAATCTATCTTGACACATATAGCCTTCTACACCAAGTATAGGCTTAATACCCTTCGCTTTTGCAATACGGTGCAGTTCCCTATGCCCAGATAAAGTACCGTGGTCAGTGATGGCAATTGCTGGCATCCCCAACGCAACTGCACGGTCGATGTATTCTTCTGGAGTAGCGATCCCGTCAAACAGGGAATAGTGGGTATGTACGTGTAAGCCTACGTAAGACATCTATTACCAGTCAATATTTGTGCTGGTAACAGAAGGTGTGTCAAATCCAAAGTAGAATGCTTCTTGCTCTGGATATGGAACCTCACGAACAACCTTTTCTAGGTTGAATGATTCAAATCCATCCCACTTAAATGGTTCTGAATCTGGCTTTGATGGCAGAAGTGTGTAATTAGTTTCAGTTCCCTGACCATTACGCTTTAACTTCCACTCAAGATTTGAGATGCTACCTGTATCAAGTGCATACTCACGGATATTATTAAATGCTGATTGCTTGCTGATGCCTTGTGACCAAACAGCAATGTATGGATCTTCTAGTCCATCATCAACAAGAACGTTGCAATAGAAACGAAGTCTTGCTCTCCAACCAGACTTTGGCTCCTTACGTGCCATCTCACAACCAAAACAGCGTCCTTCTGATTCCATTGTGCAAGCAGCCTTGCGCTTATAATCTTTTGGATTTGTGTGTTCTGATACTACAACAGATAGTCCACGACTTTCTGCATAGTTTGCTGAGTCAGAATCTAGTTCTTCAACAAAACGAACCTTTGCTGACTGACCATCCGCTAGTTTGACCCAGCGAACCTTTTGTCCTGTACTTTCATATTTTGGCTTTTCGAGTAGGGCGTTTATATCTTTTAATCCCTTAATTACACTCATTGTTTCTCCTTTATGTTGTTTATATTATTTTAGCATAGACTGTATTGATTTGTCAAATTGGAATTCAAGTGCTTTGATAGACTCGTCATCCATATCTCCAATGTCTTTATATTGCTTATTCAATTGTATCACAGAGACACGAGAGCCAAGTTTTTCAATTATCTTATCTTTCATGTTTCCGCCTGCCTCATCATTATCGGCAATAACAATTATGTTATTGAAATATTTTTGAAGCAATTCTATTTGTGTATTAGATACATTAGATCCAAGTGTTGCAACTGCTGGAAAACCAACCTGATCCAGTCTAATTGCATCAAATGACGATTCCACTACATACACCCTATCTGCTGTTTTTACTCTATTTAAATTAAACAGTGTTTTGGCTTTTGGAAGCCCTGGAGTATTCTTGAACTCTTTTCCTTCTACAGATCTTCCTACAAATCCAACTGGCATTCCATCTGGACTATGAACTGGAACAGTAACCATATCTTGTTTTTCAGAATACCCTAAAGAAAATTTTGCCCATGAAAGAGTATTAATCTTTCTATAATTAAAATAATTTTTTGCACGTTCTGATATAAGTAAATTATTATATAAACGCTTTAATATTAATTCGTCAAACTGGACAAACTCTGGCTTTTGTACTAACTTCTGATTAATGTCACGCTCTAGGTCCTGCTCTGTTTCTTTGCTTTTAATAAATCTAATTGATTCAAAATATGTTCTGCCAGTCATATGCATTACAAACTCGATAAGATCAGCAATTTTGTGACAAGCAAAACAAAAAAATGTTCCATTTGTTTTATCAATTTCGCCTGCTGGCGTTCTGTTATTATTGTGAAATGGACAAAAGATTATATAGTCGGAGTCTACCTCAGACTCAACTGTTACACCTGCTCCTGAGAGTACTCTTTTGATTTGCTCTTTTGTATATAGATTGGCTTGTTTACGTCTATCCCTAAGATCCATTCACTTTTCCTCTTCCCTGCGTATACTCCATGTACTGATATTTCAAACTCAAAATACTGCTTCTTTTCATTATAGTCTATCGTAAAATCTGGGTCAATGTCAATTCTTGGCACATATCCACAATTCCGCATTTCTGAAATGAGTAGGCGTGTATACTCATTTTTGAGTCTACCAAGCGCAGATTCATCATGTATTACCCCGTCCAAACGGAATATCTTAATGGGCTTGTGGTGAAAATTTTCCATGCCATATTATAACTACTTATCTTCAAAGTCTTTATAACGGTAATAACCCTTGTCAAAATCAACCTGAACTAAAAAATCACCCATAAACCCGTTACGGTTTTTTCTAAAAGCACACTCAATAACATCACTATTCTGGCTTCGTCCAAGAGCAATAACCCAGTCTGCATCGTAGGCAATTTGTCTAGACCAAGCAGTTTGCCCTAATGTTGGAACAGTAGACAGATCATTAACATCATCAGGTGTTGCAGATGAAATTGCAATAATTGGCACTTCTTCACCAATAGCCATAAGTTTAAGTTCTCGTGAAAGGTTCTTCATTCGTACCGTTTCATTATCTGACTTTTGATTAGGAGCCATTAACTGCAAGTAGTCAACGATTACAAAGTCTGGCTTATATTGGTCAATCTTTCCACGAAGAACTGATGGGTTAATTTCTCCACCCTGATCATTAGATATAATATGAAACTCTGGTTTTCCTGCAAGATGCTTGGCATGCCACATTTTCAAAGTATCTAATTCAACTTCACCATTAGATAATTTTCTATGTGACCATAGACCCTCACCCATAATTGTAAAGACACGATTTCTAACTTCTGTTTCAGACATTTCTAATGAAATAATTAATGGCGACTTTCCCTGCTTCCATGCTTGAACAGCAAAATAAAGCGCCATCCAAGACTTACCAATTCCAGGATATGCAAGGAAGACTCCAAGTTGTCCTGGCATAATTCCTGCTGGTAAGTAATTATCAAACCCTGGTAGGTTTGTTTTAATTCCAACTTTGCCAAGTGCCTGTTGTTCTTTTACTGACTCAAAGTAGGCAACTGCAGACTCTAAGTCTGTTACATCAATATCCCTGATTGCAGAAGTATTCTTTTTTAATTCAGATGTTTGTGTGATTAAAACTTCTAGCGCTTGGTTTCCATTGCCCTGTTGTACTTCTGTAGCAGCAGATCTAAGAATATCCTTTAAACTGTCTGTTAAATATTCTGTCTGCAATTCTTCTAGATGGTGCTTTGTTGCTCCAATACCATCAATAGGCTGAAAGTCTCTAAACTTTTCAACAACCAATGATGTTGGTGGAACTGAACTATTGTGCTCAAAATAATTTCTAATAAATTGCCACACGTCATTATGGGTTCTTAATAAATTATCGACGTTAGCCTGAAGAAGTACATGAACCTGCTTGTCTGTTAGTACGGCAGAAATTAGTTTTGCTTCTGTGTTATTCACTTAGCCACTTCCTTGCCATTTTTCTTCTTTCTGCTCTTTCAGAGTCGTCTTTTTCTTTTTCTAATTTTGCTTGTAATATTTTTTCTGTATTGTACGCAAAGTAATTCCAACTAGGAGACTGAGCGACATTAAAATAATAACTAAGTAGATCATAGCAAACTCCTATTCCATACGATTCAATGAGTGCATCTGCTGCCCATTGTTCTACGTTTAAGTTTAAAGATGGCTTAATCTCATACTTACTAGTATGGTGCTTGCTATAACGACTGAGCAAAGCCATTCGGTCTTTGCGTTCTGCCATTATCCTTCTGCAGCCTCCGCTTGAGCCTCTTTAATCTTTTCCGTTAGTTTATCTTCAACAAACTTATAAACACGCTCAAAAGCCTGGTCAGTGTTTTCGCCATCTCTCTTGTTGTCTACAACACCAAGGTCTAGTCTAAGAGATTGGAAATTTCCAAGATTAAGCGTATAGCCTAAAGTAACAGATACTTTAGTTTCTTCCATGTTCATACCCCTTTGTTATATAGATTCGTTCCAAATTGGAACAAACCGTCCATCTTCTGTCTTCGTATATGTAAGTATACCATCACCCATACGACGTGTCAACTCAGCCTTTGTGGGTGTAATATCATTTGTTATTAAATTATCTTTTCTTGGTCTACCAATATGGTATGTAGCAAGTATATCACGAATCTCTCTTACTTGCGACTCAGAGTAGTATGATCTTACTTGAAAACCTCTAGCCCCACCCTTTTGCGATCCTGTGGGAAATGGAATGACTCCTCGTTTCATTAATGATGGCATATACTTTTTATGTCTATTCACTAATTCCGCAGTTTCTCCAACAGTGTATGCACGTTCTCTTTTATTTTTAAAATCACTAATTAAACAACTTTCAATTCTATCTTGAGTAATATTATAAACAGACATTATGCCATTTGATTTATTAAAGTGATGAACTCTAACTAAATCATTATTCAAAAACCAAACCTTTTTATTTCCAGGAATTACAGGTTTGAGATTGTAGCCTTCGCTCTCTGTTGTTCCTTTTTTAGTAGCCATAGTCCCTCTTGTGAGTCTTGCGGTGGATGAAAGAATCTTCTTGATCCACAATAAAGGCAATATGCCTCAAGATGATCTGGTTTTGTATATTGCCGATCAACAAACATTCTTCGTGTACATTTTAAACAATTTATTGTCAATTAGGTATTCCAATTACGATTATGTTAACTGCTACAGAAAGATCTCCAGTAGAATTAAATCTTACAACTCCTTCAACTTTTGAAGTAGTAACAGTTTTTAAAATAACAGAAACATTTTTACCTGCGTCTGTACCACCAACGTTAATAGGTGTAACTGTTGCAATTGGGGCATACTTAAAATCTGTTGGAAAGTCATAAGAGAAAGACACTTCATTGCCAGCACTCTTAGTTGCACTATTTACTACATCAATATATCCGCCAAGAATTCTGGCTTCAGATGCCTTAACACTTTGCTTTCCTGTATTTGGCGTATCAATAGTAACATATTTATAGTTTGATGGTGAAACTTGCGACGCAAGGTCATTTAAAGCCTTTGCTAGTTGAGAAATATAGGACACATCTAGGGGTTGTCCTCTGTCGGGTAGTGGTACTTTAGCCATATATCAATTATACCATTAAACGTTCGTAAGTGGGATCTCAAATAAGGTGGCGCCAGCAAATCTCTGTTTAGGAAATGTTGGTACCTGAACGGCAACTTGAATATGGTCATGTCCAGTTGTTAACGCTGCATATGATGTAGTTGCAACCGTTGTTATATAATTCCATGCTGCATTATCCCATTTGACATAAATATCATATTCTGTAACATCTTTAACATTTTCCCATACAACTGTTGCAGTGTGATGAGGATTATCAACATTGATTGAATAGTTAATTGGTGCTTGAGATGCAGCAGAAAGTTTGTATTGTGGTGACCAGTGAGATGTTCTATTTTTATCTTCTGACACAATTCTATATCTGACAATATATTTTTGTTCTGTACCAAAATATGATGGCAAAGATGCTTTTGGTATAATTACCTTTTGAATTCCAGCATCTGCCATTACTGCACATCCATAGCAAATCTAAATTCAATATAGTTTGTTGTGTTTGCTGGCTTAACAATTGTTTCAGCATTATGACTTTTAATTACCGAATACCCAGTCATTCCATACAAAGGACTTGATGTTCCTTTATTTTCAAATCTGATTGCATCTAAACAAACATAAAAATCTTCTGAAGGAACTCCATTATTAATAACAGACGCATAAATTTTAACAACGTCAATACTCTTCCAAGTAAATCCACTACTTTTAATTAATTCTTGAAGTTGTTTTGTTTCAACAAAATATCGATTTGTAGAAAAATTATAATCTTCTGCATTTAAGATAACCTCAAATTTTGCATACTCTCCAGTATTAACAAGATCAGTAGAGGCAAACTCAAGAAGAATTCTTACCTCGTCTGGAGTTGCGCTAGACCCACCATCTTTGTTGGCAATGGAAAATGCAAACTTTAACTCATCTATTGCAGAATTTTTATTAAAATCTAGGGTGGCTCCAGTTAAATGTATATGCTCTGAATTCGCACCAACCTCTAAATGATTTGATCCATCTAGAGTTAAGTTAGCAGAATTGCCAGCAAGCATAACGGTATTGTTAAAAAACCTACATCTTTCATATCTGACAAGTCTGTTTGTATTAGTAAAAATTCTATTATCAGCATTTGTTTGAAAAACAGAATATGGCTGATCTATCACATTGTCATCGAGTTCGCTGTCAAGCGGTGTATATATGATTGGAATTGCAGTAGCAACTGTTGATGTGTGGTGTTCCCAATTTTCATCTTGTGTAAAAGCATACAGTGTTTTGCTGTCATACGCCCCTGCTGCTGGATTTGATCCTGCTGAATAAATACCAATTTCTGAAATCTCGTACCGCTCTTCTGATGGCAATTCTGCTGTCAAAACAATTTTTGAAACATTGTTTTCCTTAACATACCCACGAGAAGTAATTGGTACACGAAACATCTCAAAATCCAAACTATCCTTCAGAGAATAATCTCCAAGCACAGAGTCAGTATTTACTGGCTTTGCACCGCAACCAACGGCAATATATGACGCATAGGCTGGTGCTTGACCAATTAAATATTTTGCAAGTATATTTTTTCCATCATTAGTTATCATTAATTTTCCACCTCATATATTGTATCATTAAAAATAGATCCACCATTAAGAATTTCTACTTCAACTTGCTCATCATCAGCAAGATTAATAACATTAATAATGATATTTCCAGTATCAGTATCTATATAAACAATCTCACCAAATGGTCCAGTTCCCTCAGTTGGGATTTTATCCTCCAACTTTATAGGAAACTTTTTAAAATATTCATTTGATGTATTCTGTAGTCCTAAAATGTTTTGTGGGTTATATTGTAAATAAAGACTGGTTAAATTTTTAATTGGTTGATAAATAACATTCTGTCCATTAATAATATCATTTCTTGCAATATTAATAATTTCTTGACCACCGATTTCTTCAAATATCAAATCGGTCATTACCTCGATTGGTGTAGACTCATCATTATAAAGAATTATATCTTTGGTTGGTATTTTTACACCAGAGGTAGACGATGATGGAACTATCTTAGGTACACTTGGTACTGGATCAACCATTATGCCACCTCACTTAAATGAATAGTCATTTCTGGGCCTTCTGCAGTTTTTGCATACTCTATATTATATACTACAAACCTTGTTGTTGACGGTGCTATCTGGTTAACGCCATTTTCATCTTTATACTCAATATTAACAATATCACCCAATTGAATTGTTGGTGTACTAAAAATTCTCAAACCAACAGACTTTCTAGGCTTCATAATCTTTGAAATAATCCAAGCCATCAAAGATTCGGCATCATCTGTTGTTTGTATATATGGCGCATTTAAAGAAAAATCATTTTTGCCATAAGTCATTCTGCTAACTTTAATATCTTCATAATCACTGTCATATCTAATTGGAGACTTTGATAACTGAGTATTAGCAAATTCAGTATTTGTAAAGTCACTCATTTTTTTAAAATATCCGTCCACAGTAATTTCATTGGATGATTGCTGTGTAAAGGTAACCCCCTGAATTCTTAAATAATTTCCAGTTGTCTCATCTAAACTTAACGCTGTGTCTGTAGAATTAAAAATCAAAAATTCTGCGCCATATGAACCAGACATAAAACCAGAAACAGTATAGCCCTTGATTCTATTAAATGTAGGAGAAATCTTAGAATATAATGCTGGATAGGCTTTGTCATATCTAATATTAAAGTATGCTGCCTCTCTCATTATAGTTCCAAACTCATCAAAATATATATTATACTGCGGAGGTTCTGATGGACTAAGACCAGAAAGATATGTAGATTGAATAATTCCACTCATGGCATATTTGCTGAATGATTCGTTTGCATTGATCTCTTCATCTTGAATTGCAGTAAGTGCAGGTGTATCAAGACTGAATGTGGTATTTTGTGAATAGTTATTAGTTAAAGCGTAAACATTTTCAAACATACATCTAGATGCACCTCTAGTAAAAATAGCCATATTATTATAAATAGGCATTGGGTTTATATCATCTACTGTTGTAATAAGTTTATTGTTTACGTATAAATAAAATCTTCTTATAGACCCAATGTCTTGATACTCTACTGCAAGATCGTATACCGTTGGATTTTGCTCCCCAACCATTCTATACTGACCAGTAAATTTACCATCATCGACAATTACATTAGATAGACCACCCCAAAGTTTAATAGGTATAGCCTGGCTAGAGGAAGGATCTTTTGCAATTTTATAAAAGATAATATTATGAATTGTATCTGACCCACTTGTATAATTATTAATATTGTTTTCTGTTAGTGCAATTAGTTCAAAGTAGTAGCCGTTATTTGTTTCTGGATTTACCATGACAGCAAGACCACCAGAACCACCACCAATATTAACGCCCTGATCTGGTTTTGAGCCAGTAACAACATAATATGTTTCACTACCAATAGGGGTTTGTCCACGAGTTTCATTGTTTTCAATTTTTCCAATAATTCTCATTCTAGTACCAAAATGTCTATACTTATTTGTTAGTGGCTTGTAAACATAAGAAATAAAATCAAGTGGTGCTTCTGTTGTTCCAAATGGTGGGCCATTTAGTACTAAAGCAGAAGACTGAATGCTACCAGTCTGTGTAGATAAAAGTTTATTGACATCGGATTCGCTTATGTAACTGTTTGCTAAAAAGTTTTTAATAATTCCATTTCTTGATGATTTAATTGCAAGCGAATTATTAATACCAGCAGCACCTAATGAATATGGAGTTGTTTGATTTGATTGGTTGTTTATACTAAAAAGATTTTCAGATTTCATTGTACAACCACGAACGTTTGCATTGTCTGACCAATAAGAATTAATTCCTGCACTATGGTTAACAATTGCACTGCCAAATTGACCTCTACCGTGTTTTGCAACTGGTCCATTTTTTAAAACATATATATCATTAATAACTTCATAGTTTGGTTCAGCATAGATTCTTATCAGACCAGTTGGATAGATTTTTCCGTTAAAACTAATCTTTGAAAAATAATCTTGGTATTCTTGTCCATTTTTAATCCATACATTTCCAACACCAGAAACGTTGTATTGCACTGCATCATATTTAATTACTTCGCCATTTGCATAAAAATATCCTGAGTTTCTTGTTAACCAATAAATGCCTTCGCCAAGATCCATAGTATTATTAATAAGTTTATTTCCAGAAACATATGGAATAGCATCAGTTAAATTAGAATTAAGTGGTATTGCGCTTAACACATAACTGGACTGCGTACCCACCTGATCATTAACAGACTTTGTTGATTGTGAACCAGAAACCTCCCACAAAAGAACTGGCTTATATACCCAAGTTTTATCTTGATCAATCATGCTTGCCTGTCTGAGTGATCCAAAAGTTTTTTGAATATATCTTGTTTCATATGATATAGCGCCAGCATTAAAAACAGAGTTTTCCTGTGATGCAACTTCAATAATGTTTGCAAGTTTTGTGTTTGTTGTTTTATTTTCGACTAGCCCAGAATCTTCAAAATCTATAGATCCATACAGCGTTAAATCGGTTTCTCTCTGTGATTCTGACGGCATTAAATAATCTTTGGTCATCATAACAAAATTATTATATTCATCAAAAAACATTGCTGTTTGTGTTGATACTGCTAAATCATTAAGTACTTGTGCAACACTTTGATCTGGCGCAATATAAAAATATGGAATAATTAATTCTGGCTCATCATCAATTCTCTTAAATACATAATTTGAAAAACCAATACTATCTAACAATATTGCAATTGCAGAACTTAAAGAAGCATCTGTTAAAAGTATTTGTGGAGCAGTTTGTGATTCAAAATAAAAGTACATATCTCTTAAATTTAAAGTAACTTGTCTATCGTAGGTGCTTGTTGATGGGAACCCTTCAGAGTAAAGCGTTTTGATTGGTACAAAATAATCATATCCATCAACATCAACAACTATGTCATAAAACTTAATTTGTATATTATTTGTAATATATTTATTTACAATACTTGATTCGTTGTTTGTATTAAAGGCTTGGTCATAGTCAAAAAGTGTTATTGATCCTGTAGAAGCCAAAAGTTGACCTACTGGTAATCCTGCTGTACCCAAGTCTCCAGCAGTCTTATTAATACTTGCGTCAAGCGTTTTATCAGATAGATCTACCGCTAATCTTGGAGACAACTCAATTAAATCAAAAGTTGAATCCTGCTTGTTCATTGTATCAACAACAATCCTAATTCCTGATAAATACTCAAACTCACGATATGAGTTTTTTTGAGTCAAAGGATTTTGATATATAATTGGTGATGTTAAATCTGTAACAAAATTTGTTAAACGATCTACAGTTTCTTCTTGAAGGTACCAACCATATGTTGGGGTAAAGGTCTGATAGGCACCATCAAACCATACATAATACTTTCCAATATCTGTTTCATTTTCTTTAATTAGATAGGCATATCCATTAACTGATTGCTCTGGCAATAAAGCAATTGACGAATATTCTTCTGCTTTAACAAACACATCTAAATATTTTTCTGGAATGATTAATCCATAAGCAAGTTCTACATACCCGTCAGACTTAATAATGTTTGTACCATCCAAGCGCTTGGAAGAACTATTAAAAGAAATTAAATCAACCCATGTGTTGTTTTGTAAAGACTGAACTTTCCATCTAACTGGAGTTGTGCTATTTGCATCACCAAACAATGGATCTGAGAATGAACCTGCAGCGTTTGAAAATGGACCAAGGTCAACAGACCCCACATTTGTTTGCATTTTAATAATAATTCTGTTTGCTGGAATAACATCTTTATAAACAATAAAGGGACAAGCATCATCAATATAGTTTTGTCCGTTTATAAAGTGGTTTGCAATTCCATACTCAACTCCACTTTCAGTTCTATATGATGACCAATATTTAAACTGATCTTCTTTTTCTGACATATAGTATCTTGGTCTTTGCGACATGCTTTTATTAACATGATGAATTTTGCTTCCTTCAAAAAAACGTGCCTTATTAATGCCAGATCGTGGTCTAAACTTTTTAAAACAATCTTCTAAAGAATAAAGCATTTTAATTTTATCTTTGGTTGATACAAAAGAAATTGGCATATCGGAGTTATCATATCCACCATCAACAACAACGTCAGCATCTGTAGCACCAGTATAAAAAGACCCAGTATCATTGGGGTCAAAATTATTTACAATATTTTTGTATTTTGTTCCATCTGCATCTGTTGGTCTATATCTATAGTTTCCAATTCTAAAAATATTGTTTGCAATATTCATATTCCATTCTGCAATAATTGCAGACTGAGTTCTTACAACTGAAGATGTTTCTATAAAATTTTTAAGTTCGGCATTTTGAAACACATTATACCTCTTCCAACGTTACAGATATATTCCAAAGATCAAAATTTGATCCGCCTCTTTTTTCAATACTATAATTAAAATTTGAAAAGAAAACTTCTACTAGTTCATTATATTGACCAAGATGTCCGTAGGCAGGATCATCTTTTCCAAAATTAGAATACTTATCGTATGATAGAAAAACCCAAAAGGATCCCTTATGATTTTCATACCAATCCAAAATTTCTACTCCTCCTGCGCCACCGTCAGATGTGTACTCAAAAGAATTATTTCCAGTATAAACAGATTTGCCATTTGTAGAGTTAAAGTCTGGATTAGTATAGTGTGACCTTGATGGTAGCAATGTCCAGTTTGTTGAAATAGTTAATTTATCTGCAATATGATAAGACCTCATTCTGCCATTAATCATTCGCTCTCTTTTTTCAATTCTTGTTGGTGACATAGAAATTGGATCACGATTATCGTCAGACAAAATTAAAAACTGATTAAAAAGGGTTGTGTCAGCCTCTGCACCAGTATCTGAATTAATCTCATAGCCATTAGGAACGTATAGTCCATTAGTAAGTGTGCCAGAGTTTTCTGACCAAAGCATTGCTTGTGGTCTAGCATACTTTCTTCTTCCAGCCATGTATGATGATGATGCCATTACTTTCTAATCCCCCTAATTCTTTGTGAATCAATTTGCTTAATCTGAGCAATTACTGTTTGAGCAATTTCATTTGGATTTGCGTCAGACTTAACATTAACATTTAAGTTATAAGTATACACTGAATCGCCAACACTTTGACCATTATTCATTGCTTTTAGAGTGCCAACTCCATGTGTATTTACGGCATACCTGCTCATAACAAATTCTCCAGGAGTTAACATTGCTGGAACAGTATCTGTTCCTCTTGCATACCCACCAGCAACAAAGTATTTTGGAATAATCCCACCACTTGATCGATAGTAGGAATCGATCTTTTCTGCTTTTGCAGCAGCCTCTGCTCTTTTAAGATTTTGAAGTGCTTCTGCTTGTTTTTCTGCTGCTGCTTGTTGTGCATAGTACTGAATTGCTTGACCAGTATATCGTGCTGATGACATAACTCCAGCAACACCACCAAGCGCTGCTGTGGCTGCCTTATCTTTTAGTAAGGAATCAGCCATTTGATTTGCAATTTGACCTGCTGTAAGATTGGTCTGGGTTCCACTCTTAATTGCAGTAATTAATGTATTTGTTTGATCCGTAACTGTTTTATTTACAGTGTCAATATTTCCAGGGTTGCCACCACCACCACCGCCACCACCACCGCCACCAGTGGCTGTTACTGATTTTGCTCCAGTCATTGCTGCTTGTGCTGCTGCTGCAGCCTGTATAGCAGCAAGAACCTTTTTCCATGCATCTTCAATACTAAGTACACCTGACGCAATATCATCTCCTAGCCCAAGCAAACCTTCTTCTCCAAGCCATTCTGCTGTTGTATCAATTACAGCATTAATTGCTTCCCACTCTGCCTTACTTCTACCTTGAGCATCAACAATATTATTAATTGCATTTGTCATATCAAAATTATATTTATCAATAATTTCTTGCATTTTGTCAATTTCTTGTTGTTTTTTATCTAAAAGATCTTGTGCTGGTTTTAATCTTAATTGCTCAATATTATAAATATTGTCTTCTTTAGACTGAATCAAATCTTGTAGTTCAGTACGAGTATAAAGTTTTCCATTAATTTCAACTTGAATTGCATCTATTTCTTTTTGCTTCTTTAACTCTAAAGCATCTTTTTGTTTTCCGAGATTAGATATTAATGCATCTTGTGAATTTTGTGCTGAGGCTGATCGCATTTCCTGTGCAATTCTTGCTGCTGCACCAATATCACCAGAACTTAAAGCACCAGCCAAATCTGTTTGCTTATTTTGTTGATCAAGTATCTGTTGGTTAACCTTTTTAACATCTTCAAGTGCTGAAACTTGATCATCAATTGCTTTGAGTTTTTCATCATAAGCCTTATTAATCTTGTCTTCTTCTCTGCCAATTAAATCAAGACCACGGTTATATTTAGATACCAGTTCTTGTTCAGCATCAATCTCTTTTTGAATTCCATCAACAACTGTCTGTTGTGCTTTTGCCTCTTGTTGTTTTGCAGCAATTGCTTGTTCATATTTTTCTGGAGACATTCCTTGTGCTGCAACAAAATTTTGTCTTTGTTGCATTCTGACAATTGCTTCTTGTGCTGCAAAATATTGATCGAGTTTGTCTGCTGCCGTTTCTTTTTGCTGTGCATCTTGGAACTGAAGAATTTTTAATGTTTTACCAAGTTCTTTTACATTTGAATCTGCTTCTTTTGCACCCTTTATAAAATCTTTAAAATCTTGACTATCAACCTTTTCTGCGTTTAGTGCTGCGACCAATGCATCATTTCCTAGTATTTCCATAATTTTGGAAGCACTTAAACCAGATCCTGCCAACTTAGTATAAACAGAAACTTGTTGTTGTGCATTTTTAACAATATTTTGTTGTTGATCTACAAATGTTCCAAATTCAATTTCTTTAGTAAACTTTAATATAGCCTGACCAAGATCTCCAAATATTACCTTGCCATCTTTACCAAGAGCATATAGTCTATTTTTTGTTCCATTAACAGCCTTAAAGGTTTTTGCATCAAGTCCACCTACAATGTCAATAAAGGACTGTGTAGCCCCACCTGCACGTAATAACTCATCAGTTCCTTTAAACCCTGTTAAATCACCCTTAAGGGCCTTAATAAAGGCACCTACACCACCAGTAGCATTAATAGAAGCCAGTCTAACTCTCTTCAACTTCATTAATAGATCATCAATAAATGCAAATGGATTGGTTCCACTTCCAGAGTTATCATTAATTCCCTTTGTGCCTGGAGTTTCAGGTGAATCTGGTGTTACCTTGCCACCATTTTCAATTGCTTTAGTTAATGCCTCAACTTCTTTTCTTGCCTGTGCTGCACGATAAGCATATCCACCAAGAGCCTTACCACCCTTAGTTTTTGCTGCTGTATAAAGTGCATCTGCTGTTGCTTGCTTTTCTAATGCAACACTTAGTTGTAATTGCAATCTTAGTGCCTCAGAAATACCAGTAAGATCTGCAACAAATTTAATTTTTTGCTCAGTAGTTTTTCCATTCATTTCTTTAAGAATAGTATCAATTTGTAAAATGTCTGCTGGACTTAAACTTCCTTGTGCATAAGCAATAAGAATTTCGCTTCGCATATTTTTTGGTATGCTTTTTGTAATTGTTTCTTTTAATAATTTAGCAACTTTTTTATTTGTTTTTTCAAGTGATGCAAAAACTTGATCTGCTAAATCTGATAGTGCAGCCTCAGATGCTTTTCCAGTTGAGTCAACAGCGTCCAACGATTTAACAAGATCATCAGTTGCTTTTTTGATGTTTTGGAAAACAACCATTTGTGCTGCATAGGCTGTATTATATTGCTCTACGCTAATTTTTCCATCCACATACATTCCATTAAGAAGTGCTAATGAATTTTTTTGATCCTCAATGGCTAGAGTAAGTGCTACTGTAGCAAACTTTGTATTTTTAATTTTTGTTTCTATAGCATCTCTTCCTGCTTGGTTTGCTGCATCAGCATCCTTAGTTTTAGCATAGTTTTCTGAAACAGCAACAGAATATGGTTTAATCTGACTAATTTTTCTTTGAATAACTGCTAAACTTGCCTCAGATGCCTTGCTTAAATAATTAATACGTGCATCAATCGACAGTGGTTCTTTAGTGATGTCTTTGCCATCTTTACTCAACAACTCTTGAACTTTGGCCTTAAGTTTAATCTCACTTACACCACTAAGTTCTGCTGCTGCTTTAATGTTGGCAGCAATGTCTGCTGGACCAAGACCAAATGTTGCTGCTCTTTTTGCAACATCTGTAGCCGAAATATCTAGTGCGTTTGCTTTGCCAACTCTTCCAGAAAGTTGCTGACCAACTGCTTTTCCTTCTTCTGCATAAAACTTTCTAAAGTTTGCTGCTTTTGCTAGATCAGCATCAATAAAGCGTTTATCTCCTACACGATTAAACTGGCGCTCAGAAGGTAGGGCTTTATCTCCAACATATCTTGAGTATGCATTAATTGACTCAATATTTCCAAGTCGTGCTTCTGCTTCTTTTTTACCAGCATCCTCTAAATGTTTGATATATTCTTGTTGCTTTTTACGTAAGAAGAAGAATCCTGCAGCAACTGCAGCCACTCCTGCTACCGCTAAACCAACTGGATTAGTTAGCATTGGCAGAGCCATGGCCAATGATTGAATCCCCATAACTGCTGGTGCTGCTGCTTGAGCAATTTGTCCAATTGGGCCAGGCATCATTGATGCAGCAAGCATTGCTCCTGATGCAACCATGCCACCACGCATAGCGCCACCTGAAATCATTTGTGCTTTTGCTTTTATTGGTTGTGCTTTAAAATTTCTGTATGCCCCTGTCATCTTGCCACGCAAAGATTGTTTTGGTTGAGGCCCAAACATAACATCTTCGCTATATGTTGCAGGAGATTCACCAGGTCGAAGTGTTAGTCCACCACCTGTAGAACTGACTGTTCCCCTTGGAACAATAAGTCCAGATGCAGTTTGTTCAAATTGAGTTACTGCTCCTGATGCAACCTTTGCTGCTGCTGCAGCAACTGCACCAGATCTTTTTTCCATACCAATAATTAATCCATTATCAATATCTTGACCAGTTTGATCAGTGAAATGTGATGGAGAATTTGTTCCTGCTCCACGAGCAACTGCTCCAACTGCCACTCGACCAACCTGCATGGCTTGTTGCTCAATTAAAACTTGTCCCTCTTTAAATATTGCACCATTTCTTAATTGCTGCATAACCTGTTGCTCAATTGCAGATCCTGCACCTGCTTTTTTACGTAAGAATGGTTCTACATAATTTGTTGTGGCTGGTGAATATGGAACGTGTGCAAATTGATAAGATCCTGGATAATCTTGAGGCATTGGTAAACCTCTCATAGCAAGTTCTGATCCAAATGATCTTCTTATTTGCTCTTTATAACTTACTCCAAATCTTTCTGTAGAGGCTCTCTTAACAATATGTTCTCCAGCCTCATTAATTGATAGTTCTACTCGTTGTAGATTTTGTTGAGTTAAATCACTTTCTAATGGGTCAAGCAACTTACGAACAGCAATAGACATTGACTGCATGTCTCTTGCAGTAATTTGTCCTGATTGTGCCATTTCTTCAATACTTCTGATAATTAATGGGTATTGAGTTTTACCAACTTGAGCAACATTTGTTACATCTGCTGTAACGCCATCTCTAAATATTGAAAAAATATTATCTAAAACTGGTGTTAAATCTTGACCAAACTTTTTATAGTTTGCTTGTGTAACCTTAATATCTTGTTCCATCATCATTGCTGTTTTAATTGATGCAGCAAAAGATGCTTTGGCCTCTTCACTTGAAGTAAGCCATTCTCTATCCATACCAAATCCACCAGGAGTGTTTCCTGGAGCCATCATTGCTACTGGAGAATATCTTCTTGATTTAAATGTTCCACCAAGTACAGTTCCCAATGTTGGGAAAAGTCCTCCAGCAAATCCTGGAATATTTCCAGATACCAAAGAATTAACCAAGTCTGGATGTCTAGCAACAGACTTTGCTGGAATAATTGCTTCACCATTAGAAACTCTGGCAACAATAGAATCTGATGTTCCAGTTCCTGGACCACGAACAATTCCACCATCTGCAAATTTCTTTGGTTGTCTAGATTGTGGAATCATCATGCCTGGATTATTAAATGCAAATCTTGATCCTGCTGCTGCTGCTTCAATATAGGCATTTCTCAAATTCATTACTGCATCTGCTTCAACTGTAAATCTTTGTGTTAGTCTTGCATGAACCTGATCAAGTGAGTGTGCTACGGCCTCTGCCTGAATTTGTTCATTAGTTAAATATTGGGTTTGTTCTCCAAGATACTTAGACTGCCCAGTTAATTTTAAATAACCATTTCTCAATAAACCAAACATCTTTAAAAGTTGTCCACCAAAGTTAGCAACAAGACCAACAAGCATTAGAACAACTGGTCCAACACCTGCAAATAATGTAACAAGGGTCGTTACTACTTTTTTAGTACCATCGGAAAGATTATTAAACTTGTCTGCAATCTTTGTAAAAAACTCAATAATTGGTGTAACAACTTTGAGGAACGCTTCTCCAACTGGAGCAAGAGATGCTCTTAGTGATTGAACTGCTGCGCTAAATTTAGTTGCAGCATTTTCTTCAATAGCATTTAATTCTTTATTGGCAATTGCTGCAAGATCTTGGGATGACATCTTTACTAATTCAAGTGCTTGAGATGCTTGTGATCCTGATTTTGCAATATTATCAAACAATGCAGATACTCTTGCAAACTGGAACTTACCGAATAGTTGCTCTAAAATTCTTTGTCTTGCTAAAGGTGTTAACTGTTTCATTGCATCAGCAAGGTCAAGGACTGTACGCATGATGTTTCCTTCATTTCTAGAAACAATAGCGTTAAGATCAATATTGACACCATTAAGCATTTCTCTTGCTGCCTTGCTTGGATTAATCATAGAAGCAAGAGCAGACTTTAAACCGTTTGCTGCTTCTGCAGCATTAACTCCACCTTCTTGCATTGCAGCAAGAAAAACAGACATGTCTTTAATATCTCCACCAAGACCCTGGATAACTGGAGCAACTCTTGGAATAGCATCTGTAAGATTTTGAAGACTTACAACAGATTGGTTTTCTACTGCGTTTAAGAAATTAATAGATTCTGCAAGTTGATCGCTATTCATCTTAAATGCTGTTTGCATAGCAATTGTTGCAGAAAGTGCTTGTTGTTTGTCTACCTCACCAAGAACAGAAAGTTTTGTTGCTGCTTTTACTTGCTCTGCAAGTTTTTGTCCCTGAAAGCCTGCTGCTGCAGCATCTGCTGCAATAGACATAGTATCTGCAATTGCTACACCATATTTAGTAAATTCATCGGCAAGTCCACGAATAACAGTTATGTTAGCCTGTGTTTCTGAAGGTAGTGTAAACAAATCACCATAAACTCTTTTAAATCTAATGACTTGCTTTTCTAAATCCATAAAGGCTTTGGCTGCGGTTGAGCCAAAAATACTTAAAGGAATTGTAAAACCAACCATCAACTGGCGTCCTGCCCACTGAGTGTTCTTACCAAAGTTAACTAGATTGGTTGTTCCCTGTGAAAGCAGTTGGTTAAATAATTGTTGGCGCTGTGCTGCTATCTGTGTTTTAGTTCCAAGATCTTGCATATCAAGGGTAAGAGGTGTGACGGCAATAGCCTTCATTGCTCCAGAGGCATCTCTGCCCATCTTAATATACTGAGTCTGAAGTTTCTTTACACGTTCTTCAGCAACCTTATTAATGGTTTCAAACTCTGTTTTAAAAACCTTACCAAATGTTTTAGAAGAGGCAATTCCATATCTAAAGTATTCACGCATTGAGAATTTATTTTTCTCAAGTGAGTTGGTAAATGATTCAGCAGATGTCCGAATTGTCTGCATTCGAGCAGCAAACTGACCAGTTGAATTAATAGAGTTAATAAACTCCTGTTGCAAATTTCTTTGTGCTATTGTTGCTGATGCACTAGATTTTGCAATCGATGAGTGGAATTGAGATATCTGGCGTTGTAGATTTTTTAATTCCGAGAGGGCGCCAGACGTGTCAATATTAACGCTGATATTAGCATTAACATCTGACATTCATTTCCACCCCTTTTTGCTTACATATTAGGCATTGTTTGAAACTAGTGCATTATTCAAAAATGAATCTTCACCAAGTTTAATACCTGAAGCGACATCCACAATCTTATAGACTGTTGGAAGATCAATATTTTGCTCTAGTGCTGCAGCATCCTTAGCCAATTCTGGCTTATACTGCTCTAGTGCAATTTGTACACATTCCATCAATACGGTCATTGACTTATCATTGTCATCTGCGACCTTTGCAATCTTGTCAAAATTCTTCATAAACTTACGCAATAGCGAAATGCTAAGTGGCTTAAGTTCTAGTTCTGTTCCATCAATTAGTTTTACTTTTTGTACTTCATATACTGTAGTAGTCATTTTTCCTCCATTTTTTGACTTTACTAATTATAGCATAGTTACGCTCAAGATTTAGTTAAATCTTCGTAATCTAAGCCCATGCCAATTCCAAACCCTGCTTTTGCAGCATTAGCACCCTGTAAGGCTAATATATCATTTCCATCGTTTGTTTTGCCACCACTAAATACTCTAGCCTTCATTTCTTCCCAAGCATTAGATTTATTACCTTCTTCTAAATCTACACCCTGCATAGCAGCATCAAATTTTTTCTGTTGATAATCAAGATCTCTTTTTGTGGATAATAAAAGGGTAAGTTCTGGCATAGATAAAGACTCTTCAAGTTCTTCAAAATTTTTCCAAATACCCGTCAAAAATGCTTCTGCCTCAAGTGCTGGCAAGTCTAACGTTTCCCAAGTTTCACCATCGCTTTGTGCTTTTGTTGTGCCCTCTGTTTTTTCTGATTTGATTTCTGCTGCATATTCTAAAATTTTATATATGGTTTTGAGATCAAACATTGACTCAACATCATTTTTTGTTTTATACTTACCTGGAGCATATTGTTCTAATGCAATGTGTGCACAAGATATAACATAATCTAATGATTCATCCTCATCTTTTGCATCACTTACTTTACTAAATAAATCCATAAAGGGCCTCATGTATTTAATCTTTAATGGGACCGCACTAATAATGTCACCATTAATATCAAAAATTTCTCCAGAGTTGTAAACCTTTTTTGCCATATTAACAGTATACCAAAAAGAAAATAGAAAAACCCAGCCTTTCAAGGGGCTGGGTTAATCTTATTAAGTTTTTGTTATGCGACGTCTACAGTGCGATCAACGATCTTACCATATGACGCATTGTCGTTTGGAAGAAGGCGGAAAGATACTTCAAACATTGTTGCTGCATCTCTCTTAGCAGATACTGTTACGCTTTCAATTGAAAGAGCACGGTATGCTGCATAAATTCTTTCCAAATTAGATCCTTCTGCACAATCGCCAGTTCCTGGACCAACTGCAACAAGACCACGCTCTACTGGACATTCGCCAATATCGCCTGCTGACATGTTGAGTGTAGGATTTCCTGACACAGTGGTTAGATCTGCATCCTTGCCTGCAAGTGCAAACAAAAGATTTTCAAGTGTTGATTCTGCGAATGCGGTCTTTAGATTAACCTTCATTCCCTGCTTAAACAGTTTAGCAGCATCGAGTACTTGGTCGACTGCAACCTCAGCAAAGTCTGGTTGGAATTGTAGTTCCAAACCATTCATTGTGTAACCTACGTTACGGAAATCTGCATCAGAAGACAATGTCTCCTTGTAAGATACCGCATCAACGTAGGCTGGAAGGTCAGCGTCTGAAAGTGTTCCTGCTTCATATGTGAAAAGTGCTGCTGCACCCACGATAATGTTAGCGTTCGAACCTCTTGTATATGCCATATTTTCACCTCTTTTTTTTCTATAGAAATAAAAGGCGTTTGTTTCCTCAAGGTAAAGTATAACAGCCTTTTTAAACTCAAATGATTATTTTAGTAGCCAGTTTTGGTTCTGGGACCCAGTCAGCATTGGCTAAATCTGACATTTGATGATAGTCAAAATCAATAATTATCTTATTTCCACCATAGGTTCTGGCTGTTCCAAAATCAATAATGTCTCTGGTTTCTTCTAATTGGTATACCTTAAAATTATGAAAATAAAACTTACAGTCAATTACAGTGTTATCATCAATACGTATCTGTCTATTTCTGGTCCAGTTATTGATTTCCTCTGCTGTTTCATCAAACCTGTCCATAAGCCTTAGAACGGTCTCTTGAATTACTACCATTCTTTCAATTGGGCTATCACCAGTTGCATAGAAATAATACAAAAGTTGCTCACATTTTATGTGTGGAAATCCAGTTCTATTCATTTTAATTAATCTATCCCAAGTTGCTGCAACACTCTGAGTGCTTTGTCCAAAATACTCTGTTAGATCATCAATTGTTGATGGCGTTGATGGAAAAAATGGCATTTGTGCTCCAAATATTTCACCCTCCCCAAACTCTTTTACTAAAACTTCTGTAATTTTTTCTTGAAGATATTTATTTATCCATAAAACAGGAGTGTTTAGTGTTCCTGTAGACCCCATCCACAATTCTCCGTAAGTCATTATGCCACCACCCTAGCATTTGCGATCCAACGATATCCAGTTTCAACACCCTTACTACGGCCAAATGTTTTACCTGCTGGAAGATTTTTCTTATAAACTGTTGCATTCTCTAACTCTTTTAACATGCCACTCTTTCTTAAAAATGCCTGTGTAAAGTATCTTGAAAAAAATTGATCAAATGTTTTTCCAAACTTTCCTTCTGTATTGCCACCAGGATTATCAACTAATACTGGTTGCTTTGTAAATACCTCTTCGTTACCAATTTCAAACCTTAATGCCTTTGCCTTTGTTGGCTTAATTACTACTGGTATACCTTGCTCCATAATTCTTGCTTTGTCATAAAATGGGACCTTTGAACCATTTTTAATTGATGTTGACTGTGAAAAAGAAGATCTAAAAGAGAGGCCCAGATTGCTTACTGTATATGTAATATCAAATAATCTTGCATCTGGGCTTCCCGTTTGGCTCCACTCATAAACATGATGTAATGTTTGTGGACTTACTCTTGCACTTGAATCTATATATTCTTTCATTAGTTCAATCGTATCTTTACCCAAATTTTCTAAAAATATATTTTTTCCAGAATGTATTCCATCAAGAAATCCCTGAGAGTAATTGATTATATTTGTCATCTCTTTCATAAATAAATTGCTATCTAGTTTAATTGATATCATATATCTACCGCCTGATTTTGTGAACGACGCAAAACTAATTTATAATACTCGACCTTTCCAAATGGTCCCATGAGTGGCTCCTGCGACGCTACCTCAAATATAGTAGATTTTCCTGCTCTTGGTCCTGCAGTCTCTATATATACTGGGTTGCAGTTTCTATCTTGAATATTGCTTAAAATGACATTGGTAATTGCATTATTTGAATCTGTTTCTGATATACGAATATCTGCCTTAACTCGTCCAATTAAAAGTGTGTCCTGAGTTATGTTTATATTAGGCTGTATCTCTTCTTTAATTTTTGATCCTGCAGTTGTAAAATGACAAGCAATTGTTTTGTTATGCATCCAATTTTTTTTGACATTACCATATGCACCCTGTTCTACAGTTGGATAAAATACATCTACTTGCATTGGGAACATGAAGTCTTTACCTTCACAGGTCATTATAAAATTCCAGGCTTGGTTATTGTTAATGTATATTTATCTAAGATCTTATCAACAATCATATTGCCCGTTCCCTCAAGCATCTTCTTGTCGAATTGAACTCTAAACTGATCAGTATTGTAAGATGCTACGTAACGAGAATAGTAATCTAATTTGCCACAACTAATGTCTTCCATAAGCAATCTTGTTGCAAGTTCAATATCTGCTGGAACTGTTTTATATCCAACATCAAGAACAAAACTGTAGTCATATCCTTTTGGAAAATCAACATATCTCTCTGGTCCGTAGTGAGCAAGATCTCCATATGCTGGTAAAGTACTCATTAGTCCCTGCTCAACACGATTATAAACGTCTGTTACAACTCTCTCAATCGCAGATCTATCTAATGTTAATCTATAATCAATAGCGTTTAATTCTGGTGTATCTGCATCATAAACTAACACGTTATTTTCGTAAACTTTTAATACCTTGTTGACAGGCTCCCAAATACTATAATAATCATTACCTTGTCCAATTCCCTGCACAATATGCTTTTCATTGTAAAAACCATCTGTAATAGAACTGTCAATAATTGATCTTGCAAATAATTCTAATCTTTCATATTCTGCTATTTCTGAAGCAGTTGTACCACCATATGTATATGGGTTAACGTATGGTCTAACAATATCTAAATTCTCTTCATATAAAATATGTTCATGCTCTGAATCATAAAATCTAATAAGAAACTTTCTATCAAAATTTACCTTGGCAATTGGAAGTTCATAAATTAAAACCCCGTCTGCATCCGATGTCATTACTGACTCTTCTACTGAGTGGTCCACCAAATCCTCAACATAAACGTTGTACTGGTAACTAGCAATTGGCAGTTTCCAAGTAGTTGTAAGAGGATAAGGTGGAACTCTCAAGACCTGCATATTTTACTTACCGTATTCCTTTGCCACTTCTTCAGGTGTAGCGAGACGGCAGTGGTCACGAGTTAGCCACTTGTCTGCATCATCTTTAGCAACAATATTGAATCCACGATAAACCTTGCCAACTCCAGCCCAAGTTACGTTACGTGATGAGTGGATGGCAACTGTGTCCTTCTTTGCTGTAGACTTCTTTGATGCTGCCTTCTTTACTTCCTTGACAACATTTGCTACGCCAATTGCACCATTTCCTACTGGGCCTAGGGCCTGAACTGTAACTGGTTCTTCTTTTGGCTCTTCTACAACAACTGGCTCTACAACTGGTGCTTCCTCTACAATTGGATCATTCTTTGATTCTTCAATCACTGAATCTTCTGGTGTAGGTGCTGACCATGTTGTGGAATCTTCGTTATTAAACATATCTGACATAATTCCTCCTTGTTTTACTATATTATAACAGATTAATTAAAAAGGAGGCAGGAGACGAACTCCTGCCCCCCTTAAAGGTACTGATTACAGATTATGCATCTGCAGCAGCGTCTGCGAAAGCAATGGCATCTTCTTCTTCCCATTGAATACCAAAACGAACGAATACTGTGTATTCGATTGTGTCCTTCTTAGGACGGTATTCACGGTTGACAGTGATGTCACGTTGGAATCCCCAAACACGGTTCTGTGGGAATGTCAAATCGACATATCCTGCAGGGTAGTAAGGAACTTCCTGAACGTCTACTCCGAGAACACGAGTTGTACGTGCTCCACCGAATGTCTGTCCATTTCCATCAAGGTATGCTTGACGGTTTGCAGGTGTACCTGCTGGAGTGCCAGCAAATGCTTCTGCGATAGCATCAGCGAGTGTACCGTTGTGCTTTACGATACCTTGGAAGGCATCTGTACCAGCATAGAACTTAAGATTGTTCTTAAGTGCACGATACTTACGTGGCATTGCAAGAATGATGTTTTGCATAACTTCTGTTGTCCAAGCATTATCTGCTACAGTAACAACTGATTCATGTGCATCTCCATCTTTAGCCTTCTTGACAAAGCCAGTCATGATGTTAAGGAATGGTGCTGTTGCGCCATCACCATTGATTGCTAGATCTTCGATGTCATTTGCAAATGCATTTGTCATCAAGCGAACTAGGTGATCTTCTAGTGCTGCGCCTTCAATACCATCCTCAAGTGATTCTGCAGAAACTTCCCAGTCAAGACGAATCTTCTTTGTAGTCAATTCAACCTTTGAGAATGTTGCTCCTGCATTTGTGTAATCGCCAAGTGCCTGTGCAGCAGAGCGAATAACACGCTCACCGACATTTACCTTTTCGAGTTCCATGGTGTTTGCTCTCATGGTTACTCTGCGACCGTCTTGGGCGAGAACTGTTGCATCCCACACGTAATCAATAAAACGACGTGCTTGCTCTGGGCGTAGGATACCTGATCCAGCCTCACCTGAAGGATTTACTGCGTTTGGTCCTGATGTTGATCCAAATGTTGCATTTGGAATATTTCCGATAACACCGCCATTAGCGTAGTTACCAGGAACATTAGTACCTGCTTCTGAACCTGATGCAAATGCTCCTTGACCTTGATATAGGCCAGGTGCTGTTCCACCTAGTTCTCCAGCCTCTCCTGGCTGGTTCTTTATAATTTCTTCCGACATATTGTCACCTCCTGTGATTTTTACTTATTTATTTTGCGAATAAGTCGGCTGTTTTGAGGAAACTACCGCCCCATAGGGATTTTTCAACCATTACTGGTTGATCCTGAACAATCTCGCCTAGATCGCCAGACTTTCGGAAAGCAGTGTCTGCTTCTACTGCGTCTACTCTCTTTCCAAACTCATTAAACTGTTCTCTTGCTGCAGCAATATCTTTGGCGACTGCATCAAATGAAACTTTTGCTGCATCTAGATCAACCTTTGTAGACTTAAGCATTTCTACTTCTGCCTGCAAAGACTTGACTGTTGCAACTAGATCGCTAAAGGCTGATGTAATGGTGTTTCTGATTTCAGCAATTGACTCAGCAACTACATCATCGGACTTGGACACATCTGTAGCCTCTGCTACTGATTCTGTTGCAACTTCTTCTGACTTTGCAACTTCTTCGGTAGTAGTCTCAACTGTTGCTTCTGCTGGTAGGGCTTCATCGGCCTTAACAACTTCTTCAACAACTGTTTCAACTACGGCATCTGCCTCTGGAGCGACCTCTGACTTTGTTACTTCTGCAACTGCTTCTGTTTCAATAACTTCTGCAACTGTATTTGTATCTTCTGTCATAGGACTTACCTCCTTGTTAATCTTAGATGTATTAATGCCTTTAGCACTATCAACTAAGAACTTTATCATTGTGGTTTTTTCATTATCCGTTTTTTCAACGAACCCTATATTCTTCATCTCTGATCCAGATACTGGGCTTACCTCTGAATCATTTTCTGATACCATGACTATACCAGATTCTGCGTCATAAAAAACATTTTCTAATACTGTTTCATCTGCCTTAACAACTTCAACGCCGTCAACCTTTTCAACAGAAACAATATTTGCAAATTGATTTGCTGGTGAATCTACAAGACTCAACTCTACCAAATCATATTCCTTAATAATTCTAATTTGTGTATCTGACTTTTCGTCATAACCGTCATCCCACTTATTCATACGACCACCAATAGAGAATCCTGTTAGTGTTCCATCCAAAACTTTTTCCCATGTATCTTGAGCGCCCTTTGAAACATATGCAGAAACAAATACTCCGTTATAAAACTTTTTTGTTTCTGGATCAAAATACTTTTCTGCTTTAAAATTGACCATCTTACCAACTGCAAGTGGTTGATGCATTTCACGAATGTTTCCACGAAACTTTGCAAATGCTTGCATAGATGCTTCTGCAGTGACAATATCATTTTGCTTATCAATATTATCTAATGATGCAAAACCTGAAACAATACGGCGTTCCTTGTCAACCTTGCTAAAAGGCATTGATAGGCGAACGTTGTCGCCCTCTGTATTCCAATGGGCTTTAGAGATAGTCATGGTGATTATATTATATACCCTTTTTATACGCTTCTCACCTATTGAGATGCTCGACCCTCACCCTTTGGATTACGTCCAGAGACTGTTGCTGGTCCATCGGATTGATTGTTTGAACGTTCTGCATCTCTTGCACGATTTGCATTATCGTTTGCTGCCTGATCTGGCTTTGGTTGGAATGGCTCATCGCCACCGTCTCTTTGTGGTAAACCAAGAACTTGTCTTGCTTCATTTGGAAGCATAACCTGTGTCTTGACATATCTTTCAAGAATCTGAGACTGTGCAATTTCGTCTGTAAGAGTAAGTTCGTTAAACTTAAAATCCAATATATCTGTTTTTTCACGAACAATTTTGTTAATCATTTTTTCCAAATTTCTTTGTGCTGGTCTAGCGACCTGCTCTTTAAACGTTCTATCTTGTGCTAGTGCTGCTGCGATGGCAGATGAGTCACCGCCACCAAGTTTGGAAAGCGGAACCTGATGTGCTACCAAAATGTCATCTCTGTTTGCCTTACGATATTTTTCAAACGATGCTTCTTGAACACCATTCTCAATTGGGTTCATATTAAACTCAACTTTATTTGTATCAGAATCTCCTGGCAAAGGGATGTAAAGCGTTCTATGGTTTTGCCCCTTCATTCCTGTTTGTAAAAATCTAAACAGTTTATCCTCTGCATCACCAGAAAGTTTTGCACCCTTTAAAGTAACGACATATCTTGGAACAGCCTTATTGCTAAAATAATCAATATTATATTGTGATGCAAGCATATCTCCTTGTAGTGCCGTAATTGCCGAAATAATATCTGGTACTCCATAAAAAGTATTTAATGGTGAGTACTGCTTAAAATGAATAATTTCATTTGGTCTTGTATCTGAAGTTATTGGGTTAGGATTTTGTGCACCAAAATTTCTAAAATAAACAACCTTGTTTCCAATAATTTGTACGTACCCATCTTTAACACGGCGCACACGCATTGTGGTTGCAGGAATATGTCCTACATATCCAATCTCTCCACGAGTTGTGCGACCAATTTCTAAATAACCATTTCCGATGGCTTGTAAATCTGTATAAACTTTTTCCATTGTTGTGGTAAAAGAGTCATCGCTATTAAGGCTTTCTAGCCAATCTCTAAGTTCAATCTTTGCTCTTTCAATTCTATTTCTTGCACGACCAACAGCATCTTGATCTGCGGATGACTCCAACTTAAGCATTGTTCTTGCTGAAACTTCAAAGTCATATCCAAGCCCAACAATATTTTCTACTTTTGCATCAATTGCAGCATGGTTAGAAAAAGAAGTATCATAGTAACTTGCAAGTTCATAAACATTCCATGGTGGAGTAATAACATCAAAGAGACCATATCCATTTCTATAGATAGTGCCTGGATTAATTTCTTTTGAATGTGCTCCATCTAATCCTGTCCGCTCAACAAGTGCTGAGTTAGCATATGCAGATGTAAGTTCGCCTTTAACTACTCGATTAGTTCTTCTTTTAAAGTTATTCTCTAGTCCGTTTAAATTTTTAAGATCGTCCCAACTTTTTATAAAAGGGTCTTGAGATTTAAATAAATCTTCTACAACTGGAGCATTGTCTACTCTTGCTTGAATATAATAATCTTTATAATCTGCTTCTTCGCTCATTAGTCTTCACTTCCATATTTAGCGATTGTATCTTTTGCAGCCTGTACTGCACCCAAGTCATTCATGGATGGAATCAATCCATTCTTCATTCTATCCATTTGCTCTGAATACTCTTCATCAGAAATTCTTGTAAGCCCTGGAACAAACACTGCTTCTCCGTCACCTGGATCACCAAAATGCTTGGCTGCAAGTTTTAATTTTGCAATTTGATTAATGTCTCCTTTTTCAGAAGGAATGTTTAAAACAGAGCCGTGCCCGTCTGTAAACCATTTACCATTTGACTTTTTGTATACGTAAAGACCCCAATCATACATTTTATCAATGACTTGACGTCTAACATTATTTACAATTGGCTTACCAGTTTCAGGGTTAATTAATGAATCCATAACCATTAGTATACCATACTATACTGCATTTACAGTTCTACTTTGCCAAGAAACATCGGAGTAAACATTATACTCGTAGGATCCAAACGATAAAACCTTTGGATTAGCCTCTAGGGCATTATAGTCATCAACAATAATCTTGTTTGTTCCTGTGTATGACTTATAAATATCTGATGGTTTTACACCATAATAACTGGTTGATGATAGAACAAGAACACCATTCCAGATGTATGAGGAATTCCAGTACTGCCAGTCTAATTCAACTGGGCCAGAAAACCTAACCTTAAACCATGGTCGTTTTGTAACAGTTTGAACCTCTTGAAGATTTGTAGACTGATAATGAGAAATTAAATTAGTTAAAATTGGACCATTAATTTTAAATGATCCTAGATAGTTATTAAAGTTTAGGACATTAGAAAAGGAAATACCTATAAATGCCCATTGACGAGTTGTAATAACTGGCTCTCTAACAATATTACCATTTAAATAAAAAGTAATACCATTTTCAATCCTACCAGTATTAGCATTAATTGCATATATTCTTGCACGATCACCCGTTGGACTATTAGCCTCCATAAAAAACTTTAATAAAGATCCCTTGCTATCTACCTCAAAAATTTGTGTTGCTGCAAATGGAAATAAATCTTGATCGTATCTAACTGCCACCTGCATTGCCATTACTTGATAATTTGAAGCAAGTCCAGAATTAATAGGAATTGCAACACCACGATTAATTAGTGGGTCATACGTTCCCTTTACTTGTATTCCGCTATATCGTGTTAAATATAAATAAGGACTACTTCCCTTGTATATAGAATATGGGTTTGGATTTTTGTAATCGTAGTAAAAACCATTTTTACGATATGGATACATTGGTACACCAAAACGAGTTCCAATTTCTGTAATTGAAGATTCGTTTAGTGATTGAGAAGCCAACTGTAATTTTTTAATTTTTACAGAGTTACGCAAAATTCCTTTTACACTAAAATCTAAATGTACAACAAGAGACAGATCATTGAAGTCTGCACCTGACGGTGGATACAAAATCATATTATCAACAACTTCGTACTTTGAAGTAATCCAGTCAGAACCTGGTTCTACAATTCCTCCAGATCGTGCTGGATATGTTGTATTAAAATAATTACTTCTTGCATTTGCACCAGTCGATGTATATTGAAAAGAAATATAAGATCTTACAACAGATTTAGATGTGTCATAATAATAAATCTTGTCTGCCCTATTTTGTAAATCAACATAATCTTGATATCCAGTATATAATTCATTATCTAGAGAAGAATAGTCTCGTTGTATTGGGTTTCCATATTCCGCCTGTAACTGTGAATATGTCCAAGAAGAATTAATTGATCGCTCTTCAAAGTTAGACGGTGCTGGATAGTTTAAATTAAACTGAATAAAATCTAAATCATATTTTTGATTTCCACTTTTATCCTGAATGTATTTTGCAAAATATGTAAGTGGTAAGTTATCTTCCCAATATCCACTCACATTAATATCAAGCCCAAAATTATCAAAATATTCATATGGGACTAAAGTATAACTTGCAACGTGGTCCTTAATTCTTCTAGTTAGTTCATATCTCCAGTCTTCCCAATCTCCACCATCAAGAGTTTGCTCAACATAGTGCATATATAATCCTGCGTCAAACTCTACGCCCTGAGTATACGCATCAAACACGTTTTCATACTCTACTGGAACTCCATAAGAGTTAAACAGTTCTGAAATTAAAGAAAAGTTTCTTTCATTACAAAGACCAACATTATAAATTTTTCCAAGAAATGTCTGTGTCATATTTCTGGTTCCAGCAACATACATTTTTAACGCAGTCTTATTTCCTAAAAATGCAAGAGCATCTCCTCCAGCATAAAGAGCAAAGTCTTGAAAATTCATTCCGACTGAAAAAATTTCTCCAACACCAATTCCATAAGAAGTGTATACATTTTTAAATTCATTATTATACAAAAGGTTATATTCAATATCTGAGTTTACAATATCAATTGAAAAATAATTACCGTTGTTTTGATCTTCTAATCTCAATAATGTTTGTCTTGATGAACTTAAAGAAGTAATCTTAAACGTTCCATAAAAAGCAACTGTTTGATCATTAATTTGGTTTGTATCATTAAAAAATAAATACCCATTTTCATTTGACCAAGAACTATTTGGTCGCAAAGTTATAAACAAATCATCTTCACTTTGAACTGCCTTACAATCAGCATACAGGTCTTCTTTTGTTTTTGATTGCAACACAATTTCTGGCAAAGCATAGTTTGGTGTAGATAAAATATTATTCTGTATATAAAGGTTGTCAACAAGACCTTGATCCCATTTTCCTAAATCTGGATAGTTATAATTATTTGTATAGTTTGCAAACGGATAATCAATTACAGCAGATGTTCCACTATAAGCACTATTAATATTTTCTGGTAATTCAACTCCCTGACCATATACAAAACGTTTTTTTGCAACAAGAGATGGAACGCTATATGTGTATATAGCAACACAGTCGACTTCTATTGGTGATGCATCAACATAGGAATAAAACCCAAGCCAATCTTGATTTTTACTGTTTTCATATTCTAATGGAAATGATAGATTGTCTGTAATAAAACTTAATGAGATTACTTGATCTCCATTAATTAATAAACTTGCAGAATCTTTTGTAATTCTAATGTGAACAAGCATAGGTCTAGTCCACTCACCAACATAATGAGACCCTACATTATTATCAATTTTTAATACCAAAAATGGTCCATCAACATATAGACCGTCAGTAGATCCTATCGGTCCAAATATTCTTTTTGGTTCTGTTGTACTGGCATTAATTCTTAGCCACATCTCACATGTATACTCATTATACTTTCCAACATCATTTAAAAATCCATGTCCAGGCAAAATTAAAGATGGGTAGTTATTATCATTTGGGACCATAACAGTAACATTAGATGAACCATAAACCATAGGAACTCCAGAATTTTTTGAAGATAGAGATGATTCATCTAAAATATAATAACCAGTGCTTTCTAAAAGACCATAGGCTTTTGCTTCAATACCGTATAGTGTTGGCAAATTAATTGTAGACGGAATTTGTACTGGTTGAATTCCCAAAGAAACTGCATTAAACTCTTCAGACCACTGACCAACAGTAACTCCATTAATAAGAAAGTGATAATCATTTTGATTTTCAGAAGCGTTGAGATAAGAGATAGCAATTACAGCCCTCATAGTGGTGTTATCTTGTGGTACTGAAAAAGTTTCAGACACAAAAGTCCATGCGTCATATACTGATGTATTAAAGTTTTTTAAATTACGAACTACTTCTCCAGTTGTTACATCATTGTACTCATACCCAATCTGAATGCTTGCAATATATGGAGAAAGGGAATATATATATGTTCCAACCGCAAAGGTTCCATATTCACGATTAAGAGTATTAAAATTAACTAAATCATCGCTCACACAAATAACTGTATTTAATTCTTCTGTTGGAATATCTCCAATTATTTTTGATGTTGGGGCGTTAATAAATGGTTCGTCCAATACTGAGGGAAAATTAATTACTGTGCCGTTTTTAATGTCCCAAGTAGTAAGATCTCTTTGCTGATTGGTTATTAAAGAAATGTAGTCTGCTTTATCATCTAAAGCCCACAAAACCGTTGGGTGTTCAGAAAACACCTTTTCTGCATATAGGTTTGATGGGCTAGACATAATAAGTCTATTTTATCACACTATGCGTGTGAACCAGCGTGGTATTGTGTATCTAGTTCCATTAAGAATAGGCTTAACACCATGAACAAAATCTGGTGTATCTGGAAAACAAACCAAATCTCCTGCTCCTGGTTTAAAGTTTATATTATGATCTGGAAAATATATTTCTCCGCCTTCATAATCCGTATTTATATAAATGAGAGTAGCAATATCATTTGGCTTTGTAGAGTCAAAATGCTCATGCATCCCAAACCCCTCCTGAAATCTTGCAATGTGTGTTTTTGTTTTATCATAGTCGGAAAATGGTCCAGGATAGTTATCTCTAACAAACTTTAAAACATCTACTCCGTAATCATTAATTAAATCAGCGACTTCATCACTATTAAATGAGGCATGAAATGTAAATTCTTTTTCTCCATTACCATACTCAAGAAACTCATCATCATATTTTTTTGCATAACTAGTAATCGTTTCTGCATGTTCAACTGACATAAACCCTGGAATTATTTTGATTAAATCACTCATAGAATCCTTTAATTTCCCAATCATCCCAAGATGTCTCTTCATAAGATGTTCTATTTGGCATAAAGTGCTGTCCCTTTTTACCCATCCATGCTTCTGACAAAAATAGAAACCCTGAAGTTATCTCAGAAAGTCCGTGAAGGTTGTCTTTATTATCTTTAAAGTAAATAAGATCTCCAGGATTTGGCTTAAAGGTTTTGCCTAATTTTGAAAAAACAAACTCTCCACCCTCGTCAGCATTTTTCCATACGATATAAGATACATAGGTTCCCTCTGGCTTTGAGTCTTCGTTATGATGCTGTGGCTCAGATGTTCCTGGTCTATATCTTAAAATGTAATGCTTTGAAAACATTGGAGGATGATACTCTGATTCATTTTCAGACTGAACTAATTCGTAGTACCCCTTTGAATATTTAGAAAAGATTTCTAAGATGTGGTCTGGCATTTCTCCACGAGTATGAATATCAAATGGTGCTCCACCATTGTACAAGTCATCGTGTAGTGGCACGTGCTCTTCTTTTGTATGAAAAGCAATAGTGTCGATGTAGTCTTGAACAATTTTTAAATCTTCTGTGGAAATAAAGTTATTTACAATTTTCATTACTTTACCTTAATTTCACAGTAGTCTGTTGTGCAATATGCCTCACCCTGAGCCTCAAGATTATCTACACCATCGTAGATTGCCCCAAAGTCAATGTGCTTCAACTTGCCAACATATGACTCATACTCTTCTTCAGTAATTTGAGTATATGGCTGTTGTGGATAAACAGTATTCCCCATTGGTAGAAATGAAACTGCCTTTAATTGTCCCTCGTACATATGTAATGCTGGAACAACATGCTTTGACTCTGTTTCCTTGTCAAATGAAAGAGTTACAGAAACACCGTTATCTGACCAGTACTTTTGAGCAGTTGCAGCAAGTGCAATCTTTTCAAACAATGTGACATCCTTTTCAGACCTTGGATGACCTGACTTGATTGGAAAGTATACAACTGATGTATTTGCTGACACTACGTCATCTTCAATTGTGTACCCTGCTGCTTTGAATAGATGCATCATTGGATCTGTGTTTCCAAATCGAACTGCACGAAGGAAGAAGTTTCCTCCAGGTCCCCAGTGAACTCCAGGAGTTGCACCAGAAAGAATTGATACAGATCCTGATGGCTTAACTGTTGTTACACGAATTGATTCACGAACACATAGCCATTCTGAATAGGAATGGTCATACTTGCGAATTGTAGTATAGCCCTCATCCATCCACTCACGAACTGTTGGCAAGCCCTTTTGGTCTGCAAATGATGCAATGCCAGTAAGTGATGTACCAATGCGACGATTGCGTTGCATAATTCCATTTGTCTGCTGCCAGTGTGTTGGAACAAGGGTTACAGTCTTTCCATATAAATATGCAAACTTCAGGGTACGCAGGAAGTCCTCCTTAGACTCATGACGATTTAAGTGCACCTCTACAAGTGTACATAATTCGTATGACTCCAATGGCTGCTCCGCACATGGGTTAAAGCCCATCACACGATAGTCTTTACCGTCTGGCGCATCCTTTAGTCTGCCATAATTACGAGCAACGTCAAGCCAGATAAAACCTGGTTCTCCGTTTTCTGTAATTAAATCTACATAATCTTCATATTTTGTTCCTACCTCTGCTGAGATAGAGTTATTAGACATCCAGGCCCATCCTGGGTTTTCTGGATCAAACGAGTTGCGCTCTGGAAACACATCTGAGTTTTTTAAGTTCATAAATGTTTCATCTCCCTCACTACCTAAAGCAAGAGTTGCAGAACGTCTAACATTTCCTGATACCACACAAGTACCAATTAGGTTTACTAAGTCTACAATAGCACGAGAGTCCAGCGTTTCACCTGCTCTGGAGCCGATTACACGGTCAATCTGCTCATGTAACTTAATAAGTGGTGCTGGTCCAGATGCAACCCCACCAAAGCCCTTAATGGGCGCTCCCAATGGTCTAATTAAATCATAATTAAATTTTTGAATACTTTGATTTGCTCGTAGATAAGAGTTAATTAAAAGTCTAACCGACTCTACCCAGCCTTCACGAGTGTCTGGAATTTCAAAGATCTCTTCTGGCTCAGTTGGCGCATAGATTGGAAAATTCTTATCCTGTCCAACAGTATCAAAACCTACACCAATTCCAAGCATCAATGCATCCATTACCCAAGCAAACAAGGCTCCTGGATCATTTTTATCAAGGTCTTTTGTTGAAACCATTGCACAGTTTTGTAATGCTGCTGAGTTCTTCTTCTCCATAGTCATAGGAGTTCCAAACGCCCACATGCCACGACCTGGTGGTGTCCACTTTAATTCGAACATTCTTTGGAATGCTTCTTGTGCTGACTTCTGAGCCTTGTAGTCATTCCATGGCAAACGGTTTTCCTTAGCATGATTCTTTTGTACTGAATACATACCCTCGATTACTCGACGGCAAACTTCATGCCAACGCTCTTTAGTACCGTCTTCCTTCATTCGAGAATAAGTACGAATAAAAGTAATTTCTCCAAGTGAGTTTTCTGCTGCATCTTTAAATCCAAATGGGCTTTCTACATTTTTATACTTTTCTACAAAATCTTCTGGAAGCCTAAAACTAAAAAAATCTGACATGTGTATCGTCCTTTCAAAAACGTGATGAAGTTAATTATAACAGAGTTTTCTTAAAAGTAAAACTCTACCTAAATGTTTACTTTAGAGTTATGAAAAACTCATACCTCTAGTATGGTTTTTTGGAAAACATCTTTCACAAACTGTATAAGAAAATCCAGTATATGGACATCCTACTGTTTTTTCTTTATGACCGAATATAAAACAAATTGTTTTTTTAATCAAAGTGGTATCCATATGTTTTCATTTACCCCACTTGCTTTTGGTGCAATGTCGTAAGCAATAGTAATACGTGGTTTATCTTCAAACCAATCATCTCGTCCATGTGGATGTCCAGTTTCTGAAATAATTGCACGATTATTTTTATTATGATTTTCAAACAAATCTGTTCCATAAATTTCATAATAAGTAATTGATGGCTCAGCATTTACACAATAATAGCCATGAAATACTGGTGCACCTTCTCCACCCATATGATCATGCATAAAGCGTTTATTCTTAACTGGGTTTACTCCAGACCCACCCTCTGTTTTAGGGTCATAGTTATACCAGCCATGGATCATATAGGACTTATCATCAAAGGACATATTGTAATACTCACACGCTTCTTTGGTTGCCTCTCTAAGGGCATCCTGAAGGCTTTTAATGCCTATATGATCAAAGTTAAAGACATTATATTCCATTCCAAGTTGTGTGGTTACACCATTTTTCTTATTAAATGCAGCCAATCTGGATGGCTCAATATTAAATAGTTTTCCTTCAAGCATTAAGTCTTGTTGCAATTCTAGATAATTGTACAAATCATCAAGATCTGTATTTAAAAATCTTTCAAAAAATTTATGTGGTGGCTTTGTCATTGCAATCATGCTAGAGGTATCCAATGCTGTTCTTGATCCATTGCAAATCTTTGAAGATCTCTTAATGGTATAACGTCATAGGCAATAGTAATTCTTGGACCATCCCAATCCCAGTCTGCCTGTGCATGTGGATGCCCCATCTCAGACAAAACTGCACGATTATTAATGTTTTGATTCTCTACTTCATTATCAAATACTTTGTAGTGTGTTACAGATGGTTCAGCGCTTACACAGTAATAACCATGAAAATTTGGAGCGCCAGTTGGACCATGATCGTGCCAATCTAGTTTTCCCTTTTTAGTGTAATTAATATTAAACCATCCCTGTAGCATAAACTTTTCTTTTTCAAAGTCAAGGTCGTAGTAGGAGCATGCCTCTTGTGTCATTTCTTTTACTGCCTTATATAAATTATATATTCCTATTGAGTGGAACTGAAAAACATTGTATTGGCGCCATTTCATAGTAGAAACACTGTTTGATTCTTTCCATAAATCTTTGTCTGTAACTGGTGTTACACCAGTAATTTTTGCCTGCTCAATTTTTTCATATCTATTTTGTAATTCTGAAGATAAGATCAACAGGTTGTTGTCTAGATTTCTTTCAAAGAATTTGTGTGGCTGAGGCGACTTGCTAACACTTTTCATGCTTGTGTTATACTTGCTTTCCATTTTTGCTCCATTCGTTTTTATTATTATAGCACAAAAAATTATTCAACAAAACCATGTTTGTCAATGGCATAATCGTATATCTCTAAGTCTATACTGTTTAACTCAATAATTCTTTCATACTGGGAGTTTGATATTTTAAAATCTGTTGGGCTGCTTTGATTAATAGGATTTTTAAACAAAAATGGGTTAACGTTAAGTAATTTTGGTAAACCAGAAATAATTCCATCAATATCTTCTATAAAAAAAATATGGTGGCTATCTATAAACTTAAAAGCATCCTCTTTTGTTTTTTCATTATTATTAATAAACCAGTTATTTTCAATCATGGGCTTTTTTTGCAACATTTTACCCTGAATAAAAAATGGACTATTTTTTACAACATCATTATAACTATCAACATCGATTGTTCCAGTTAAAAATTTAAACTGTGTGTTTGAGTTTAACTCAGACATCAAAGGATTATAGAGCCAATAATCTAGTAATTCTTCACTAGAAATTTCTGGAAACATGAATTTTGTATATTTAACAGTACTCAAAAATCTATCTACTGGATTTCTTAATATAGTAAAAACTAATGGATTTTTCATATACTGAATAGGATAATTTCCCCAATGTCCAGCCACATAATAAGAGTTAGAAATAATATCTTTGTTTAACTCAGTGTTATGATTAGACAGATAACCTTTGTTAGCAAACTCATTTTTTAAATGTGTCTTAACAAAGGTTCCGCCCGTTCGTGGAATATGAGAATGATATATACTATCAAACATCATATCTTAACTTTTAGTAGTACTTAAGGTTGTGTACAAACAAGTTACCAGCAATCAAGGTGTCTGTAGGCTCGCAGTCAAACTTGTAGACTGTTGCATCTCCGTCAATTACCTCAATAGATTCTACAAGAACTTCTGAGAATGTCATTGACTCTGGATTGAAAGCAATAACATAATCTCCAACTTCTAGTCCTTCTGTAACTTTATAAGAATAAACGTTTCCACGCTTAACAAAAATACCCTGCTCTAATGAGTACTTCTTTGAAGGATCATTGTTAATTGTCATTATCTTATTAACTTGCTTTGACTGAAGATTTGCAATACGTGTTGAAACAGTTGTCATATTTGTAACTGACTCTGTTGTCCAAGAATATGGATCTGCAATAGACTCGTCCACGTTCTCATCAAATGTTCCTGCCCAAACACGATCATTTACAACACAATCCTTGGCTGCCTTTGTTGCAAGACCTCCGTCTTCAGTTTGTACTGTAATTAATGTATCTTCGTGAATACATCCTGGTGAGAATCCAAATGGTGAGAATCCAAATGGAGAGAATCCAAATGGAGAGAATCCGAATGGTGAGAAGCCGAATGGAGAGAACCCAAACACGCTAAATGGTGAGAACCCAAATGGTGAGAAGCCAAACACTGAAAACGGTGAAAAGCCAAACACTGAGAACGGTGAGAAGCCAAACACTGAGAACGGAACAAACGAAAATGTAGTAGTTACGCTATCAGAGTAGTCAGACCAGTCTCCAGAACCAAGAGCATTGTTTGCACGAACACGATATTGCTGTGCTGTTCCTTGCTCTTGACCTACTGAAACTGATGTGCTGCTTGTATTTCCTGACTTTCCATCTGTTGCTTCCCAATCATAACTTGTAATTGCAGATCCACCATTATCTGGTGCTGACCAGGATACTGAGTCATTACCTGCTGAAGGCGATGATACTGAAGGCTTTCCAACTTTATTTGGAACTGTTGTTACGCTTTCGGCATTAGATGATACTTCTGTTGAAGAACCAATTGATGAATTAGCCTTAATTTTAAATGTATAACTTCTATTACTTAGTAATCCAGTTACACGATATGGAGAAGATGTTGCTGTAAAGTTTACATCGGCAATTCCTGAAGAAGATGCTGTGATTGTAAAACTTGTAGCAGTAGAACCAATACCTGTACCTGCTACATATGTAATGTCATATTGAGCATTATTATAGCCATATCCTACTTTTTGAACATTGGTAATTGTTGGTTCTGCTGGAGCAATACCCCAGTATCTGATTGTCTGCTTAGCAGACTTTCCTGATTTACCACCTCTACGAATTGCCATTTATATCTCCTCTATTCTTTATTAAATTAATATTACGCTGTTAGGTCGCCAGTTAAGATCCAAGTATCAGTTGAACGCTTAACTAACGTTGCTGCTGAATACTGTGCACGTAACTTCAAACCAGGTGTATAGTAAACAGTTACTCCTGCTGCTGCAGCAATTGTAACTTGTCCTGTACCCTTTTGGAAAATATCAACAGACGATCCTACGGGGAAGGCAACTGTTGCATTTGTTGGAACTGTAACAGTAGTTGAAGAAGATGAATCCATTTCAACTAAGTTGGTTGAATCTGTTAAAGCAAGAGTATAACTTGATGTCTTATTATTAAAGGATACTAACATTGCTGCATTTAGATCTGCTGTGCTTGCCTTTGATGCAAGAGCAGTTGTTACTGTTGAAGCAAAGTTAGCATCATCACCAAGTGCTGCTGCAAGTTCATCAAGTGTATTTAGTGCTGCAGGTGCTGATGCAACAAGATTTGCCACTGCTGTTCCAACGAACTCTGTTGTAGCAATCTGTGTTGTATTTGTTCCTGCTGCTGCTGTTGGTGCTGTTGGTGTTCCAGTTAGTGCTGGAGATACAAGTGCTGCCTTAGCAGCAAGATCTGTTGTAAGATTTACAATAGATGATTGTGAAAGACCATTTGCATCAATCTTTGCATCTGTAACTGATCCATCTGATGGTGTTCTTGTATCAGAAAGACGTGAGTCTCCTGTGTATACCAGGTTTGCTGAATCTGTAATGCCATGTACATTTGTTGTGTCAGAATTGTGATCTGAAACCTTTGTATCTGCTGCAGATCCTGCTGCTGAAATTGCTGCGGTTTGTGCATCTGAAGCCTTTAATTCTGCATAAGCCTTTGTTGCAAGTAGGGATGTATCTCCAATACCGTGCACATTTGTTGTTGCATCATTATGATCAGATACTGACTCTGCAATTGCGTTGTTGCGATTTGTTACTTCGTCTGCAATCTTACCATCTGTATATGAATTTGCAGAAGTTTCTGCTGTCTCAATTGCTGTATTAAGACTGGTTGCTTGTGCAGTAAGTGCAGCATTACGGTCTGTAACATTTTGAGCAAGAGCATCAGTCAAATCATCAGTGTATACAATGTTTGCAGTATTTGTAATACCGTGAACATTTTCTGTTAGAATTCCGTGATTGCTTACAGCATTATCTACTGTATTAACAAAATCGCCAATTTCCTTAAGTGTATTTAGTGTTTCTGGTGCTCCATCAATAAGTGCACCAAGTTGGCTAATAGGAATATTGCCATTTGCTGTAAGGGTAGCAACACCATTTGGTTGTCCCTTTTCTGAGTCTAGAACAAAGCCATTGCCGTCTAGATCTCCAAAATCTTTGAATATACCAAGAGAAGACCAGTTGTTAACGCCGTCACCAATTTTGAATTGTCCAGTGTCGGTTACAAATCCGATTTCTCCTGCTGCTAAAATTGGGTTTGCTGCATCCCATTGTGCTGCAGTACCTCTGCGTTGTTGCATTCTTGTTGCCATCTAGTTTTCTCCTTATGGGGGCTACCCAATGTTTTTCTGTCTTATTATAACATCAATTTTAATTGAAGTTATCTATTGCTGTTCCACCGTCAAATGAGAATTCCCAAGTATTATCGCTTGGAGATCCACCATCTAATCCTGTGCCTTGTGGGCTATTAAAACTACCACCTTCACGGAAAGTAGTAACAATAAATCCAGTTCCGTCGATTGCTGTATCGTGGATGTGGTCTGGAAGATTTAAGGTATCATCGATTGTTGCAATTGTTAACCATGAACCACCATAGTAAACATTAATTCTTTGAGTTAATGTGTCAAACCATTGTGTTCCATTTGTTGGAGAAGAAGGAGGGGTGTTGCTTACTGTCATGGATCCAGTTAATGAATCTACATACGCCTTAGTAGCAACATGGTTATCAAGAGTTGGTGAACCTGATACCTCTATTGTTCCTCCGAAACTAGCAGATCCATTGACCTGTAGTCCATTCTTTACTTTGAAGTCTTTATTGACTGTTGCCAATTTTAACCCCTCCCTCTATCCTTTTATTTTTTATTAAATTAGTGTTCCTGCAACAACAACTGTGCTGTTATTGTTTGCAGTTGTAACAATTAATCGTACGTTTGATCCAGAAACATCTGCAGAGATTGTTGAAAGTGCTCCATTTGTTCCTACCATTGCGTATTCTGTAATTGCTACGTTATCAGATGTATCAAGAGTTACAAGAACTTCTGAAACATCTGTGTGTGATCCGCTTGCTACCTTTACAAGGAATTTTCCTGAGCGATATTCATCCTTTGACCATGAGTATGCTGTTGCTGCTGATGCAGTTGCAACTGATGTTGTTGCTGCAATTTGCTTTGATACTGAGTTAAGTTCAACTTCAGTAAAGTTTGGAACTACTGCCTCAAGAGCAGATACTGCACGAGCATCTGTGAAGTAAAGATTGGCTCCTGGGCCAGTTCCTTCAGCAAGATCATTTGTTGTTGAATCTGCAACACCGTTTTCTGCGGTAATTGTAAGATTATTTGATCCATCTTTAGTAATTGTAATATTTGTCTTTGTAGCGTTTGCAAGCAATGATGCTGCTTCTGCTTTTGCACGAGCATCTGTATAGTAAAGGTTTGAGCCTTCTTCAATGTCTGATGTGCTAAGAGCATTAATTGCATTTGTTGCAAATGTTTCAGCATTTGATTGTGCATCTGATGCATAGCCTTGTGCTGCTGTATCAAGATCTGAAATCTCGCTATCAACATAGATTGTATTTGCCTTTGTTGAAAGTGCTGAGGTCATATCTGTTGCATAATTTGGGTTGTCAGCGATTGCTGCAGCCAACTCATTAAGTGTGTCAAGCATTGCTGGTGCTGCATCTACAAGATTTGCAACTGCAGTATCTGTATATTGAGTTGCTTCTAACTTAGCAGCAGCAATTGCAGTGTTACGATTTGTAACTTCTGTGCTAATTGCTGAAGAAATTGCATTGTCACGATCTGTGACCTCTGTGCTAATTGCTGAAGCAAGTTCGCTATCTGTTGCAAAATCTCCATCAATTGTTGCTGTGATTTGAACATTTTGTGAACCGTCAAACATAACTTCACCAGTTACATCTCCAACAAGTTCAATTTTTCTTGAGGTCTCAAGAGTTGTTGCTGTATCTGCATTACCAGTTACATCGCCAACAAGATCTGCTGTGATTGTACCTGCTGCAAAATTTCCATTTCCATCACGCTTAACTACTGAGTTTGCAGTATTTGCTGATGTTGAAGTACCACCAATAAGACCAACAATATAATCTTGGTCATCTTGCTTCTTAGTAAGAACGTCTTGTCCGCCAACTGTTGCTGTTGCACCTTCAACGATAAGGCCACTCTTTACTTTAAAGTTTTTTGTTACTGTTGCCATTTTTATTATCTCCTTTTATTATGCCTTAAGTCCTATACGTGCAAAACGTGCAGTGACTGGCTTATGTGCAGGATCTGGAGTGACTGTTAAAGCCACGGTATTTCCAGTCCGTGAGACGCTTATGGTGCCAATATTCCCATCGTTGTCTATTGTTCCATATTCGCTAACTGATACATCTGTACCATCAACCAATATGGTCAATTCTGTTGCATAGAATTTATTATCTCCTGCTGTAGTCTTAGATAGTGAAACAATATATTTCACCATTCTCCATACAGTAGCATCAAAGTTGTCGATAACTGTTACGTTCTCAATTCCGTTGATTGTATTTTCATTATTACCTGCTGTGCCAAGTTCATTTCCTGAACCTGCCAGCGTATCAATCAAATCTTCGTAATCGCCTTGTGTTGGACGGTCACCTGTTTGAAATTTTGATTTGACTTGTGCAATTGTTAGTTTTGCCATAGATGTATTATAACATTATTTTTCATAGTATGTAGTTACTATGTCCAATAATTGCCACTCCAATCGGTGCTGGATTTTCCCTGGTATAACCAGAGAGACCTATATTTTCTATTCTCAACCTAAATGGGAGATGTTC